TGCTGCCCTTGGTGCAAAGCGTGGATCACGCCCTGTACTTGGGCAGGGAGTTGGGATACGCCGAGGCTCGCCTGCTGCGGGGCGAGGGGTATCGGCAGGATCGTGGTTTGCGGTAGGCCGCTTGTTGACAACCCGAAGGAGCTGGGCTATACCCGGAAAAGACAAGTGTGTTCTTCTCCAGGAGAATGAAATGCCGGGCATCAGGGTATCCCCACAAGCAATGTACAGAGCCAAGATTCAGTGTCAGGCCCCGAAGTCGTTACCCGATGATTGGGCCGACTGGTTCCCAGCGGCTATCCCGCTCAAGGTTCCGGAGGCCTCTCCACACATTCGTATCGGTCATGTGCGGCGCTACGCGGAGTTACGATTAATGGATACGGATCCTTACAGATTCATCGAGGCCGCTCAGTGCCTGGCTTTGATACACTACCTCGGCTGTCCTCCGGAGGAGGCTATTATCGAGACTCGTATCGTGCCGGCTAAGGTGGGGCCGAGGTGGCTTCTGCGGGATTTCACCCGTTAGTGGCAGAGTTGACGGACCAGCTCGTGGTTGTCGCAGGCATCGGCTTGCGCCGCTCTCTTCGATGTTTCGGAAATCGTTTATGAAAATTTATCTCGTGGAGCATGACGCCGCGTTTTTATCGCGGCCGGAGCTGAGGTCTCGGTCTGTATTTCGTCGAGCGATAGTGGCAACAGTTGGCGAGGAAGCTGTTTTCAGCTGCCTACGCGAAGCTCTTGCGGGGGATGAAATATTCTCCGGCGAGGGCGATAGATTTCGGGTCTCTCGCGCCGTTGGTGACGTCGTCGTCGATGACGAGTACCTTAATGTGCTGGAGATTGGGGAAACTACAGAGTTGTCATATAAGGGATCTCGAATTCTCGCTTGGGAAATCGAGATACCGCAACCTGTCGGATAGTCCAAGCGCTCTTATTCTTTGCTGCGGCTTTGAGGACTTATCGTGAGAGACAAGCTGTTGAAGACTGGTAACACTAAAACGGGTAAGGATATTCTGTTGTTCAACCTGCCCCGGGAGTCTACTTGCCCGGGGTCGACGGCGCTATGCCGGCAAGCCTGCCTCGCTCGTCGGTTCAAACGATTCCCACAGCTGGACAAGTTGTATGCGCAGGCCCTGGAGGCCAGTAAGTCAACGACTTTTGTCCCCGACATGTTTCGGGAGCTGAGGGAGCGACGGCCCGTTATAGTTCGGATTCACGTCAGCGGTGATTTTTACAACCGTTCCTATATCCGGAAGTGGGAGAAAATTATTCGGGCCACGCCGGGTACGGCGTTCTTCGCTTACACGCGGTCGTGGCGGGAGCCTTCCCTTCTCGCTGGCCTCGAAAGACTTCGTCGGTTGCCAAACATGCAATTGTGGTGGTCAACGGACCACGAAGCCGGGCGGCCCCCTGAGGGCCATGTGGCTTATATGTCCGTGAATGACGAGGATCGCCCCGAGTTTGATGTAAATCTCGTTTTTCGTGTCAATCGCCGCGTTCATCGGCGTTCTATCGGGGGACGTCGTGTCTGTCCCAAGGAAGCCTGTCAGGCGAATCACCCCGCGTACCCGCGAGGCCTCACTTGTACCACCTGCGGCATCTGTTTTCGTTCCGCCGCGGCGCAGGCTCGGATCGCCGTAAATTCTTAATACCCTGTTGCCTTGTTGACAGTCCGATGCAACTACTTTACACTGCAGCGCATCGAGGCCTACAACAGGAAGACGGCGATGGCGGTGATAAGGTACGGCGGATCATTTCTACGGCTCCGGGTGGAGCAACCCTTGTTAATTAAGCAAGGACTCGTGGAGGCGAGGGTCGCGACGGCTGTTGTCGCCATTCTCTCTCCGGGTTGCCTGTTAGTCGACGGGACCGGCGTGGAATATTTTTCCGCCGGTCCCGTTATTTTTTCCGGCCCCGTCTCGCCCGAGGATGTTCGGCGACGAACTTGTTGCACAATTGAAGCAATTTATACTTGGGCAGCTATACAGGCCGCGGCAGCAAAGGAGCGGGTTCTTCGCGTTCAACTGTGTCTGATGACCTGGGGCTACCAGGCGACGCAGGGTGACCTGGCGAGGCTTACACGCCTGAGTCGCCCGTGGGTGCATCGCCAACTGCGGGAGTTGCAGGATGAGGCATGACGCCTTGGCGCAATCTCTCGCGCAGAGCCAGTGGTCGACTCGGGTGGTGTTGACGGAGTTTACCTTAGGTCCCTCGGTGGGGGTGGAGAATCACCCCGGGCGGGTCGACGTACTCACGCTGGCTCGAAGTTATCGACGGATGGATCTGACCATTTATGAAATTAAGACCTCCAGGGCGGACTTCTTACGGGACGTTGAATCCGAGAAGTGGCGTAAGTATCTGGACTTCTGTCACCGCCTTCTTTTTGCCGCCCCTCGTGGGCTTATCTTACGTCAGGAGGTTCCAAGGCCGGCAGGTTTGATTGAGTTTGAAGACGGCTGGCAGGTAACCCGAGGCGCGGCTCCCACAGGGCTAAAGGATATTCCCCAAGAGTTTCTGCAGGCCGTTGCCTTCGCGTCGCAGCAACAAGGTGTGGAGCATCGACGGCTTCGGGAGCTGCGGGACATTGAGGTTCTGCTGAAGAGTCGCGAAACGTTTCGGCGCTACGGCTACCTGCGGAGCACGTGGGCCGGAGAAACGATGCAGCGGGCCGCGGAGACGTTATCTGAGTTGCAAAGCCTGCGACATCTGCTTCTCGACGCTCTCGAGATGTCGGAGCAGGCCGAGGACAGGGAAATCGTTAATCGAGTAAGATTTCTTAAACAACTGGGGGCGGGCCGATGAAGTCGAAGGGCGCTGCTAAATTAACCAAGAAAAGTAAGGCCTCGTTGATTAAGATTCATCTCGCTTGCGTGCCTAAGAAAGCCAAGGTTCGCCGCGGTGCGAGGTGTCTGATATGCAATCGACCCCTGGTTAAGGCGGGCTTCTACTGTGTTCAATGCAATCTAACTAAGCGGGGCAAGAAAACGGAGGGTCCGCCGGTGCATCGGATCGATCTTCCTCGACACTTGATCCCGCAGGAGGAGTAGAGTTGATAAAAGCTGTTTATCTGGAGCGAGGTAATTTTATTATCGATAATCCCGGCGATACGTCTCGAACCTGTATCGGTTTGTTGGGGGACGGCCAGGACAACGATCCCGTAGGTATGCTACCGGGGAGGCTCTGTTCCTCCTGCGGTCGGCCTTTGGAGCAGCTGCAGGGCGGTGTATGGTCCTGCCCCCGCGGTCATGGCCAGCTTATGGCTGGGGCGACTTGGAACCAGAACGACCTCTTTCAGATCGAGGTTTATCACCCCTTCCCCTTTTCGTATGGCAGCTCATCGCCGGCCACAGTTCGGCGGGCCGCTCAGGTCTGCATCCCGCTCCGAGTATTACGTACCAAACTGCATCGGAGGGGCGGAACAATTGTCACCGACGTAACCATACCACGATGCTCCGAGGTTCTCTGGGAACCGCCGTCAGGTCTGGGGATCGGCGACGGCGTGGCCCAGCTTGCCAGGGAGGGGGAAATGTGGCGGGTGCAGCTTCGTTTTTATTCCTCGCCTGACTACCCCTTACCGACCGCTGAGGGTTTTGCCTTCGGAGCAGTTCTCGTTTGCGTGGACTTGCCGATAAGGTTAGACTGGAGAGGGGCAGGGGAGTGAGTGGTTTATTTCGAGCCCTGACCTCCTTCGCTTCGCACGCCTCGGGGAAGACGCGGTTTGCGGATGCCTCGCTCAACTGCATGTTCAATGGCGCCAGTTACGGACTTCATCCCGTTGTTGTGGTTGTCGGGTGCCTGCCAACACCGGAGCGAGCCTTGATTACTATTACCGCAATGTGTCTCGATGACGCCTTGCTTTCTCAACAGGGGTTGTCCGGCTGGTAACCAGGCAGCTCGTCACCACGGAGGGTGATCGAATGAAATGGATTTCTGTGTCACTGCTCGTTGTTCTGGTGTTGCTGGTTTCGGTCCCGGGCTGTGCCCCCAATACTCGACTGACCCCGGAGCAGGTACGGTTAGCCTCGTATGGGACCACCTACGCGGCGTCCTATGCGGGAACCTACTTGCTGCTTAAAAACGAGGCCGTGAGTCCTCTTGATATCTTGAAGATGGTCACGATCATCACGGAAGACATCCTACCATTGACCGCTCAACTGGAGTCAGGCGAAGACCTGTATGTGGTCTTTTACCCCGTAGCGGAGCAACGGCTGCTGTTAAAGGTTCGGGACGAGAGACTTCGTGGTATCGCGCTCGGGTTGGTCAGTCAAGGCCTACGGGTGGGTGAGAATTATTTGAACGAGAATCCTGACATTACAGCCAAGAGAGATATGTGCGTGGCCGTGCTTAACGCCGTTTTATCCGGAATAGCGGATGGTTGTCGAGACGTTGCCTTGCCGTACACGTCGGAAGCTCGAAATCGTCAAGTACTCTTAAGGGGACCGGTGTGAGGGCAATATCGGTTTTACTGCTTCTGTGCGTATCCGGTTGCGCCGCCGATGTTGCCGTCAGCGGCGCAACCCGGGATACCTCCCGTAATCTGATGCTGATAGGCGAAGACCTACAACGAGACAGTGACAACTACCTGCGGGAGTTCCGGACCTCCGCCCTTGAGGATCTCGCCGCGGCGGAGCGAGTAACACGGGATACCCTTACGACCGAGGGGGTCTTGACCCCGGCGAATGAAGCGACGGTCGCCGAGGCCTTTCGAGCACGACGACTGGACTTGGAGACTCGTATTTCGAGTATTCGGGCGCAGCACCGGCAACGCATCGAGGCCCTGCAGGCGTCTGCCGCTACCTTGTTGGCCATTGATCGTTATTACGGATCGCGAAATTATAAGGTCTGGGAGGCGATGGGCATCGGCGCAGCTCAAGGCGTAATTTCTAAGGCGTCTCAGCTGGGATCGTTGGTTACCGGAACAGGGGGGCAACCGTGAGCGAAGGACCTATGCAGATCCGCCCGCAGCTCGTAGAGATATCCGCAGAGACCGTTTTGCAGCTCCTGGAACAGTCCTTAGGAGAACTACGAACTCAGCGGCACCGGATCGAGTTGGAAACTGAGATAGCGAAGTCGACAGCTTACGGCAGCGCCGCGGAGTTCGCCGCCGCCGATCCCGAGGGCTTCGCGGAGTTCTCCGCCGGACGGGTTAATATCGACCCCTTGGCGCCCTCGGTCAGCGTAACGGCGGAGGTAGCCGGTAAACCCTTGGCGGTCGTGCAAGCCGCGGAGGCGCAGCTGGCAACTGCGATTCTGCTGATTCAGCAGGGTACCAAGCTGGCGGTGTCGTCATTAGTCAGTATTGCACTGGTTTAATTATATACGCCCTGGAGGGCCGAGGGGATGGATAGACGGCAGACGGCCGTGGAGGCCAAGCTGCTTCCACGGTTTCAACTCGCACGCATTCGCAAGAGACAGAAAACTTTTGAGCCGCTACTGGAAAGACTCGCGGACCGTTCTGTAAGCGGCGAGGCTTTCCAAGCATTGTTGTCAGATATTCACGATCTGATGCCGGCCGGCGTACGCCGCGACAGCTTGATGGGGCCGCTTTCAATCCTCACGACGCGGGCGCACACCGCAACGGAGCTGGCGGCTTTTTCATGGCGTCTTGCCGCAGCTGTCGGAGATATTGAGAAAGACAGGGCTACGACGTTGCTACCCGGCACGGCCCGCGACGGCTGGTGCGCTTTACGAGTAGTAGATGTTTTTGCTATCGCTTCCCGCGGCGGCAAACTGTATAAACTGATCGGATTCGTAGAAGCCGGGCCGTGGGCCGGTGGCGAAGTGTCCCTGGCCTACTCCGGCAAGGGGCTATTTGTTCTTGCCGTAAATATCGGATATTCCAGGTTTCATGAGCCGCTGCGATACCATCAACCCTGGGAGCTGTTCGGCATGGAGCTCACGGGCTACGTGCGAGGCACCGACTACGGCCCGTGGGTCGCAGAATACGGCGCCTCCTCGGGGCAACAGCAAAGGAACCGTTCGCTGATTAAGGCCCGTCGACAACCCTGTCAGCGGGGGTTAACTATAACTTGCGGCGAGTGCGAGAAGGGCCTCGAGGAATGCCCCCTGGCTACCCGGCAGAAGTCGCTTTACCTAGCAATTTGCGGTACCTGTCAGTTAGAAGCGTATCACGACGCACGGCACCCCAAGGCCTGCCTGGACTGCCGTGTTCGTCACGTACACAAACGATTGAAGGAGCTGAGTAATGGCTAAGACACCGTTGGCTCGAGGAGGCAGAATTGCCTTGGGGCCGCCGAAAGCAGTGTTGGAGATGGACATCGGGGCCGGTCGCCGCTACGATCCCTCTCGGGATATCCTGCATTTCCTGCCCGGCATGTTTCAAGGCATTAATCGAACCTTTTTCGAGCGGGCCTGGCCTCGTATCGCGGAGGAACTGCCCGAGGCCGACGACGACCGTTTTGCGGCCGTCGGTAATGGCATGATCAGTCTGGCCCAAGCCTTGCTGGGACAAAAAAGCGAGACCGGTTACGACGGTATCGTGAAGGACTGGCTCAGCCGAACACCTCCCGAGGTCAGCGACCTGATCCTCAAGGTATTCGGGAGAGCTGTGTTGCAGTTCTACGTAGAGTGCGTACTTAACGTCAAACGGCCCGAAGCTGAGCGATGGCCCTTTGGTGCCGAGGAGGTATTTCTACGCATAGCGGAGCACACATGATTTCTCGCTGCGGACCCTTGATAGATTATCTGCCCCGCGTGTACTATCTGTTGCGGGACGCCGCCGCGAGACTGTCGCAGTTTGCGGACCTCCGGGGCGGTAACTTCGTAGTTCTCGACGTAGAAACAACCGACCACGTCGTGGACAGCTCGGTGTGGAGATTGGCTGCGATCGCGGTACACGGTTTCGAGGTGATTGACTCCTATTCACAGTGGGTGCGGATAGCGAGGGCACAATACGACGCCGCCTTTGGCGATCTTGACGAGGATGCCCGAGAGGCGTTACGGCGAGAACTGCACATGGATTGGAATAAAATTGAGTCCGGCATACCCATCGTTGAGGCCCTCTCGGGGGTGGAGGACTTTGTCGCAAAGTATCCCGGCCCGGTTGTTTCACACAACGGTTACGCCTTTGATCTTCCCGTTTTGACAGCAGAGGCCCGTCGCTCGGGTTCCTTATTTCAAGCACCTCTCGAGAGAGTACTTGATACCGGCGCTTTGACCAAGGCGGCACAGTGCGGGTTGCAGATGACCCCGATGGAGACGCCTTTCACATTCTTCCTTCGCGTGGAGGAGGAGCGGGCCAAGGAAATATATTGGTCGTTGTCCTACATCGTGGAGCAGCTGTTCCAGATTCCCCGGCACCTGTTACACGACCCGCGGGTCGATTGTTGTGTAGTCGGCATGTATGTCGACTTTGTGCTTAACGGAGTCGAATCCCATCTACGGAGGCCGAAATGGCAAGAAGCACTGCATGGAAGCAGCTCGAACGGGACGCCGGACAGTACTTCGGGGTGATGCGTAACATCGGTTCCGGGACAATGGGTCGGGCCGATCACGAGGCCGGCGACGCTCACCATCCCGCCTTGTTCTTGGAGATGAAGAACCGTAAGGAGTATGCCGCCGTTACGGCCGCTCTGTTGCGGTGTCGTCAAGCTGCCGCCAAAGAGGGCCGGTTGGGTATACTGCTTTTTGATAACGCGCTGGTGACGCACAGCGATGACTTCGGCCGACTCGGCGAGCTGCTGACGGCTTCGATGTTGGGAGATCCGACCAGCCTTTGCCCCGCGGTACTGTACACGGATAAGATGCGGCAGATCCGCTCCGAGACTCCGGCTCGGTTGCGAAAGGAGTTTGCAGCCCTCGGCGACGCCGAGCAGTTGGCCCCGAGGTACGATCGGCAGTGCGCTGTGCTTATCTTTCGAAGTCCTCGATCGCGAGGCTTCGCCCTGGCCCTACGTCCCGCTAATCTCGGTTTTGTCTGGCGCTGGCACTTGGCGGGAGCCAAACTTGTAGAGGAAAGAGGCGGTCCGATGTCGGCGGTATGGCACGAGTCGGCTGCGGAGTTCAAAAATCAGCTGGATCGGTTCCAGCACCGTTGGAGTCCCCCGAGGAAGAGGAAGAATAATGAGTGAAAAGATACAGCTTTCGCCGCGCCTTCACAGTGCTCTGCAGAGTCCGGAAGGTCAGATGGCTATGCAGGCCATCGCAGTCTCTAATTTTCTCAGTCACCAAGGCTTGGGGACCCTGCAGGGTATGGCGGGCGAGGACGTCCCGAAACAGATGTCTCAGCTGCTGATATTGGCTCGGAGCATCGCAAGCAGCATCACGTCTCTGCAGCAGGGTTTGGATATGCTGTCCAATGTGGGGCATTGGTTGGTACAGAGGAATGATCGGCAAGTCTCTCAACTGCTGGGCATGACAGACCAGGAGGCCATTCTTCGCATGGATATTCCGATGCCCTCAAACTCACTGGCTCTGCCGAAGATGGTGAGGGGGTCCCTCGTGGTCATGGCCGGCTTCCCGGACGTAGCCTATGAGGAGCTGGTCGGCAGCGCGCCGAAGGCGATTGATACGCGGCAGGTGTTGCAGACCTCTGAGGATGTCGGCTTATTTCTGCTGGCGCTAAAGGACGCCATCGATGCCGGCGGGCAGCTATTGGTCTTGAAGGTGCGACCCGGCAAGGCCGGGGAGCTGTCTACGGCTGTGATACCTACGCTGCTATCTACGTTGCTGCAACACCAGCATTTGGCGATGATCGTGGCTTGTGATCTAAGTAAATCAGAACAAGCGGAGCTGGTGTCGCAGGGGGTTCGCGTAATCCGTCATACGTCCCAGACAAGCCCATTTTTCACCGCCTCGGAGGAGGCGGAGGAAGCTCTTCGACAGGGCCTTGCGGAGTTGCATCGGATGCAGGAGGAGCTTCGTCAAGCGGTGGCGAAGCCGGAACAGGACGACAAGCAGGAGCAAATGAATGTCAACAGCAACATTATCCTTCCGTGAGTGTGCCGAGTATAGGCCGAACCTGACAGCGCATAACCAGATACTGCATATTAACTTCACGGTATCGCCGCAGGAACTGGAGGAAGTGGACCTCGGCTCTCCGCCCAGCAATTACAAGAATCAGGAAGCCATTGCCGGTTGGGTCGCGAGGGAGCGGCAGAAGATCGCGGACAACGTAGCTAATCGGTTATTTCTCGGATCGCCGATCGACGGTTGCCTGCTGGTTCAAGAGACCGCAGACGCGGGCACCTCGTTTCTTGAGTTCCGGGATCCGGAAATCATCAGGCAGATGCTGGACAATTCTAACCCCTGCCGCCTCTGGGGCCTGGCTCCCCTTACGCAACTGCAGGCCTTGGCGGCTTGGTTCTTTAAGGAAAAGCAAACGCTGCTGATGACGCTCATGGACCCCGCAACGTTCGGGCGGCTGGAGCTGCAGGATCTGTTAACCTTGGCTCCGGGCCGCTCGAAGAACGAGGCGCATGATCTCTTGCACCGCGTCGGTATTGCGATCTCCGGCGACTCGCAGACCGTCGCAAGGTCCATTGCGACGGCGCTGTCCAATCAGTGCCTACTGTAGGGGAATAAAACATGGAGAAGCTGCCAAATAACGCAGGCTCCCAGGCAGAGGAGGTTGCGGATCTCGCGGCGCCGGATCGGACCCTGGGGCCACTGGACAGTCTGCCGCGATTAGCGGATTTGCCCGAGGGCTGGTCCTTGGTTGTAACTCACGCCATGGATGCCGCCCTGGGTATTCGCACCACGTTGCCGCAAATCTGGGAGAGTGAGCAACGGCGGGAAGCGGAGCGAGTCATTGCTCGCTGCGCCTGTCCTCTTGTCAGCGGTGGGACTGGAGATAAACAGTGGGCCGTTGACGCCTTTCCCGCCGAGGAGGCTCAGAGATTTACGCAGTGGGTTGCGGCGCAGGTTTTTATCAGCAAGGCTCGGGAACTTTACATCGAATGCGACGTTTATCAGCGCACCGTCGAACTTGCGGGCGTAACACGTGACTTGTTTATACTCGCCCCCAGCAGTAATACGGCCCAAGTATGCGTAGCCCTCGGCTCCATACCGTTGAGCTTCTTCGGTCGTCCGCCGCAGTCCGACGTCCTACGACGAGCGGCAGCGGCCCGGGAAAATCCGCAATCGCTACTCTCGCCGATTGCGCTGGCTCGTTGGGAGAAGACGGAATGAATAGCCCCTTTGACGGTCTCGCGGTAAAGACATTCACATGTCAATACGGTATTCGCGTAGGAGAGGACACGCCGCTTGCGATGGGACCGACCGTTAATCAACAATTGACGGACTTCCTGGCGCAAAACGACGCGTGGCCCGTCTCCTTGGCCCTGGATCTCCCGCCGATGCAGACAGCGGAAGGTGGTTGGCAAATCATGACTCAGTTGTTGACCGTGGTGTGGATGTCCCGTAAAACGTGGACAGCGATGCAGGCGGCGATAACAGCCAACGCCCTGATGATTGTTAAACAAAGAGAGGCAAGATATGACGGAACAGATACCGGGCCAGCCGCAGGAGCCGACACCGGAGAAGACCAAGAAGCCGGCCGAGCTTGAAACAAGACGAGCCGAGTTGGTAGAAACGACGCTGTCTTCTTTGACCCTAAGTCCTTCCGGAGACTTTGGTCTTCACCTTTTGCGTGTCGATGATCGTGGCGTGCAGACCTTGAAGTTTGAGGGCCTCGCGTCGTTTTTGGAGAATCTCGGGAGATTCCTGCGGGATGACGCCGGCTTGCCGGTACGGATTTTTGCCTATCACGGCCACCGGATCCGGTTTTCGACTCCGCAGGTAGCTGTAGGCGTCTCGCTGCCCGGTAGCGATAAGGGTCGGCCCGTATTACTGGCTCGCAGCGAAGACAACGATTCCGGGGATGTCCCCGCCGGCCTCTAATGGCCAGCTTAATTTGACCAGCTTTTCTGTTATAATTAAGTGCTAATGGTTAGCTTCCGTTGGATACCGGGAAAGGAGAGAGCCATGAGGTAGTGCTCGGGGTAATACCCGGCGCACCCGAACTCTCCCGGGGCGTTTTCGCCTTGGTAAAGCGATTCGCGCAGGAGAGAAATCCTTAATCCCCTCTTTGGGGACTCGTATGCTGGCGACCTTACCTATGGGGTCGCCAGCTCTTTTTTTTTTCATAGGTAATCAGGGTATTACAGCGACTTGATCGAGGTCCGCAGATCGGGAAGCTATAACATAGGCAGCGGGCTTAATGGAGTAAGGGCATGAAGAAGTTCCACGGTATTCTCGCTTTGTTCGTTGTAGCGCTTCTATTGGCTGGTTGCTCGACCGCCGCTTCGCAGCAATTGCCGGAGGATGATACCTCGTCGGCGGAGGTAGGCGAGTCGCCCGAGTCGAGCGAGCCGGCAGACTCGGAAGTTGCCGAACCTCTCGACAAACAGCTACAGGCATTACGGAAGCAGATTGAGGAGTTGTCTTATGCGCAAGTAACCTTGGGCAACAGATTTACGCAGGTGGATCAAAAAGTGGCCGACCAAGCCATCTACATCGACGCCCGCTTGGCTGCAGCTGCGGAGAGAGACGAGCTCTTGTACAGCGGTTTGACGAAATTATCGGGGACAACGGGCCGGACATCGTTGCTGCTGACAATAATGGTTGTTGTCGTTTTTCTCCTAGGCACCTTGGGTGTTGAACGTCTCCGAAGCCTGATGCGAGGAGTCTATTCTTTAATCCGGGATCGCCTGCCGAGGGTTCAGGCAGCATCGCCGCAGGCCTCTGCGGCAGATATATCGGTATCTGAGACTCCTCCGACACCGACGGCCTCCTCGGCAGACGAGCCGACACCTGCGGTTCCGCCGAGTTCAGCGGCACCTGATGTTCTGTAGAATTTTACACCCCCGAGTTAAAGGAGGCTGGAGCGGCGGGGCCGCTCCAGCATTATCTTTAACTTCCGTTTCGATGCGCGGGCGGCTTGTCCGCATATACCTTTTACGTGGAGGAGATTTGCCATGCATAAGTTCGTTATCGCTGTCAGCCCGGATCGCATGTTCCTTGGGGACGCCCCTGACGGGGGCTGGATCAGCTTGAATTCCGCCAATATCTATGTCACCGCGCCGTTTCACACAATAGCGGTGGGTCGTGGGATGTCTCGCACCCTGCATATGTCCACGCGATTCTGGGCAGGGCAGAGATTGCCGGGTGAGCCGGTTATTCTCGACGACGTCTATAATAAAGCCCTCGGAGGCCGTCAAGCCGCAACCTGGAATCCGCATTGGGTGGAAGGCGTTGATCGTGATTGGAGTCGCCCCAGGGGTGTAATTCGGGAGATTATCGATCAGCATCTGGCACTTATCGAGGAAGCCGAAGACGTTCCCGTTTACCCCGGCTTGCCCCTGGCGGCTGTGGTGCATCGCTCTCAACTGTCGGAACTTAACATGGATGTCGCCGAGATACTGGACCAGGCGAGGACGGCGGTGCTCAATAAAGCAGCCGTTGCCGCCGAGATACTGGCAGCCTTGCCGAGCTACGGCAATTGGCGTGAATACATCACGCAGGCGCAGGCGCATGAGTGGAAAGAGTTCTACAAGTTGATCCTGCAGGACGGCGGGGAGCAGGACAGGTTAGCGTTGCAGGAGATCGCCGGTAACTTGTTGTCGTTGCTATCGAAGAGTTACGGCGAGTTTGTTTGCATCCCCCTGAAGCTGTTCCGCACCCTGGAGGGTGTCACCGACGTTCGCGTCCAACTCGCCTCGGCTCGCGTTTACCAACTGGATGCCACTTACCGGGATTACGCCAATGTTGCCGACTCCTTGGGTCGTACGGGGTTGAAGGATGTCTTCCGGGGTCTTGCTCTTGTTGAGCAGAAGCCTGAGGTACTTCGACTACAGCTGTGGTTTGCCGGCAACCGACGAGCCATGAACCGAGCGATCATCAAAAGCCGCTTGGAGATGGACCAACAGCCCTCCGTAGCCAGTCTGCAGGAACTCAGCAGCCACTGGGGAGCTGAGCTGAATCAGACCGACGTTCTGCTGGGTTGATGTCGCGATTCTTACAGCGGGGGGTAAAACCCCCGCCTTTTTTTTAGCTATCAGAGATGCTTCTGGCTTGTTGTAGTATTCTCAAGGACGGTTTACACTGAGAGACAGTGTTGCAGTTTTAGCTGTGAATCAGATTCATATGGCCCCAAGTCCTGGAAGGCAGGTAACCGAATGGCAGGAGATCCGATGACGCCGATACCTATCGTGAGCGGACCGCAGAGTGGTGAAAAATTGCTGGAGCCCAGTATCGTAGCCGACGTAAAGATGGGCGGGGTTGACGTTCACGGGCCTCCCGACGATGCGTTGGTCCCGCCGGAGGCCCCTGTGACGGCAAAAACGCTTCTGACTCAGGACTCTTCCCCGCCGGCTCCAACCCCGCCGCCGGCCTCGGCGGGGGCCTCGGAGGCGACTAATGCCTCGCTTACTAAAGTTGTGTTTCACATCGGACCGGCTCGCGTGCGAGCCGTTTATCCGGTTGTTATTATTTTGCCCGGTCGGGGTATTATCCTGGGCGCCCGCGCCGCGGATCCCGTCGTGGACCTCGATGACGGGGAGTTTCGATTGGAGATATTCGACGCCGAGGAGGAGACGACGTTGAAATTTAACGTCCTCTACGCCGGGCTCACTTGGGTACGGGACGGCTACGTTTGGACCGCCCTGAATAGCTTCACGCAGGATTAACCGGGACTCCCCGGAGTCCCAGAAAGTAGTAGGCATGACCATTAAACGCGGCAAAGTGGAGACCGGCGTATCTCGGTGCAGTTGCGGCCGGTTAGCTTCGAATGTTGATTTCGGCTGCCCTCTGTGCCGGGAGCATACCCGAAAAATTGCGACAGAAAAAGAGGCGCGTAGACAGATGTGCTTGCCGCAAGACGACCCTCCCTCGGCTGTGTAGCCGTTATTTTTCAACATACTGTATAATAGTGATTGTCGGGGAAGCATTAACCGGGTCGAGTGCAGGGACGCCATGACCATTTTTAATCAAGTAGATCCGGCAACAGCCGAGAAACAAGGCACGGCAGGCGTATTCCCCAGCCCCTGGCTGGATCCTGCCTCCCATGCTTTGCCGAACGATATCAACGAGATATTTCGGTTCTGTGAGTTACTGTGGTATGCCAACGGCATCTACAGCCAGGCCCTGACCCGGGTATCTGCGTTTTTTGTTACCCGGGTCAAAGTAGACGGCCTGGATAAGGCGGAGACCGAGCGTTGGCTGGACTTCCTCGAGAATACCTTCCACATCAATCGTTTCATGTGTAACGTAGGCCGTAATAACCTGGCTTACGGCAACGTCATGATGAGTCCGCAAATGTCGGTTGCTCGCATGCTACGATGCCGGCAATGCGGGCAGACGGCGCCGCTGTCTCAGTGGGATTATAAGTTTGATAAACTGACGTTTTCGACCCGCCGCTGCCCCCGTTGCGGCGGTCGCGGCCCGCTCGAGAGGATTGACTTGCGGCCGATGACTTCCGATGCTGTAGGTATCCGTATCTGGAATCCGCACACGATGCGGGTCAAGCACAATGGGGTGACGGGTAAAAATGTTTATCGTCACGTGCTGCCTAACGATGACGCCGAGCCGATACGACAAGGCGACCCCGACGTCCTCGAGGATACCCCTTGGGAGTTCGTGCAGTGCGCCGTAGATCGTCGGCCGTTACGGCTACACCCCGAATATATCTTCCACCTCCAAGACACTCCCTTGGCCGGCGTTAATACGCGAGGCTTGGGGCTGCCACGGGCTATGGCCAATTTCAGGCAGGCTTACCACGGCCAGGTACTCCAGCGACTAAACATGGTGCTGGGCATGGAGTATTCCACCCCGCTGCGGTCCCTGACCCCGGGGCCTCGGGCTGCCGCTGAGCTCGACCCCTCGATGGGCGTTAACATGGAGTCCTTGTCTCATAAGCTGACTGGCATGGTTGCGGCTTGGAAACGAGATCCGGCAGCCATCCATACCTTCCCGGTGCCGATTCAATATTCTGCCTGGGGTGGCGAAGGTATGCAGCTGGCAACCCACGAGATCCAGAATCAAGTAATGGAACAGTTGTTGAGCGGCTTGGGTATCCCGGTTGATTTCTTTGTAGGCAGCTTCAAAAACGAGCGAATGTTCGCCCCCACCCTGCGGCTCATGGAACGCACTTGGGCGGAACTTGTTTCCGGTTACGACGCCACCCTAGGCTGGGTCGCTGACACTTTCAGCAGACTGCTGCGGTGGAAGAAGCCTCAGCTGAGCATGGAATCCGTTACCGCGGCGGATGACATCGAATTGCGACAGATATTGCTGGACCTCTACATGAACGGTCGGATCAGCGGCCGTACCGGCCTCGGACCGCTTAAGCTTGACCCGGTAACCGAAAATCGGGAGATGGTCAGAGAGCAGATCGATATGCAGACCGATGCCGACGTTGCCGCGATGCGGCAGGATGCGGCGACGCAGAACTTGTCCGCCGTCAACAGTTTGGCGTCGCAGCAGCAACAGCCTACTGAGGCCGGTGGTGGCGGTATGACAGGGCCGGGCACCTTAAGTAATACACCGCAGCGACCGGATGACATCTTGGCGCGAGCAGAGCAGATCGCCGGCGAGCTGTTGCAGCAACCGCCGGAGCAACGACGACCGCAATTAACACAGTTGAGAAACGAAGATTCTTTGTTGCACGACGCCGTTGTTCAAGCCATGGATAGGATGCGGCAGCAGCGAGGTACGGATGCCGCCCAGTTTACACAACCTGCGTAGCGTAATTGGAGTTCTTTAATGTTACAGTTCGACTGGGCAGCAATAGGTTATACGGTCGGAACCTTGGTCTGCGGTGCGATTTCTGCGATCGTTGCCTACAGTCGTGGTCGGAAAGCTGCCAAACCCGCGGTAGAGCCCCGACCTGTTCCATTAGAGGTCGTCACGCAGATCGACCAGCGCCTGCACTCCCTGGTGCAGGAGCTGCGGTCGGTAACGGCTGCGGCCCGGGCTCACGTGTATCAGTTCCATAACGGCGGTAAGTTCCTGGATGGGCAGAGCATGAAGAAGATCAGCTGCATGCACGAAGCCTGTGCCCCCGGCATATCGCACGAGCAGCTATACATGCAAAACTTGCCTATCAGCTTGTTCTCCACCTGGATGCAGCTACTGCTGAAGAATGACGCCGAGCCTTACAGGACGGCGGATCTTCCGGACAGCGCCTTCCGGAGTCTGCTGGAACAGAGCTGTGTCACCGCTTGCCTGGTTCTGCCCATCTACCGCGGCGGATTTTGCGTTGCCGCCATCGGCCTACAGTTCACGGATCTAAAGTTTATGGATAACGAAGTCGGCGTACATCTTCGCCGCTACGCCCGCCTCGTGGAAGTTGAAACCGCTAAAGAGGTGGTGGTATGAAAACCGTATTACTGAGCTCAATGACTATCGCCGTCATTCTCATCGGCTCCGGTTGCGGCCCTCAGGAGGATGCCAATTTTTTTAAGGCCCAGATCGAAAGGCTCGAGGGCAGGATAGAGGCAGAGATTTCGACCCAGATGACCGCAGAGATGGCTACAGCTCGAGTGCAACAGGAGGTCGCAAGGCTCGACGGTCAGCAGAACGTGGGGGCCTTCAGCGGCGGCGCCGCCTATGTCCTTATTTTAGCTATCGTAATCTCCACTTTACTCTGTGCTCTCCTCGGGGGCGTTGCGTGGTTATTCTACAGCAGAGCTCGAAGTGCTGGTGCCGTCTTGTCGGCGGTGACCAGCGGACTCCAAGCGGCGAAGAGGGAGGATGCTGCTGCGGCTGAGCCGGTATTACAACGAATCAACCGAGTGGCAAGTCGCGGCGGCGTAAAGCAGCGGCTGGATCGAATACTGATAAAAGAGGGGAAGGTGTAATGGCGGATATATCTCCCGGCATCCCAGCCGCCGCGGCATGGTCGGCTCCCGTCCTGGCTCCTCGGGTAGGTGTCCGAAGTCCTCATGTGGGAACCGCGAGTATTGCGGCGTTGCCCAGCCTGCTGCGGTTAACGGACGCGCTAAACGGCGTCGGCCCCTTGAACGTAGAGAAGGCCGTAACGACGGAGCTGGCGAAATACCGCAAGGAGTTGACCGAGGCTGGAGTTCCGGAAACAACCGCGGAGGTGATGATGCGGCAACAGGAGCCGCTGCTGCGCTCAATTATCCGAGCGCAGCAATTGGGCTACATGGTAGCACCGCGGCAGACCAAGGATGGTAACGTCGTTTATTACGTCAGCGACCCTCGTTCCAAGCTTCCCGTTACTACCTTGACCGCTGAAGCCCCTTCGCTGCCGTCCCTGGCTTCAGCGCCCGCCCTAAGCGACGTTTCCGCGGCCGGTGGGCAATCGATCTTTCATCTCGGGACTATGCTGCCGGCGTGGGATCAGGGCCGGCAAGGGTTAGTTGACGCTTGGGCTCGTATGAGCCTGGGGCTGGGAAACAAGGATATCGCGGCTCATCTGGGGGACCACGACGAAGACGCCGAACGTGTGAGCCGTGCGGTTCAAACCGGGCAAGGCGTGGTGAATACCGTGGACCAGGTAATAGGGGACACGCTGCTTGAGCCGCAAGCCGTAGTTGCTAACCTCGGCCGTACTCGGTTGAACCCAGCCGTTGCCGCCGCGAGATACGCGGAACGAAAAATTGCTCAAGGCAGCACAAATGCAGTATGGCGAAGGCTGGCGACTTGGGGGCAAGGGGCTAAAAAGATAAGAGAAGGTAGTCGGTTGACCCGTTTGAGGTCTTGGGGTAAGGCTATTCGAAGAGGTAATGCCGCCTTCAGTTTGGGTCTCGACGCCTCGGAGGGTATTTTTAATCCGGCAACGGCAACGGCTTACGAGGAGGGCGGAGTACCCTTAGCTGCCGTCCAGAGTCTCGGGAACGTAGCTGAAAATTGGCAGGCTCGCGCCGATGCGAAGGCTCGGGAGATGTACAACCAAGCTCGAAATGCACAGGCGCCGACGGCGCTGGCTTCCACGCTGGTTGATCTAGGGCTTCTGACCGATCCCGTAGCTGCCCCCGCCGCGACGGCTCAGTACTTCAAGGATAGTGGTTCCGAGATACTGGCCGGTCTCTCCGGTTTTGCCGGCGCCGGCGCGGCGGCTCTCGGGGGACATAATAACCCGTGGGTCGCCGGAGACGAGGTGCGACGAGCGGTAACGCAGGGTTACGATGCCGCAGAAAATAAGTGGCGGGAGGGTTTCCGACCCGGCGTCCGTCCCGGCCTGGGCGACCGTTTTGGAATCGCGGGATCCGCTATACTTAACCCCTTAGACGTCGGAGCCGAGATGTCAAAGATACTGCGGGAACGAGCCGATATGCGGGCAGAGGTACGAAGGAACGCCGGGTTGGCCCGGAACACGCCGCGACTCGGGGAAGAGTTTATCTCGACGTTTGTTCCTTCCGGATCGCCAACATACCGTGACCGGCTCCTTGCGAGTAAACCGAAACGACGGGGAAAATAAAATGAGTGTAAAAGCTATTCGACGCGCAGAGCAAGAGATCAACAAGACCGAGCAGGCCCTGCAAGCGCTGCGACAGGTTTCCGAGAGCTTAGGGCTGGCCGTGGATTCTCGATCCCTCGGGGGTATAGAACGGGCGGTGCAGAAGCTGCAGCAATCGCGGGATACGGCTCGGGAAATTCGAGGCCGGTTGCGGAAATATTCAATCGGTCGAAAGTTGCTGGAGGGTCGTATGACTGCTGCTCCGCTGGGAGACCGTCCCGACATTTTGAAGGTCGCGATGTTTCTGCAGATGACTAAGGGGGCCGGTACTTGGGATGATCTGTCTCGTCTCAACCCCCTCAGCCGTAGACCCCAAGGACTTAAGCCGCCGCAGCCCACGACCATCGGACCGGCCCCGGGTGCTACGGTGGGCAAGAAAAAACCGACCGCCCCACCGGCGCCGGTTGTGCCCCCGCGAGCTGCCTCTCCGGCCTCGGTCCCAAGAGCCCCAGCCTCTCCGGCTCCTGCAGCGACGGCTCCCGCGGCCCCAAGAGCCCCAGCCTCTCCGGCTCCTGCGGCGACGGCTCCCGCGGCCCCAAAAGCCCCAGCCTCTCCGGCTCCTGCGGCTGCGGTCCCGGCCCCGTCGACCCAAGGATGGTCCCGAGAAGAGTTAGAGTCCGGTGTGCCCGCAGTTCTGGGTACCGACGACCCCGACAGGGACTTTGAGGCGAGGCGTAACTTTCATCGAGCCGTGCGGGAGCATGACTTTTGGCGGATGCGAGGCGTGGAACCCGACGCCTCCCTGGCTGCCGGCGATTGGGAGGCTTATGAGAAGTGGAAAACGGACTGGATGGCCGCTCACGACAACCCGAAATACGGCGGAACTTCGCCGCCTCTGCCGGGTGAGGGTCGATGGTATCAGAACGACGCGGACTACGAGCAGGCCGCGCTGCAGATGTACACCCAGAACGGCACCGTTCTTCCGGAGGCTGCGAAGGGGTGGACAACCTCACAGCTACAGAATTATTTGCAAACGCATTCGGCGGAACGGGATGAGAGAGGATACCCCCTCACGGCGGAGGCTTTGGACGCCCCGAAGTGGACGGGGCAGAACAGGGCTGAGATGGACCGTTTTGTGGCCGAGGTCAACGCCGCCGGTTTCGGGGATCAGATGAGATTGGCGGAGCGGCAGTTTGGCAAGCCTCTGCGACAGTGGACCCTGAAAGAGTTCTCGCAGTTTAAGCGTAAGGTTGATGATCCTCGTTTGTCCGGGCGGGGGTTGAGTCAGATCAATGGGGATCTGTCCGTTGCCGCCATCCAAGAAAACAATAAAGATTGGCTCGATACCGTTGGTGATGCGGCCGGGGCTGTCGGACGGGGTCTCTGGGGCGGAGCCAAGGCGGTAGGAGGCGCTGTCAGAGGAGCCGTTAACGCCGTCGGCGATGCTGTCGGCGGCGGCGTAGAGGGCGTTAAAAGCAAGATGGAACAACGAGTCATGGCCGATTTGGACGCCACGCTCCGAAATCCGGAATTCAGCACCAACCCAGAATATCGTACCGCGGCGATCGCGAAGGTTCGCAAATATAGCGAGGACTTCGCGGATATCTTGGACGACCCGAAATTTGCCAACTTCAGTCATGAGACCGTGGTAACCGTCCTTGACGGCCTGAAGGAGCTGGATCCCGAGGCCCGCAAAGCGATCTTAGGGGATCCGAAAACGGCCGAGAACTGGCTCACCGGGCTTGTGGCTAAAGCCGCCCCAGATGAGATCATTAAGCTGGCTGCGGGAGAAGATGCGGAATTGGTGCAGGGCTTTATGGCGTTGAAAGGGCTTGATCCGAAAAGCGAGGAGTATAAACAGCAAGCTGCTGCGTTGTTCGCCAAAGTCAAACAGAGTGATGCGGGGAAAGCAATGATGGCTTCTCAGGGCGGTTTAGCCGGGGCTGTGATGAACGGCGACTGGTCCGCGGTGGGTGACCAACTGAAAAGCTTCTTCTCTATCGAGGGTCTAAAGGGGGCCTGGGAGCAGGCCCAGAACGGTCAGTTCGGAGGCTTGTTCAAATATCTGGTTGCCGGCGGCGGCATCTTAGCCTTGGCCAACGCGTTGTTCGGCGGCGGCGGCATGGTCGAGAAGCTGACAAGCGGCATAGTGGGTATCGGGGCTATCGCTGGCGCCGTGGCCGGCCCTGACCTGATCTCGCAGTTCTTGCAGCCCGCCGCGGCTGGGGCGGGGGACGAACAGACTCGAACCTCCGCGGAGGAAGCAGCAGATGCTGCGAAGGTTCCGACGGCTAAGAATATCGGTGGAACTCTTGGTGAGGTCGTTAAAAATTGGACGTCGCGTATTCTACCGACCCCGGCGAAGGAGTTGAATTAGAGAGAGGCGCCTCGACCGATGGATAAGTTTGACATGACTTCAATATTGCCTGCCCTGGGGCAGGTTACAGGCTATAAGCCAACGTCGCTGGGGCCGCTCCGCATTCCGGGCGGGCCGGTGCAGGGATTCGTCGGCAGCACGTTGTTGGGAGCCGGCGTCGGCGGCCTCGGCGGGTGGATATTGAATCAATTTGCTCGTCGTCCCGACCGGGGTAGGGCTCGTCGTTGGGCTCTTCTCGGGGCCTTGGCCGCTGGTATACCCGCCGGCATCGGCTCCTTCGGGCTTGCTAAAGACAACTATGGTAAAATCGGGGTACCCGGCCTCTTTGATACCGCGGCGGCCAAGGCGGCCGCTTCGGTGCCCTTCGGGGTTGGTGTTGAGGGCGTCATCGCGGATCCTGCGATGACGCCGTGGCAGAAGGCTTTAAGCCTGGAAGTTCTGCGGGAGGCAAATAGAAGTGGTGGGTCTTTATTGACGGTTGAAGATCTCGTTAAAGGTGCCGTTGGGGCCGGCCTGGGCTATGCCGCCGGGCACTTGATGGCTAAAACGTTGGTCTCAATGTTTGGCATTCCAGACGGCGCCGTGCCCTGGTTGCGGCGAGCAGGTGCCGGTGTCGGGGGAGCGTCAGGGATAGGATGGCTAAAATGACGGAACAGAAAATAACGGAACTTAAGCTTCAGATACTGACAGAGATGTCGGAACAGGGCGTGTTGCCCTCAGATATCGGGGGGGCTTTGAAGAAAGCCGCCGCAGCTTTGCCGGAGGCAAAAAGTGCTTTCGTGCTTAACCCTCTCGGGGGCGCGGCGGACTTGGCGAAAGTTCTGGCGTTCGCCTTGGCGGCTACGGCGGTAGGCAGCGGAGCCGCCGCCGGCTATGGCGCACAGCGTCTGATGGGAGACCGCCCGGAGGACGTGAGCAAAGCGAAATTGACGGATGCCACGATGCGACTGAGGCAGATGACGGCTCGGCTGCGGGCCGAACACGGCGCAATGGAAGAAGAGAAGAAAAAGAGGGAAAAACGGGATGGCAGACAGCGACGAACAGGATCCTCCGTTTTACAAATTCAATCCGCCTTCTGAGTCTGAGGCCCTGAAAGACCCGAGGGACAAGAAGCCGTTGATTTTTTTCCCCGGTCACGAGTCTGTACCGGTTCGCGGGTTGACGAAGGATTCTGTGGTTACGCCGGAAGAGTTGCAGAAACTGGTGGAAGCCTATGACATTCATTTTCGTATCTTTGATCTCGCCTCGCCCTCGGATCTTGAGCTGTACGAGCGATTACAGACGGCGGCAGCAACCTCGGGGCATGTACGAGTTATCAGAGAAACGGAAGCTAAGAATGTGGGTGAGGGCGGGCATTGGAGAGTGGGCTGCAAGTGGTATGAACGATATTATCAGCCCCGTCGCGTTGGTATCTTCAGGTCAGACGGTAATCCCTTGGGAGCAGAATAGTGAGCATTTATGATCTTATACAGCCCGAAGCGGTCGGGGACTTAACAGCGCAGGCCATAGCATGTAAAACGGCGGCGGCGGAGACGAACAACTACCCGGGGCAGAGGATTCTGGAAGGTGTGGGGTCCGCGATTGCTTCCCTTCCATCCCTCGGGAGTTCTGTGGGGCAGTTCGCGGCAAACCGAGCAGACGCTCTTGGCGGGACTTTGACCAGCGCCTTGAGTCGTGCTCCAGTTGTGCCTCTAAACCCGGAGGTTGAAGCGGCGAGGGAGGCCCACGATGCGAGGATATCCGGAACCAACGTTGCCCACTATCTCGGCGCCGGCCTCCTCACCGGCGGCGCCATTACGGCGCTTGCTGTCTTGGCTCGTAACCTGCGAGATCGGAACGAAGAAGAGTTACGCGAGCAGGCGTCAAAACAGGCTCCGCCAATTCTTGAGCTGTCCCGATTTAAGCGGGCCGAGGCGCAAGCCAAGGGGGAGTCTACGGCGGGCTTGAAGACGCAAGCCCCGGAGGCGAAGCAGAATCGTACCGCGGATTGGGAGACCCCGGCTAAAGTAGTTGCAGCCCCCTTGGGTGTTCTTGCCGGCTATCTGCTGCTCCGTAAATTAGACGATCGGCGGCGAAGAAGCCGGATCCAAGAGGAGTTCGAGGCTGCTCGAGCAGAGTACGATGACGCCGTTAATGCGGCCCTGGAGCCCCGCGGTTTGCGGTTAGATGTTCAGAAAGCCGCATCGGTGCAGGAGCTTACCGACGTCGAGGCGTTCAACGCAGCCCTGGACTTGTATGCGACCGGTAAATCTGCGAGCTCCCTGGGTTGGTGGGCGCTCCTTGGGGCAGCCCCGCTGGCGGGCCTTGGAGCTCACCTCGGTTGGAGAATTGCGGAGAAGGGGGACCGAGACCGGCACCTTTTGAATTTGATTAAGAAGCGACAGGTTCTCACGTCTCTTAACTCGCCCCTCCCGCCAGTGCTGACGGCGCCGGAGAAGAGGGACGACGAAGATGAGGAAGACGAGGAAAAGAAATGAGGGCCTCAGAGCCTCGCCGTTTTGACGACATCGACACCACGCGGCAGCTGGTGCTGGATGACACCTTGGGAGCGCTACAATCTTTCGAACCAGTGTCCTACGGCGCCACCACGCTACGGCTGACGGATGTCGAGGCCGGTAAGGCTCCAGACCTAAGTTATGCGGCGCACAAGAGGGCCTTGCTGGGTCGCGGCACTATCGGTACGCCGGTATACGGTACTTGGGTACTGGAGCGAGACGGTGAGGAGCTGGACCGCAAAAAGAAGTTGTTGGCCCTCGCGCCGACTTTGACGCATCGGGGGACCTATATCCGCAACGGTGTGGAGTACGCCCTGGCCAACCAGGCCAGGTTAAGACCGGGAGTATTTACTCACCGCAAGCGGAACGGAGAAATTGAAAGTCACTTCAATACTGCCGTGGGTACCGGAAAACAATTTCGAGTTCGATTCGCGCCCGAGACTGGTAGGTTCTTCCTGCGCACCGGGCAGGCCAACCTGCCTATTGTACCGATCCTGAAGGCTTTGGGAGCCGAGGATAAAACCTTATTTGAAGCTCTCGGCAAGGATCTTTATGCCGCCAATACCGAAAAGATCCGACCCGGCGTGCTCGCAAGAGCCTTGCGGGATTTTGGGGTGCGAGACGTCGAAGGTGATAACCGCAGCGACGAGGAGAAACTCCGGGAGGAGCTCTCGCGATTCCGTTACGACCCCGACGCCACCGCAAGATCCGCTATCGGCCGACCCTATGATCGCTTAAGTTCCGACGCCTTGATGGACTCGATGACTGCTATCTTGAAGTTGCATCGGGGTGACATCGAGCCCGATAACCGAGACGGTCTCGCATATCAACGAGTCGTCGGGCACGAAGATCTTTTTCGGGAGCGTATTAAGAACGACGCCGGCCGGGTAGTCAAAAGCTTGACTTACAAGCTGGCCAAACGAGGTAATCTTGACCAGATTCCGGCCGGTATTTTCAATAAGCACATAGACCAGGTCCTACTCTCTTCCGGGCTGGCGTCGCCGCCGGAGGAGACTAATCCTACCGAGATATACGACCAGCTCTCAAGGGTGGTTCGCTTGGGTGAGGGAGCCATCCCGTCAGTGGAAGCCGTGCCTGACGAGGCGAGGAACGTACAACCCTCCTACGCCGGCTACATCGATGGGATCCGAACGCCGGAGAGCTCTAAGGTGGGCGTCGATCTTCGTTTCGTTGATAGTGCCTTGAAGGGTCGTGACGGTCGTATCTACGCCCCCATGATTGATGCCCGTAGCGGTAAATCGGTCTCCTTGGACAATGATACCGCCGCAGATTCCATCATCGCCTTCCCAGGTGAAATGGAGGAGGACGACGATGTTGTTCTCGCCGTGGCCCACGGTAAACTTCAGAGGGTGCCACGGGATCGTGTTGATTATATCATGCCCCGCGGTGATAGCCTGTTCGCGATGCAGAGTAAATTGATCCCGGGAATATCGGGCGACAGTGGCGGTCGTGTCTTCCTCGGCGCCAAGTTCATCTCCCAGGCGCTGCCGTTGGTCCACCGAGAGGCGCCCCTTGTACAGACCGGGGAACCCGGGGAGGAGTCCTATGAACGGCAGCTAGGACGCCGTATCGGGGCCGTGTCGGCGAGAGGCGGCGGCGTGGTTACCAATGTTACCGATGATGATATAGAGGTTCAAGGCGAGGACGGCAAGAAGCGTAAGTACTCAATCGCCAATTATGTACCCTACAATCGGCGTACGATGCTGAAGCACACACCTCGCGTGGAGATCGGGCAGGCCGTTGAAGACGGGCAGCTCCTGGCCACCAGTAACATGACTGACGACGAAGGCACCTTGGCCTTAGGTACCAATCTTAACGTGGCCTACGTCCCCTTCATCCGCGGCGGGTCGTCGAACTATGAAGACGCCATTACGCTCAGCGAGAGCGGCGCTAAGAAGTTGGTAGCGGAGCAGATGTACACCAAGAAACTGGATCGCGACGGCGGCGAGCCGGACAAAAAACGGTTCACGGCTCTGTTTCCTGCGGTATACAAGAAGGAGCAACTCAAGCAGATCGATGACGACGGTACGATAAAGCCGGGAACAACGGTGCAGAAAGGCGACCCCGTCATTCTCGCCACCAGCCGTAGTCGGCCGAAGAAGACTGGCATGCTTTCCGGGGGTAAACCGCGGTATGTTGATAATTCCGTGGTATGGGATCATGATGCACCCGGTTTCGTAACCGACGTCGCCGCCGGCCCCCGCGGCCTGGTGGTGGCCATCAAAGCGGAGAACCCGGCTCACGTCGGGGATAAGATGGCAGGGCGCTTTGGCGACAAACATATAATTAGCTCTATACTTCCGGATCATCAGATGCCCACCGATGAGGATGGAAATCCGTTTGACGCGCTCGTCAACCCCTTCGGCATCATCAGTCGCGGCAATCCGATCCAGTCCGTGGAGGCCGCTTGGGGCCGCATTGCCGCTAAAGACGGCAAACCGATTAATATCGCAGCCTTCAGCAAGTCGGACTTCACGCGGCGGACTCTTGAGGAACTCAAGAGTCGTGGGATGTCTTCCGAGATGGATATTTTCGACCCCGTCTTGAACCGCAAAATACCCAAGGTAAGCGCCGGCAAGCGATTCTACATGCGGCTGCACCACCTCGCCGAGAGTAAAGTCAGTGGGCGGGGCGATGCCGGCGGACACACCGCTGAGGGGGCGCCGGCCAAAGGTGGAGACGAGTCGGCCCCAAGATTCGGGTTAATGGAGCTCAACGCCTTGCTTTCCGCTGGCGCCACCAATGTTCTCGACGACGCCAATATCGTTCGTGGGCATCGTAATGAAGAATATTGGCGGGCGATCCGTATGGGCTACGCACCCCCGAAACCGAAGGCCTCGCCGATGTTGAACAAATTTCTCAGCCTCCTGGCAGCCAGCGGCGTTAATGTGCAGCAAGATGGCTCTAAATTAAACATCATGGCTATGACCGATGACATGGTTGACGAACTGGCTCAGGGCGAGATAACCGAAGCGGAAACGGTGCGGCTGCCCGACCTGGAACCCGTCAAGGGCGGACTTTTCGACCGCGGTATTACTGGCGGGCACGGCGGGGACCGCTTCGCCAAGATCGAGCTGGGTACCAAGATTCCAAACCCTGTGATGGAGGATCCGATCCGCAAGCTGCTCGATCTCACCGAGTCGCAGTTGCGTGATATTCTAGCCGGCAAGACGCAGTTTCAGGGGAAGTCCGGACCGGAGGCGATTGAAGCGGCCCTGCGACGAATTGACGTCGAGAGAGGTGTTACAGCCGCGAAGGAGAAGATCCGCACCGGCGCTCGAACCGCGAGGGATAAGGCGATTAAAAAGCTGCGGATTCTGACCATGTTCCAGGAGACCGGCTTAAAACCGCAGGAGATGCTGATCACCAAACTGCCTGTGCTGCCGCCGGCGCATCGTCCGATCTCAATGATGAATGACGTACCCCTCGTTAACGGCTCCAACATGCTGTACAAAGATCTCTTGCAGGCCCGCGGTGTGTACCGGGATTTGTCTCGGGACCTGGGTAAGGAGCACAGCGGTGACGAACTTCTTGCCCTCTACGACGCCGCCAAGGCCGTTGTGGGCCTCGGCGATCCGATCAACCGGGAGACGCAGCAACGCAAGGCCAAGGGCCTGCTCTCGGTTATCTTCGGCAGCGGCGGACCGAAGACCGGCCTGTTTCAGAGGAAGCTGATGGGCGGCACCGTTAACTTGGGGGGCCGGGCGGTAATCACGCCGGACCCGAGGCTGGATATGGATCACGTTGCAATTCCGGAGAAATCGGCGTGGAAAGTCTATTCGCCCTTCATCATGAAGCGTCTCGTAGGCCGCGGTCTTAAGCCCTTGGAGGCCGCCAAGGCCGTCAAGGAGCATGCCTCAGTGGCCCGGGATGCTATGCTGGAGGAGATGGAGCACCGCCCCGTGATGATTAACCGAGCGCCGTCGCTGCACCGCTATAGCATCCTCGGGGCTTGGCCCGTACTCTCCGCCACGGACTCGTTACGTATAAGTCCGCAGATAACTAAACAACTGAATGCGGATTTCGACGGAAATTGCGTAATATATACAAGTATGGTTATGATGCAAGAGGCGGGAAGATTGAGATCCTTGCAGATCGGGGAGTTCCCTCGCGTAGGTGAGCCGGTCAAGGACCGCAACGGTGCCGATGTCTACGCCGTCCCCCCGGGACTGCAGGTGTTGTCGTATGACGTGGATACAGGAAAACAGTGCTTTGCCGATGTCACGCACTTCACGCACGAGGCAAGTGTGCCCTGCGTTGAGGTGCGTACCTCCAGTCACGCGGTGGGGGTGAGCGACAATGAAAGCCTTGCGGTTTTCGACCCCGACACCGGGCGACTGAAGAAAGTGGCGCCCCGGGACTCTCTTGGAGGCTTGTGCCCTGTGGTGCGTCGGAGCCCCCAATTCGGCACCTACGGTAGCTTTGACCTCGGCTGGTGGTACGGTGTAATCATCGCTGACGGCTGGCGAACAGATCGCACCGTTGGTTATTCCAAGAGTGACCCGAAGCGACGGGCGAGGGTCGAGCAGCTTGCCCGAGAGTTGATTTGTAAAGATTTTAAGACCTACGAGTACTTGGCGGAGAAGACCGAAGAAAACGGTAAGTACGCCGACTCTGCGAAGATCCACATGAACGGGCGAGGCCTCGTGAACAAGACGTTGGATATCTTGGCGGCGCCGGTACCGGACGATGAGCGAGCGGCCTGCTATAAGCACATCCCGCCCTTCCTGCTTGACGAGGGTTCCGAGCACTGCCTGTTCGGCCTGCTCTGCGGGCTCCTGGACGGTGATGCCTCCATGACTTGGCTCAACAGTAAAAAGAAGCCGCAATTCTCGGCCCTGTTGCACACCTCCAGCCCGTTCCTCCGGGACTCCGCTTTGGTCCTCGGCAGCCGGCTTGGTATCCGCATCGGTGTCACAACTTCGCCGGCTCGGGGTCACAGTCGAGAGGCCTACACCCTGACGGTAAGCAGCGTAGATCTATATCGCCACCGGGCCAATCTGCGGTTCATCGGTGAGGAGAATATTACCGCGTGGCATCGGCTTCTTGAAAACCCTCCGACAAAGGATGATCGTGACATCATCCCGCTCTCCCGGGCCGAGATTACCGCAATCCGGGGCATCTGTCTTGGCTACAAAACAGACAAGCAGATGCAGTCGCTTTACGTGGCCGTGGCTAAGGGCCGTGTGGCCAGGGCTTCCTTGCAGCGATTATTTGCAATTGCCGGATCGTCCGGTCTGGAGGCCCTGCAGCGTCGCGTTGAGAACGTCGACGTGATCTGGGAGCCGGTTAAGTCAGTAACGCCCACGGGCTGCAAAGACGTCTACGACCTCGCGGTGTTGGGCACCAAGGTCTTCGCGGTGAATAATGGTCTGGTTGTTTATGACACCATGTCCTTCCACGTACCGGCCTCCGAGGAGGCCCGTCGGGAGGTGATCGAAAAGATGATGCCCTCTAAGCAGCTGATTGACGTCAAGAACTTCAAGGCCCACTTCATGCCTCGACAGGAGTATCAGTACGGTCTCTTCGCCGCCAGCCGGCCGGCGACGAAAACCAAGAGGAAGGCCCCCAAGATATTCGAAAGTGCCAAAGCCGCCATTGCCGCCTTCCAGCGGGGCGAAATCAATATGGACGACAACGTCATCATCCCGGGATCAAAGCCGCGGATGGTGGATCTTGACGAGGCCCTCGCGGGCCTCACGGGGGGTTAGAGATGCGCAAGTTTGCCTCCATGAAAGAAGCCGAAGCCTTTCTTAATGAGGGTTATAAGGGGCACGGTACGATCCGCGGTTCTTGTGGGCACACCATTCGCACCTGTCGCTGCAGCCGCCCTCGGGCTCATCAAGTAGTGGAGGTGCCGGATCGCTGCAGCAGCTGTGATACCGACGCCACCGGGGTCAAGGAGGCGGAGATGCGTCAGGCGTGCCAGCGACTTTTTTTAGCTCGTGGTATACTGAAAGCGACTACGCAGGAGACAGCGATGACGAACAAACAGGCAGCTTACAACGCAGCCCTCGCCTTAACCGCCGAGAAGCGAGCCGGTGTCGGCGACGTCGTGGAAACCGCCGCGAACCTCGGACCCACCGGCCTCGGCCTCGGCGGCGCCGCTCTTGGGGCAGGTACCGGAGCTCTGTTCTCGGCCTTGTCGGACGAGGAGGATAAGAATTGGCTTCGCAACCTGCTTCTCGGGGGTCTCGCCGGCGGCGGCTTGGGCTTGGGAGCCAACGCCCTATTGGCCCCGCATAGCAGCCAGGCCAAGGCGGACTCGGCTGTGGCGGACATGGTGGGCGCAGTTCCGGGTGCAATGAGTAGAGCCGTGGCTGGTCAAATCTACCAAGGCTTGCCGAGAGACGAGGCCTTGAGTCATCTACGGGATATGGTCTCTGCTCCGTCAGGGGGACAGATGCTGCAGGATATAATCCGTCATCCTCACTTATCTGAGCGGGCCAAGGCCAAACTGCCCAGCCAGCAGGCTCTAGCTGAACTTCTTCGTACCTCGGGGCTCAATAGTTTGACGACGATAGAAAAGGAGCTTCAGGGACCTCCGAGGGCTCGGGGACCGCTCCCAACCGGTTCTCCGCCCCTTTAGCCGCGATTGAAGCAACACGATTATAGAGCCTTGTCCTGATGACCGTAACTGGAGGCGCACGATGGACTCAAAGAAGATGACAAAATTTGCAATGAACCTCCTCCAGGGGGTGGATGGCAGTGCCAGGCGGGGTTCATCTCCCTCACCCCGCCTGGCCGCCTCCACCAAACAGGCCGCGTCAGCGTCGCCCGCGATGACGCCGGGGCAGCAGGCCAAGATGCAGGCTGCGAAGCAGGTGAAGGCGGAGGCTGAGGGCATGAAGGCGGATGCCGAGATGGCCAAGGCAGAAGTCCAGAAGCTGAAGACCGAGGAGGTGATCTCCAAGGCTGAGGCGGAAAAGCAGCAGATCCTGGCTCAACGACAGCAGGACGCCGGGCAGGTCATGGACCCCGCGGGCCAACCGCTGCCGGGCAATGCGCCCCCCGCCGCGGCGCAAGGTACGATGCCCCCGGCCGGGGTACAGCCGATGAAGTTGGCGGTGGCCCGGACCCTGGCGATGCAGGCGGCTCGCAAGCAAGCCGCCATCAGTGCCATAAATCGTATCCTACTCGCCCAAGTGCCTGCCGATTATATCGAGAAGGGCGCCGCTCTCGACGACCTCACCGAGTTTCAGCCATTCCTGGTGACGACGGCAATGGTTACCGGCGGCAGCGGCGGCCTGGTACGGCGTATTCACGACCGTCTCTTAGGCCGTCAAGCCGTCGTTAAGATCGCGAAAGGCGATGTACAAGCCTATCGTCGCGTATTGGCCGCTGGTATGCGGGACCACCAGCTGACCATGAAACTGGCCGGATCCCTGCGAAACGGGGTCGAGGCCGCCGCTGACCGGCGGGGGCTGACCTCAGCGGGACTGGCTGTAAAGCTGGCAACGGACCGGGTTAAGGAGTTGATAACCCCCTTGAAAGCGGACTTCGCGGTGCGCATCGATGAACAGTTGCGAACAAAAGCGGCGTCGTTATCTCACGTCGTCGGCCTCGACGGCACCAAGTGGCCTATTGAGCAATACGAAGATGCGGCCTTTGCTTCTTTTAAGCTGGCGGAGGCTGGAGATCACGCCGGTGTGGCCTTGGTTCTCGCGAAACACCCGCTCATTCAGCGCGCCATCATGGTTTCCTCCTTTCAGAAGGCGGGGGCCTATGCCCTGCTCTCCAACGACGTCGAGACCCTCGCGGTGTGTGTTGCCGGACTTGCCGCGGAGGGTTCCTTGGGAGCCGACACACAGGAGGCCGTAACGGGTGTTAAAATCGGAGCTTCCTGGCTACAGCGAGTTTTGAGCGGCGTTGCCGGATTGTTCGGCGGCGGATCCGAGACTAAGGACGAGCCGGAGGCATCTGCTACCGCAAGTAATTCGGCAACCCCCGCCCCCGTTGCGGGAGACACTCAATGGCCCCGATTTCAGGCCCTTATTGAATCGTGGCCCCCGGAGAGACAGACGGCCTTTAAGGAGCGGGTAAAAAACCACAGTCCGCGGGTCAAGGAAACGATCGACGGTCTACGGATACACCAGTCCGGCGGTGTCGTACCTCCGGAGTTTACCTTGGCTGTCCAAGGTTAACGACCCGAGAAAGAGACGGTGAGCCAAGTGCTGATTCAATTCCCGAAGAGCTTGGGGCTTGTGAAACTGGCGGCAACATCGAGCGGGGTACAAATATCCCCTCAAGCCGACTTTGATTTCGAAGACCCCGCTAATGCGGAGGGTCTTCGGGGGCTTCTAGCCCTCGTCCGCAACGGCTCCTTAACAGTAGGCACCGAGAAGATCGCGGTTATTGCGGTGCCCCAGGGGCAGGAGGAGCAAGCCGTAGGTACCGAACCCCCGGCGGATCCCCAAGGCCCCTCCGTTGTACCGCTGTCAATGTTTCAGCAGCTTCAACAGCAGGTGCAGCAACTCCAACAGCAGGTACAGCAGCTCATCAGCGGCGGCGCTTCGCCACAACCGACCCAACCGTGGGCAGCGCCGCAATCCGCCATGTCGCCGTCACCTACCCCGCAGCCGCAACCCGGCAAGGTCGCAACCTTGAGGGGGCTGAGCGGATGATTGTAGAGTTACATAAAGACGGCGGGCCAATGGTTGCGCCTATAAAATTCGCAGGCGTCTCGGCAACCAAGATTCGAGGCAACGCCGGCGCCGTCGTCGCCGTCGCTTTCGAGCTTCCCGACGGCGGCATCGCGGTACTGTCTGCCGACGACCCTCGTTTCGAGGGTTACTGCAAGCAATACGGCATCTCTACGACGCCGCTGGATCTGGTTTCTTCTCTGTCCCGAGGACGATAGATGGAACTCACGATGGGGCAGCTGTTAATTAACGAAGCGATCCCGGAGGATATGCGGGACTATAACCGTATCTGGGATAAGCGGGCAACGGAGAAGTTCTTCGACGATCTCGCTCGCCGACACCCCGACAAGTACCGTGAAACTCTGCATCGCCTGCATCAGGTCGGCGGCCTCTCCGCCTACGTTTCCGGGCATAGCGTGGGTTTGAAAGATCTACAAAGCGTTTCGATGCCTAAGGACGGGGTACGCAAGCTGCGGAAACGAGTCGACACTCTCCTGGCCGCTGAGGGGTCTTTGGCGGATAAAAATAAACACATTCTCGAGCTGCTGGGGTCGTTGGGAAAACAAGCAGAGCAAGAGACCTTTGATAAGTTATTAAAGGACAATAATCCCTTGGCTCTTGAGGTTGCCAGCGGTGCTCGTGGTAACGCTACGCAGCTCAACTCCGTTGTTGGCTCTCCCGTGCTGATGCTGGACCAGAACGATAATCCCACACCGTTGCCGGTAACGAGCAGCTACTCCGAGGGCTTATCACCGGCGGAGTACTGGATGCAGATGTACGGCACTCGCAAGGGAGCAGTGGCTACAAAGATGTCTGTGGCCGACGCCGGCTTCGCCAGTAAGCAGCTGGCCCTCGCCGCCCATAAATTGATTGCCACTGATTCCCCGCTACGCCCCGGTGTGGGTCTCCCGGTACGGGCCGACGACCCCGACAATGTTGGCACCGTTCTCGCGCAGGCCGTGGGACCCTATAAAGCAGGCGAGGTGATTACGCCAAGCATGATTAATAATTGGCCCCGTGGCGTAAAAGAAATACTGATTCGCAGCCCCATATCAGACATCGCCGAAGACGGCGGCGTACCCCTTGAAGCCTTAGGCATCAGGGAGCGGGGCGGATTCGCTGATCCCGGCGAGCAAGTGGGCATCCCTGCGATTCAGACCATAACGGAGCAGCTCAGCCAGCTTACGTTGAATGTGAAACACTGCCTTATTCGAGGCACAATGGTCAAGATGGCCGACGGTACCGACAAACGAATAGAGGATATCAAAGTTGGAGATTGGGTATTTGGGTCGGACACCCAAGGTCGTTTGACGCCTGTTCGGGTGACCCGCGTGTTTAATAACGGGCTGCGGGAGTGCCGACTGTATTATTTTAATAATTCCAGCCCCGAGGAGGAGCGAGTCCTCGGGGCCACCGAGGACCACAACATTCTTGGTCTGTCTTACATCTCCGGGGGTCGAGACGAGTTGGATTACACACCCAGAAAACTGCCCCTGGGTTTTGAGGCCGACTCGTTTTGCGCCCTCCTGCCGACGGAAGTTACTACCGAAGATGAGCCCGCTTTACAGGCTTGGGTGGCAGGTCTTCCCGACCGATTACAGCGGACTCACTCGGAGCCCTTGGGCCTCGTTGAGACGCACGATATCGAGGTCGATCACCCCGATCATTTCTTCGCCCTGTCCAACGGTTTAATCGTATCCAATTCCGGCGGCGCCGGCGGCGTACGGCAAGGCGGCTTTGGCGTAATTAACCAGCTCATTCAGGTGCCTACCACATACACCAACGGAGCCGCCCACGCCGTTAACGACGGCCGGGTTAAGGCGATAGAAAAGGCCGCTCAGGGCGGTTGGTACGCCATTGTCGGAGACGAGAAACATTACGTGCCGCCCGACCAGGAGGTGACTGTGCGTGTCGGAGACCGGGTCGAAGCCGGTGACGTACTCAGTAATGGCTTGCCCAACCCGGCGATGATTGCTAAGTACAAAGGAGTCGGCGAGGGGCGACGGTATTTTATGGACTTGATGCGAGACGTTTTGAAACTGTCCAAAATTAATACCAATCGTCGTAACGTGGAGCTCCTGAGCCGCTCCTTAATAAATCACGTAGAAGTCCAGGACGAGTCCGATTCGATCCCCGGCGCCTTGCCCGGCGACGTCATGGAGTATGACCGCCTCGCTGCCGTATATCAACCACGGGACGGCACCGTAGATACGCCACTGGAGAGCGTGCGAGGCGGCTATCTGGAACAACCCGTTATGCATTACAGCATCGGTACCAGGCTGACACCTTCGGTAACCCGCCGACTGCGGGAACATCGAGTTGACCGCGTCATGGTACATAACGATCCCCCGCCCTTCACCCCTCGAATGGAGAGGGCTATGACAAATCTTCTGCCCAGCCCGGATTGGATGGAACGGCTAGGTTCCTTCTATGTTGGTCGAGGGTTACTGGACGCCGTACACCGCGGTGGTACCGCTGATATGGATAGTAATTCCTACATCCCGAAGCTCGTTACAGGGCAATCGTTGCAAGGTTTCGGAACGTGAGGTTGCGAGTGTTGTCAATCCGCCATAGAATAAAGTAAAGGTGTTGGTCACGGACGACGAGGAGCAGGCATGGACGAGTTTAAGACGGCGGGCGCTAACTCGGATAGTGAGTTCGAGCGGAGGCTGCACCAACTGGTGTTTCCGCAGATTCGAGCGAAATCGCCGAAATTGATGCCGAACATGGTCGGCTTCGAGCTGCTGGACGTCAATGACGACGAATCCCAGGCCAAGGGCGTCTTCGCCTTTCGCCTAGGCCCGCAACAGATCCTAGTGCCCCTCGTATTCTCGAACGGCCACGTCAAGGGCCTCAACTTGATGCACCTCAAGCAGGACAATCTACTACTGCCCCTCAGTGAGCCTCTGATTGACTACGTACTCAGCCGACAAACGTTGTCGGTGGGTCGTCGGGAGACCCGCGAGGAGTCCCGCCGCGGAGGTAATAGCCTGTTCCAGGATGTTGCCAGGACCTTGACCAATATTGGGGAGAAGATTGCTTCCGCCCTGGATCTCTCGGCGGTGCTACCGATGTTTGCTCCGACGGCGACTTCGGCGCTGCTGCGAACAATGCAAACCGACGACGATTTCGGACGAGCCGTGCTGGAATTCTATCCCTTCCAGAAGCTGGCGGCCATTGCTGATCGAGTCGAGGCTCCCGCAAAACCGAAGCCGTGGGATGCTTCAAAGAAGCCGATGGCAGTCACCTTTGAGGATCGGCTCTCCTCGATGGGCCTGGACAACAAGCAGCGCAACGACTTGTTGCGTAACGGCGTAGCTTTCTACGACGATCGGGATATAAAAGACGTTACCGAGGTACTCCAGCTGTCCACGCCGGTGACGTGGTATGCCCCTCAACAGGGAGGCATCTATGATCTTGTGACCGACGGTGGAGAGGTTGTTCCCGCCGCTGTCTTCAAATCTCTCGTTACCGTGGGTGAGGGACGGGCCAACTGTGGCGTTGTCGTTAACCTGGAAAAGAACGAGTACATCAGTACCTTCTTGCAGTACCTGACAGTGACGGGTGAACGAGATCAGTGGCAGAAGACCTTCGACGACCTGCCCCTTGCGGGCTCCGCCGACCTCGCCGCCGGGGACAAGTTTCTGCTGGTTGACTCCAAGATGCGGGCCACGCTGCCCCTGACCTACATCGGTAAGGTGTCACGGACCGGGTCGAGCACGGTTTATGTTAGCCAAGAGGACTGGCCCGCCACGCCGGGGCATGATTTCCGAGCCTGCCGGGCAGACGGCTTCGGGCTACCCGGCCCCCGCGGCGGCGACGCGGTGGAAATGTTCGTTGACCAAATAGAGACCCCTTTTCCCTACGACGACAAATACTCCGCTCGTTCCGGCGATGGCCCAGAGCCCTGCTACCGGCGCGGATACTCGATATTACTATTGAGCGAAGAGTCGGAGCGCATGCAGCCTGCCGGCCAGAATTTGCTGGTCGGCTCCGAGGTTCGTGTACTGAAACTGGACAAAAAGAATGAACGGCTGATGTGTCCGCTTACGGTGGATATGTGGCAGCGAGTTAAGCAGGCCGATACCGGGCTGCGCAAGTTAGCGGCGACCGCAGATCGCGGGGAGTATCAAGTGGAGTGCGGCGTCCTCCGGAGCGGTCGACGGACTCGCGGAGGGGCTTTGCGGCACCTCGTCTGCGTCCACGGCTTGTCGTCCGACGCCGGTCTGGAAGTGCTGAAGGCCGCAGACGCCGCCGAGGCCTCGGGGCGCGTTGCAGCTTTTGCGGTAAAACACGCCGCTGCGTTTCCTGATATTGACGCGGATTCACAATCTTCGCCGCAGACCTACGACACCCCGGCTGAGCTGGATGTCGGTAGTGGTGATCCCTTCCTGGCAAGAGACGTGGAAAAGGTCGTTGATGCCGCTCAATCCGGGGAGAAGGCCGTTTTTGACGCCGCCGTTATCAATTCATTATTCCGGCGACACAACGTTATCGGGGCGATCGACGAGTTGTTGGGTAATCTGACCCTCGGGCTGGATCACATTTGCCGCATTCTTCTACTGCTGTACGCGCACCGTGAGGAGCTGGAAGACCAGTTCGGCGCCGAGACCGTTCCGCAGCTCGAGGACTCCTTGGAGAACCTGGCGGAGGAACTGGGAGACACCTTGCTGACGTTGAAGAAGAAATCGATTGAGACACAGTCCGGCGGGGCCGGGGATTATCAGCTGCTCGGCCTGGGTGGCTGATGCCTGCAACAGCGATCGATTGGATCGAGGGCTAAATAGCGGAACGTTGCATAAGTTCTAGAGGGCGGCAACTACGCGGTGTATATTCCGGCGACATCAAAATTCGTTGATCGTACACAGTGGCGGTGGAACCGTATTCTGCAACTGCATCGCAGCGGTCGTAAACCGTCTCCGCCCGGTGACGACCTCGCAGTGTTGCGAGGTGTCGAGTTCTACGTTGCCTTGCGGGACGCCGACGGGGACGAGGAAAAAGAGCGACTCGTCTCTCTACGATTTCCGCATCTCTACGAAGCCTACATCCTGCATACGCAGGCCGACATGACCACGGAATCCGCTATCCAGGGTCTTTTGCTCGCGAACACGCCGGTAGCCGAGATAAGTTTGCAGTACGAGACACACCCAGACGTTCTTAATTGGTACCGCTCGTTATGGTTCGACATCTCGCCCTCGGCTACGAAAACCTGGGTGATGACTGTTCTTATTCCGCAGGTGCACCGGAGCGGGTTTAATAGCGACGACAGCGGCTTCTTTTCCTTGCTCGGCGCAAGTCACGGCAAAGATGTTTTGAAAGACGTTCTTACGCGAGAACCGATTACGGAGAAGAACATAGAGGCGCATCGCAGCTTGGCGCACAGTATGGCGACATACAAGGGTCAGGCGGCGTCGGTCAGTCTACCGTTGTCCGCCTTCCACGCCGGCTCGACCTTTGATCTTTACTCCCAGATGGATCGAAGTAACCGCGACTTGGAGGCCGGCGGAGATTCCGGGCTCACCGCCTTACTCAACTACATCATTGGTAGCGATCTGCAATGGCAACTCATGGATAAAACTACGTCGTTGAAGGGGTTGCATAACCCGAACGTCAGGGCCATTGAGGCCGGGAGCGCGAGTAGTAATGAATAAAGCAAGCGGACAAGACATTCAACGGCTGCGGGATTCTGCAGATGAGGTGCTCAGACTGATCTCTGCGGGAGAGACGCCTACGGACGCTGTAGTGAAGGTTGCCGGAGATCGGCGACTTACGCAGGAGTGGACCAGTAGACTCGCCGAAATCAGTAATAGACTTCTAACGCTGGATCACTTCGAGACCGCCGGGACTCAGAAAGCAGCCTCGCATCCGCTTGTTGAAATAGACGCGGTCCGCCGCCAACTATTCCCGACGACGCTGCGAAAAGTTGCGGGACTCCGGGCCGGGCAGGCCGTCGTCGAGCCCGTTCTTCGGGATATGCGAAATCTACGACGCCGCCGTGTCGGGGAGTTAACTGAGAAGGTCGCAGCCGTCTCGCCGCCGGAGCCGCATCTACTGAGCAACGAGCAGGACATCCTGCGACGCGCCGAATTGGCGATTGAGTCGCTGAAGATGGCTGACAGCGATCACCGCGTCGCCCTGGCGGAGTCTCATCGACAGGTCGGGCTTGCCGCAAAAATCGCATCCCGGGCCATCCTGAGGGGCTCCGTTAATCCCCTTGAGCTGGAAGAGCGGGCCGTGGCGTGGTACGGGCGAGATGCGGTAACTGCAATGGATATTGCGGCTCAACACATTAACACCAAGCTGGCCCGACTGCAAGCCGAGCCACGGATCTTTACCACCAATCCCTGGGATCGTTCTCCGTATCGGGAGTTCGGGAACCTCGTGATCACGATTCGGCAGGAAGCCGTCAAGGTGGCGATGGCTGACGACATTCACGCCGTCGCCGCCAAGGTACGAGGCGTTTACGAGAGTCTTCTACACACCCTAGCCACAGGCACCAAAGTCGCAGCTATCTCTTTGGATCCCTTTCTGGGGTTACGGGAGAGAGCCGCGGTTCCGGCGGATGCTTCTGCGGATCGAGATATTCGATTAGCCGGAATCAGCCCCGAAGACGTCGCCATGATCAACGGGTTGCGAGCCAGAGAGGCCCTTGTTGGCGCCCTGCGGGACCCCGTAGTCGCCCGTGCAGACCTCGGTCGGGTGATGCGGGCTTACAATATTCTCGGCGATAGTTCTCCTCGCGGGATGTTAAATGAAGCCACTCTTACGGCGTTGCTGCGTAGTTCCTTGGAGCGGGAACAAGAACCTTTCGACATCGAGAGAGCCCAAAGCATCGAGAGGGGTTTGTCGGCGAAAGATGACGTGTTGAACCTTTAGGGCACTTCTCCTTGTGTGTGTTTTTAGAAAGCAGACATCAATGAACGAGAGGGTTGAAAAACTCGCGATGCAGACCGCTGTGGTTCGTCGATTACGAGGGATTAAAACCGCGGCGGAGGAGACAGCTGCGCCGAGTCTCGCCGACTCCGCGGTGGCTGGTTTTAATGCAATGCCTCGGGGCGCCCGTTTCGGAGCCGTCGGGGCCGGCGTTGGCGGCTTGGCCGGGCTGCTGACTGCTGCGATGTCGAAGAAGAAAAAGAAAGATTACTGGCACAATGCTTTGATGGGTTTAATGGCCGGGGGCTTTCTCGGCTTTGGGGCCGATTACTTGCCGAAGGTCTATAACGGTACCGCCAAAGGCATGAGTAATGACGTCAATAACCCGGACCCGTACCAGTCGATCGCTGCGGTAATTCCCGGCGTGGACGCCGCGGGTAACGAAGTCTTCCAGCCCCTGGACGCCGCGGGAAATCCTCTTGGGGACATTATAAACCTGCAAACCGGGGAGATGACACCGCTTGACGCCGGTTTCAAACCCACCGGCGAGGCTCATACTTTAAATCCCGAAGGCAGGCAGGGGTGGGGTGGCATGCTGGGGGAGGCGGGTGTTATGGCTGCCACTGGCGCCGGGGCCGGGCTCGCCGGTAATCTGGGATATAACAGATTGATACGGTTCCCCCGGGACCGAAAGGCTTATAGCGCTGCGCTGGCTGCGGCTGTAGATACGGGGGTGGCCGGTGCATTGCAGTCGCCTTCGACTGGCGCGGCCCCGGCAGTTCGTCAGTTGACGACATCGGCAAACGTAGCCGGGGCCTTAGAGGCATTGAAGCAATTCAATCCGAAAGCTTACCGAGCTTTTCAAACCGGGAAACGGACCCTGCTGCGAGGCGGCGCAAGCGACACCGTCAGCGCCTTGAGAAAACTGAACCCCAAAGCAATTCCTGACATCCCGCTGCGAAAAAACGTCGTGGCAGTTCAAAAAATGGCCCCGAAAACCGTCAAGTCACAGGTGATGGATTTTGTGGCCTCGGGTCGGAAAAATGTCGGCTTACCAACGCCGAGCAAGTATCTTAACAACCCCGGCGGGAAAGGTTATCGCGCCGGGGTGCTCATTCCGGCCGCTGCCGCCTTCGGCCTCAGTCTGATGGGGCAGCATGCCGAAGTACAGAGGGACGAGAGTCTGAACAACGCCTATCTCAACGCAATTCAAAAGAGGCGGGAGCGGACTGAGGCAAAAAAGATCGAGGCGCAGTCCGGGAAGGCTAAGGAGTGAGGCATGTTTAAAGTTTTTTCGCCCTACGACTTTAATACCGATTTCGATCCCATCCAGATCGTTCGAAGACATCGACGGGGCGTCGATGCGGCGTGGTTGAAAGCAGCCTCCGCGGAGTGCTTCGCCCAGGAGTTCGAGGAATACCCCCTACAACCTGGGCATACCCTGGTACATCTGGCTCCGGTAGCGGAGAGCGAGAGGTATTCCGCCAACGTAAATGGCGACGGCTTTACGAAGCTTGCCTGTCAACGATTTCATCCCACCTTTTTGAACGGTAATGCTTTCAGGGAGCACGTCAATCACGATCCTCGCAAAGGTTACGGCAAGCCGGTAGCTACGGCTTATAACGAGAAGATGGGTCGTATCGAGCTTCTCGTAGACGTCGACGACGCCAAAAATCCTGCCGTCAAGGAGGCTTTGGAAAGCGGTAAATATTTAGACTGGTCGATGGCTTGCAAGATCGACTACGATGTTTGTTCGATCTGCGGTAATAAAGCCACCACCCCCCGCGGCCCCTGCGACCAGCCTCCGGAGGTACCGAGCGGGGGGTATTGCAAGCACGCCAAAAGTATGCTTGGGGCTCTTCTCGACGACGGTCGCCGTGTTTACGTAGACAACCCGCACCCCATCTTTTTTGATATTTCCCAAGTGGGTAAACCCGCGGAGGTGATCGCCAGGACTATGCGGTTCAAAGCCGCCGGACAGAGCGGCCTGCTGGTGCCCTACGACCGCTCCGGGGTAGGGTTGGCCGAGCTGTGCGGTCTTGAGGCCCCTCTTTATGTTCGCGCCAGTCTCCCGCCCTGCCGGGCTTTAAAGCTCGCAGTGGCTCGGAAACTGGCGGAGATGGAGAAGCAGATACCGTTGACGCTGCAGCGATTCCGGAGGCTGCTGCCGGGCATTCCGGTACGCTCGCAGCAGACCGACGCCGCCCTCGCGGAGATGACGGGGAAGCAAGCTTCCGACAATCTCCTGGCCGCCTGCCGACGTCGGCGGATTATTCTGGATTTCGACGCCTTTTGCGCGGTTACCAAACAAGCGAATACGCAACCCAGCTTGGCGGGGTTGTTTGCCCGACTCGGCGACGCCGAGTTATTATCAGACGTGGCCGGGGACGGCACCTACGACGATTGCAAAATGTCCCTGCAGGCTGTCGCAGTTACCGAGAAGCTAGCTTCACAACTTTCGTTGTCGCCGGTACATGTCCGGGACCGGCTTATCAGCAACCCCGAGCCCCGGCATGTGCCCGGAGCTGTGGTGCCGCAAACCGAGGCTCAGGAACGGCAGGCTCGTAAATATGCGGCCTACCTGCTGAGTGAATTAGCCTCTCAGGAGGAGGAGTCAGACCGCGAACTGGAGGCGGCCTTGACTGTTTTGCGACATCATGTAAAGTGCAATTAGGTCGAGTTACTGATGATTAGGAGATTCGTGAATGAGTACTAACGTGTTGGCTCAACTGCGTTCCTTGGTGCAGAGCAGCAATAAGGCGGCTTCGGCGGAGGCGCCGACGGCGCATCCGTCAGGCAAGGCTCCCGACGGGGACCAGCCGGCGGAGACCGGCGGATTTGCGGCGGAGAACGCCGCAGATGCTAAGGCGACCACGGGTGACATGGGCGTGGACGCCACTGGTGGGACGGCCAACGTCAAAGAGAAAAAGAAGAATCTGCCGAACCAGGCCGAGCTTAATCCGGGTACGGTCGCCGATCCGCCGTCCGCGGAGATCAAACCCGAGCATGTTGTTGCCTCCGGCGACACCGATACCGATACCGGGCGCCTGGGCGGTAGTGAAGAGGGCAAGGGACACAACCAAGCCGAAGGAGACGTCGGCGGTGTCGGTGGTCCGAAGTTCGATTCGAAGTCCGCGGCTCTGCTGGCGCAGCTCGACGCCTTCGAGAAAGAGGCCAGCAGCCTGCTCCCGGTCGAGGAGAACGCCACGGATCCGGAAGGCTCAACGGACTCAGCTACGGACAAGGAGGCTTCCCTGATCACGGAGGCGGAATCACAGTCTCTCCTGTTGCAGGAGAAGCAGGCCAAGACCCGAATACTGGCGGCTCTGCAAGCCGCTCGCCTGCCTGCTACGGCAGATGTTCTTACCAAGCAGGCAGCCGTTGTTGCCGCCTTTGCAGACGAAGGCGTAAAAGCGGCAAACGGCTACCTCGTCAGCTTAGACGACGAGGTCTACAACAGCGTACTGGCCGGTACCTTCAAAGCTGCGGCTGATGATGACTCCGCCGTGCTGCCCGGCGCTGTTCCCTCCGGGGATGTGCCCGCGACTGATCCGGCCGCGAGTCCTGCCCCTGCCGGGGCCGATGACCCCGAGAAGATCCTGCAGGAGATACTGGCAGCGGTACAGAGCGGTGAGATGACCATCGACGAGATGAAGGAGTTGCTGGGCAGCATGGGCATGGCCCCAGAGGATATCGAGGCCGTTGCCGCCGTAGTTCAGGAACAGTCAGGTTCGGCCCCTGCGGCCCCTACGACCCCGGCCGCTGCTCCCGCTGCCGCATCGGCTCCGGTCGCTGCCGCTGATCCCGCTGCCGCGACTGTGTAAGAGTCCATAAACAATAAAAGGAGCCGAACGATGGACGATAAGACAAAAAGTACGATGCTGAAGGGTGTTGAGCTTGTGAAACAAGCTCGACAACAGCTGGTGGATTCGCAGTTGCAGATTGACAAGTTGACCGAGGAGCTGGACGCCGCGAAACAGGCCTCGCAAGCGGCTGTGGCGCTCGGGGAGCGTATCTTTCAAGGCATGGTGGCCTGCGGTCGTATGCCGAACACGAAGCAGGCGCAGGACCGCGTCATCGCAGCCGTCGGCGATCCCGTGAAGGTGGCTGAGGAGCTCGTCAGAGTCCTGGAGGATCGTAAACCGGTGTCCGTGGGGTCGCCTGACCAGACGAAGTCGGCCAGCGAGCAAACCGATCCTATGGCCGCTTGCGACGAACGGTATCGTCGGTCTGTGGGCCTGAGTTAACTAAATTTCCCGCTCGGGAATAACAACGAAGAATAAGGAGTACTAAGATGAGCGATGGACGGACCCCTCAGTTGTTCCAAGGACAGGATCCTACGGTAGCCTTGTCCCGTAGTGCCCAGACAGAGATGTATGAAACCATGCTGCAGTCCGTGATGGGTGCTTTCGGCACCGATGCCCAGATTACGGTGCAGAAACCGGTCGACTCCAGCGCAGAAGTAGCCGTAGTCGCCGGTATGGTGGTCTCTCTCAACGAGCTCGGTTTCTTCACGCCCGGCCTGGTTGCCGGCGGCCTGCCGTATTTTGCCAAACCCGCCGGTGGTTATGATGGGTTGCCGCCCGCCGGCAACGCATACGGCGATGACATCCTGGCCATTCCGGCAACAGCCGCGGCTATCCTGGCCACGACGGAATTCGTGACTACCGAGGACTACGCCAACAACACGCCGCTGACGGTTGTTAACAGCGGCGATGACATCGGCAAGCTCACCCCGGGTGTTTACTACGAGGATGATATCCTCGGCGTTTGCGTGCAAGGCGTCCAGACCGACGTTGACAAGCCCGGCCGAGACATGCTTGAGTTCCACACCTACTGGCTGCCGTCGGCGACGGCCCTTGTCGCCGGCCTGAGCCTGTAGGGCTCGGTTGAGTGCCCCGGGCGACAGGGGGTCGTCCGGGGTCTTATATGATCGATAACCGCGGTTTACACCGCGAGATGGAGAACAGAGATGAAAGAACATGCTTCCAGCACCCTGAGCCCCGCGGAGATCAAGGTGGCCAACGCCCAGATGCGGGACTGGATGAGTGACGAGTCCGGCCCGGAAGGGGCGTACAAAGTCGCCGCGGCGACGACTGACGTGATCCGTACGCGAGTTCGCGAAGGCAGCATCAGCCGTAATATTCTCGAACCCCGCCAAATCGGCTCCGAGGAGCTGGTCCCGTCCCTCGAAGATGACGATCCTCGCTACATCGGCGAGATCGAGGCCGATACCCCGGGCGGCATGGTAGCCACGCTGGGGCAGCGGCCGAAGTCGTGGTATTTCCACGGGCGTCGTTACGAGGCTCGTTTCAGCCGCCTGATGACTCGACGATTCCAGAAGGACACTGCGCAGCTCCTGACTTACAAGAGCGACCTGCGACAGATGGTCAGTGACAACTCGCTGAAGGATCTGCTCGGTCTGGAAGATTTGCGTTTCTTCCAGCTGATCAACACCATGTTGGCTCCGACCACGGGTGCCGCCGGCGAGATCCTGCCGCAGACCCAGACGATCCAGTGGGATACCATCAACGACTCCATCAACCCCGACTCCGTTGCGGACTCGCTCACGATCATGAACCGCTCCAACTTCGGGCTTGACCCGGCTACCGCCGTGGTCAACCTGGCGACCTCGAAGCAGTTCCTCAAGTGGTCACATACCGACCTCGGTGACTTGGTCTCCGAGGTGAAGCAGAAGGGCTGGGGCGAGCGAGAGTGGATGGGCGTTCGTTGGCTGGTGACAATCAAAAATTGGCTGGTCCCGGACGGTTCAGTTTACTATTTTGCTCCCGGCAACTTCATCGGTGAAACGCTGGTTCTCACCGACGCCACGATGCACGTGAAGAAGGACGCTTTCATGGTCGAGTTCTGGGCGTACCAGCTGGTTGCTCAGGTCATCGCCCACTTCGCCGGCGTCGCTCGTTGCGACTTCCTGCTGGCCAAGTGGGGAGGCGAGGGCTCGGAAGTTTAAGCAGCTCTCACCCTCTACCTAGAGGGAGCTGAGTGAATCGAGGACCCGGCTGTCAACGCCACGGAGGGCAGAAAAGGCTCACGGATCGGGGCCGGCAGCCGGGTTTGTTTTATGATCCGATAACGATTAAGACAGGTACGTACCCTCGGCTCGAGGGAAACTGACGCTCGGGGACAGGACATGCCTGTAAGGTACCTGGTGGAACCGAGAACTACGGCACAGGTCATGTGCCAGAAAGCAGAGATGATGAGCGAGAAAATGGTGAAACGTCCGGCAACGCCGTTCTTGGACCTGGCGGGACGGATGAGCGAAGAGGTATTTTTCCCCGCCGGCGCCCGCGTTTTGCAGAACGCTGGCGTCAAGTTGGCTGGCGATGACGACCTCGTCACGGCCCTCACCTTCGGTAGCCAGGTCGCCCAGCGGATCGATACGATCAAGCAGGCCTCCGGCAGCGAAGTTGAGCAGCATGTGCGGCGGCGTCTCGGTGTGAGCACCAAGCAGGCGTCCGGAGATCGCATGTCGCAGATCAAGACTGTGATTTCTCAGTCCCCGGATCTGTCAGCGCTGCTCGGCGCCGCGATCAGCTGATTGATGTTTCGTCCTCGCCGCCCGCCGTCTGATCCGGGCCATAGCCCAAGACGACGAGGTCTGGAGTTGGTTCAGGACTTCATTGACGTGGTTACTTCGATGTGTGCGAGGATTTACGGCAAGAGGTCGGCCAAGAACAAGGCTAAGCGTGCACTGGAAGCTGCGAATGAAGATTAACCGCTCAACCAAATTAAGTTTCAAGTTCTCCACCGCTGCGAAGCTGGCGGAGTTGCGGGTTGTCCTCGCGGAGTATGCCCGGGTGGTTAATGAGTTCATTGACTTGTTCTGGGAGCAGCGGCCCAAGAAGTCTGAACTGCTGAAGCCGATTGTTGATGCCGTGCCCTCTTGGTTCTCGGCCAGGTTGCGGAAGGTTGCCGCGAGGGAAGCGATCGATATGGTCCTCGCGGCTCGTAACAAAGATGGTGAGAAGGCAGTAAAGCCGGTACACAATGGTAAACGAATGTGTGTTAGCAGCACCATCGCCTCCCTTCAGCACACAAAGCGCACGAAAGAGTTCGACGCTTGGCTGCACTTGGCGAGTATCGGCAATGGGATCATTCTCGATCTTCCGGTTCGTTATCACAAGCACTTTCACAGACTTGTCGAGCGAGGCCGGCGGCTGGAATCCTACGTGATTACAGAAAAGTCCGTGCAACTCTGTTTTGAGATTGAGACGGGGCCGAAGAAGCAGCCAAAAGTAGCGGTAGGTGTCGATACCGGCATCAAGGCTTTGGCCAGCTTATCGACCGGCGAGCAACTTGGTACCGACGTAGAAAGCTGTATTGAACGGATCAAGAGGCGCAAGCACGGGAGCAGGGGCCAGTTAAGGGCCAGGCGCATGCTACGGCAGCGTATCGATGAGATCGCCAGGGATGTAGCGGCCAAAGCTGATCTTGTGGTGGTCGAGCAGTTGAAGGGCATTTGCAACAAGACGAAGGTCAAACGACGCTTGACTAAAAGTATGCGTCGATCGCTCGGTTCATGGAACGTGAGGTATTGGTTAAGCAGGCTGCAAGCCCGATCAGAGGACAACCGTGTTGTGTTCAGATCGGTGCCTGCTTTCAACACCAGTATCACCTGCCATGAGTGTGGTCACATCGAGCGGAGCAGCCGTGACGGGGTCGCGTTTTGCTGTCGGAGTTGTGGCCATACCGATAATGCGGATATAAACGCGGCCAAGAATATACTATCACGGTTCATCCTCGGACCATACGGTGCCGAGTTCAAACCAAACATTGTTAACTTGTGTTAACAGAAAGGGAACGGTAGAGAATGTTTCTGAAAATGCGCACCGTAATTCGTGTAGTCGGCAAAAAAACTTTCCGCCTACTGATTAATACCGGGTATGGCAAGAATCTGGCGCCGGGATCCGTATACATCGTTGACGGACATCTCGAGAGTTGCGTGAACCGCAAGTTGCTGGTAACCGCCCTGGCCGCTGAGGTGCGGAACAAGAACATCGATCTCGACCATCAAGTACTGCGAGATGGTGAATGGGTCTCCGTTGAAGCCCTGCTACAGACGGGCGAGAAGACTGCGGGCCGGGCGGTTGCGGCGACGGATCTTCTCACGCCGGACGGGAGAGCTGAGATTGACCGGGTAGCCGCCGCGACGGTCCCGACAACGTCCGAGCCCGAGAAGGCCGCCGAGCCCGCCGAGGCCGATGATCCCGAGGAGCCCGAAATCGACGAAGTCGAGCCCGATACCGAGGCGGCGGAGGAAACCGAAATCGACGAAGTCGAGCCCGATACCGAGGCGGCGGAGGAAACCGAAATCGACGAAGTCGAGCCCGATACCGAGGCGGCGGAGGAAACCGAAACGGGGACCGAAGACGATTCCGGATTCGGCCTGCTTGAGCAGGGCGGCGAGGTGCTGTAAGAAGGGGAATTTATGGCATTCGCCCGCGAAAATCTGCTGTCCGGTCATGGTCCACAGATTCCGACGCTGGTCGTCCCTCAGGGGGGACGACCGGTGTCGCCTTTTCTCCTGCGAGATCCCGCTAACCCTGACAGCCCCTTGGACTGTGTTGCCCGGCTGGCAACACAGGACGGCGTAGATTACGATACATGGGAGGCCTCCGGGGGCTCTGTGCTGGCAGATAGTCGGGAGCATTGGTCCTCACCGCAGGAGTTATTTTCCGCCCCTGCGACGGCGGTTGACGCCTTAACCGGTTCCTTTAAAGTCGCCTTGCCGGCAGCGGCTACGGCTGCCTCGGGTTTATTTCTTCTCCAGTTCAGCCTGCTTAACCGAGACGGGCTTCTCGTGTTAGCCAACGCCGGTTACCTGGAAGTGCAGCCATCTCTCCGTAGCGCGCAGTCTCGTCAACACCTCCTCTCTGTGCCTTATCTACGACGACGATTGCGGGACGCCCATCCGCGGGCCAACCGAATCCTGGAGGAGTGTGAATTTACGGTCGTTGAAATCCACGACGCCGTCGTCGCTGCCGTGAACGAGTTTAATACCACCACGCCGGTGATGACCTCTTTCACGGAAACCAATTTTCCGTACCCTCTCAACCTGGTCGACGGCGTCATCGCCCGCCTGCTGGAGATGGCTGCGATCTGGTATGAGCGGAACAGGGTTGAGATAGCCGGGTCCGGGTTGCGAGTTGATGACATGAACAAAGCTGCGGCTTATTTGAAGCTTTCCACCCTATTCCAGGAGCGATGGGTGCGGTGGATTAAAACTTTCAAAAATCAAGCAAATATTATGAACGGCTTTAATTCAGTCCCCAGCGGTTTGTTCTAGGACGCCCATGGATACCCTGCTTCGAGACAGTCCTTTTGAACGCGTCTCCGTCCTCCTCGGCATCCAAGGGGATGCTGAGATATCCTTCCTACCAAAAACGGATCTACCGTTTCCGCGGCCCTGGCTTTTCCAGATCCAGCGCGCCACATCCCCCGGGGAGTGGTCCGACGTGGGCAGCACCTCGGAGTCGTGGGTTGCACAGGACTTAAGTCGGTACCGTTACGATATCCTTGCCGAATCCTGGTATCGAGTCGGACTCGTCGACGCCGATGACGTAGTACATTACTCCCAACCGATACAAGCAGGCACCGGCCTGTCTCGGCATGACTGGCTCGTTGCTCGCGAAGTTGTGAGGCAGGCGACGCAAAAGATGCGGCTCGGCTCCGGCAGCGACGGCTGGCTCCTGAGGCGAAAAGAGTGGGGCGAATTATGCACTCGTTGCGGCGACGAGATCACAAACCAGGGCGGCAACAGCCAATGCGAGGTATGCTATAGTACCGGGGTAGTGGGCGGATATCATTCCCCTTACCCGATTTCGGTGGAATGGTTGAATGAACAGAGTTCCAAGGCTTATTGGCGAGAACCTCTAAGCCGCCGTCACATCATCTTGCGGCCCGCTTTGGCCCTCGGTGTTCCTCGCTGGCTGGCGGGCACCGTTTTTATCGAAAAGAACACAGATCGGCGGTACGTAGCGCAGCCCGATATCCAAGTTGCCACTGCTATCCGGGGCTTACCGCTCGTCGTAGCCGTAGCCCTGCAGCCTATAGAAACCACCGATGTGATTTATTCCTTCCCCCGACCGGCGGAGCAATAACGGTGGAATACGGAAGACCGAAATCGATAAGTAAGCCGACGTCGGAACCGGCGACGAAAAAGACGTCGAAAAACGAGGGCGTCCAGATCGTGGAGACCGTGCGTGTTCAGGATTGGGCACCACCTTGGAGTTTGATCCATGCCTCCTTACGATGAGCGAATAAGAGACCCCAATCTCGTCAGCACCATCGCTGATGAAGGCTTGAGCGAGAACCTTGTCTCCAAGATACTGTTGGAGTGCTTGAGGCAAATGTTTCTCAGCTCCGACAATTTCGCTACCGCTACGATGCGTAATCGACAGCCCTCCTTGATCTGGAGTCCCGATGTCGCCCTGTCCCGAGTGCGCATCGTGCGTGACGTCGATTGGGCGCCGCAGGACGAGGGTCGAATGCCTGAGATCGTTATTCGTTTGCAGGGAGTCCAGTGGCAATCGCCAAATGTCGGAGGCCGGATGGACGCGCCCTATGAAACAGTTGAGGACCCGGAGTGGCTATCTCAACTGGTGACGGGGCGTTGCGTGGTCTGGGCCATCAGCAGCGTGCCTGACGAGGCCAAGGAGCTGGCCCATGAGATCGGATTGTTTTTTTCCGCCTTCGCCCCCGCAATAACCCAGGAGTACGGATTGGAACAGCTCGCGGTTGCCGCAATCGGCGGTGTCGTACACGTAGCTGAGCGGAAAGGCTGTTGGGGCTGTCCCGTAGCCCTCGGTTATCGCTGGACTATCACCCAGCAACTGATCCAGCAGCGACCAAGAATTGCGGAGATTATCTCTGATACCGCGTCGTAGGCGGTTGGTGGCGAGTTATTTCGTCTTACGGTAAAATGCAGGTGTAAACATTTTCCTCGCAGGGAACTCTGCGAGACCAAGTCACGGAGGACTTAGATATGGTTCGCACCGTTCCGAGTTTGAATATTTATCAAGAGTTTCTTCGGTCCCCCTCGGAATTGGTGGAGAACCTCCAGGCGGTGATCGTTGCACCCCACTACTACATTTGCCGTTACGCCAACTCCGAGGAGAAACCCCTGGGAGCTTTTGGGGCGTATACCGGCTCCGAGGTAGTCGGCAGTTGGCCTAACCGTCCCGCCGGCGCCGATGTCGATCTCACCGACGTGCGGCTATTCCTGGACAACGCTCTTCTGCGGTATTTCCACGACCCCTTGACGGACGCCTCCGTAATTCAGGTAGGAGACGTTACCAATAAGCTTGTCGCCGCCGATCTAGTATTCCGCACCGCCAACGGGTACACACGCAGCGACGCCTTCCGAGGTCGTGACGTGCAGCTCGGAGACGTCGTCAAAGTCACCTCAGCGGAGGGTGAGATATTCTGGAGTACCGTGGCCGGCTTTGACTATGACACCGTGGCCGCTTCGGTCGGCGTGGGGTCTGCGGACACCAATAACCAAGGTACGCTTGTTGAGGGCGCTTCCTCAACGGCTTCTGGGTTCACAGGTGTTGACATCGTAGCCGACGCCGCCGAATACGACGGCCTCGCAGCCGGCCACCCACAGGAAACCTACACCCTCACTTGCACGGAAGCGATGCAGGGCGGTGATCTGACTACGGCCCGCTTTGCCGTAACCACCGCCAGCGGCACCGATAACGTCGCCGAGATGGCTTTCTCCGAGGGCTCCGGCGAAGCTCATTACGTCGGCGCCAGGGGTCTGCTGGTGACTCTGACGATTACGGCTGGAGACACCATCGCCGTAGGGGACACTCTCGCGGTTACGGTGCGCCAAGCATTCACCGCAGGCGCCCTGACAGTTGAGGATGCTTCCGACTACACCGGCACCCGGGATCGTACCTACGTTATATCCGTCGTCGGCATCGATGCCACGACTGAGGATCCCATTGTCAATGTCACCACATCGAGGGGTGATGATGTTGACGGTCCCAAGGTGATACCGCTGGGCGAAGCCACTGCTGTTGGTAGCTACGGCGGTGTTATCAGTTTTGATACCTCGCCGTGCCCGGGGGATAAGTTCTATTTCTCCGCCACAGCAGCGGCCGACGGGGCCTGCAACACCCTCGTACTCAGCCGTTCGTTGCCCTCAATCATCAGCGAAGATATCGTCTCCAGTATTGGCGGCGTCGATTTCCCCGGCGGCACCCCGGCGGACCTGGACGTACAGCTCTTCATAAAGAAGAACGTAGAAATTTCGCGGTACTACGCCTACCCGAGCGAAAATTTCTCACCCGCTTCTTTGTCCCTGACGGTGCGGAGCGGGTTAACACTGACGGATTCCTCGGTTGCTGACGACAACGGAAACCTGATCAACCTTCCGGTGCTCGGCGGTTCGCTGTACGTGGATTACCGAGCCATACTGCCGACCTATGCCGCCGCAATGTCCAGCTTGGACGCCGCGGAGAACGTAACCAACCTCCTCGGGCCGGCAATTCCGGAGAATCCTCTCAGTCTCGCCGTATACTTGGCTTTGCTTAACAGCAACGGGCAGCCGGTTAACTTCGTAGCCGTTGAGAGCGATGACACCGACGGTTACGCCGCAGCGTTATCCTTGATACAGGACCATTACGAGGCTTACGGTGTAGTCCCCTGTACACAGGCCGCCGAGATTCAAACCTTGGTTAAGGCGCACGTTCTCGCTCAGTCCGCAGCATCTCGCGGTCGTTTCCGCATCGCTTGGCTGAACAGTGCCTCCTTGAAGACGGCCAAGGTCACGGATCTCGGCGATGACGACGAGATGCTGACGGCCCAGTTCAGCTTGGATCCCGACACCGCCGCGTACACCTTGGTGACCAGCGAACACGGCAACTTTATAACCGACGGCGTACGGGCCGGGGACATCGTGCGGTATAATTACGGCGTCGACGGCGACGGCGTCGAGTCTCTTGACTCCGCTATCGTTGACGAAGTTCTGTCCGAGGACCAGTTGCGTCTCGTCTCGGGTCCCTCGGTCGGTACCAGCGTTGAAGCTCGCATCGAGATCTGGCGTACTCGAAGCGGGGCAGAGGAAGCAACTGGTTACGGTGGCTTCAGCGCCGGCTTCGGGCATCGCCGCGTGCGCCACGTTTGGCCGCCCGTCGCAGAATTGGCCGACGGCACCACGGCTCCGGGTTGGTCGCTTTGCGCCGCTCTCGCCGGCTTGAGGTCCGGAGCTGCTCCGCACCAGCCCTTGACCAACGCGGAGCTGAACGGGTTTGCCGGCGTTTTGCGGACTACGCAGGACATGCGGGAGTCGGACCTCGACATCATGGCCTCTCTCGGTACCTGGGTCATTACTCAGAATCGCAGCGGCGGCGCCCTTTATACCCGCATGGCCCTGACAACCGACGTCAGCGACGCCAATCACTGGCAAGACCATCGGACTTCAAATAACGACTCCATCTGCTTCGGCCTCAATAACCGGTTGAAGGAGATTGTGGGTACCGTAAATATCACGGACAACACATTGGCCTTCATCGCCACCGAGATCCGATCCGCCGCAAAGTATTATCAAGCCGGAACGGCGTCTTCGAACCTCGGCCCGCAGCTCCTCGGTCTGACAATCACAGACGGACCGCGGCAGGATGCAACGATGAAGGACAGTGTTATTGTCGTAGTCGAGGCCCAGACACCTTACGGCTTGGACAATCTGGATTTGTATTACCGGGTCAGCTAAGTTAAGCGACGCCGCCACTGGTTACTAATAACGGCACCACAGGCATAGGAGCCAATTGACATGGATGTATTTGAGAGAAAAACAACCTTCGCCGGCGGTTTCAACGCCACTTCGACCAAGGTGGTATTTGCTGGTTTCCGCTCCGGCCTGTCGTTTGACACCGTCGGTTTCAACTACAATCAGCAGGTGGTTCGTTTGTGGGATCTCGACGGTGACGGCGGGTCCACCTACCTCGTAGCCGGGCCGGCCAGCGGTAGCCTGCAGATCGCCAAAACTATCGGCCCCCGCAGTCTGTCTCTGGAGTTTTATCAGCGATATTCCAGCGTTTGTCGGGCCTCGGAGAACATCTTGGCTTTGCAGGCCTCGGTGGGTTGTATCACCAAGACCGGGGAATCAGGTACGCGGAGCGGGTCCCTGAACATCGCTCTCAATGGTGTGGTGTTTGCCGGTATCAATCTGAATGTTGCCTCCTCAGATCCCATTATTCGGCAAGGCCTCGCGGGCACCTTCATTTCGCTGGAGTGGGATGAGCAGGGGGCCTCGCAAAATTAAGATGAAATAAAGCCCGGAGATCTTTGACCAGTCCCCTCCTTCTGGTTGAAACTCCGGGCGCCCCTCTCGTAGGTGCTTCTATGGCTGACGTAATCCCCGGTGATGGAGTCCCCACCTACAAGCGGCGAACCGAGGCTGACCCCGGCGCTGACTGCGGGTGGCAGGGACGAGACTTCTCGTCCCCGGGTCCCTCGATTGTACGCTGTCGAGTCAAGGCTTATATCAGCGGGGTTCAGGCCTACGTTGTCTACGGCATCGGGTTCGAGGATCGATGGGCCTGCGACATGCCGGCGACCTTGGGAGCTCTCGGTTATCGCCCCTATTTGTGCCATGCCCCCGGCACCCACGTACTCGTGTTATTCGAACGACCCGACGCTCCGTGGGGCGTAATCCTCGGAGCCACGCCTCGCATCGACACCGCCGAGTTTGACTACGGCGGCGACGCCCTGACTCACGTTGCCGGCATCGGGTTAGGTTACGATGCCGTACACCGCAGCCCCCTGCGATTGGACACCGACAACCCCGAGGGTCCTGAGTTCTCGAACGGCAGACCTATGGATACCGTGGCTGGGGATTATGGTTTTCTCAACGACCTCGGCGTCGGGTTGCACGGCGGCAAGCTGCAGGTGCAACTCCGCGGCGGCGCGGCTCAATTATCCGTTTCAGCCCTCGACAACGAGATTCATATGTTGGCCGAGGCCGTGACAGAGGAGACTTGGACTACCCATCGACGACTCTACTGCGATCAAGGCGAGGGCAGTGAGGTACGACTAAGTACTCCCTACCTGTGGGAGGGCCTCGGAGCGATGAACCCCGAGGAGCCGGTCTGCAACTATGAGGACATCCCGGCACACCCCTCCGCTGTTGAAACCCAAACGCAGGTGGAATGTTATGCCGCAAAGCATTGGGATCAGTCCGGATTGTTTCGTTACATCGAATTAGGGGGTTATCTTGCCGACGGCCTGCAGCATAATTGGGTGGCTTGCCCCATAAACCCCGGCGGCCTAGGTCGTCTTAGCGGTGTAGATGATCAGCTCTGGAAGGGTCTCGCAGAGACCCAAGTAGGCATTGACGGATTTCTGACCCTGCGAACCGCTAAAGGTTTGTTGCTGGAAAAAACGGTAATGATCCCTGTCCCCCTGGAACGGCATCAGCCTCACGACCCCGCCGGGGACGCCGACGACGAGTGCGATTGGGGTGCCCCGGAATACCGGGAAGACGAAGTTGATTATCAGTGGCCCGAGGATCCCACCGCGAGACAATCACTGGCGGCAGATCACAACGCGCATCGCACCTTTCGCACCAACTCGTTAGGACTGCGGGGCCACAGCAGGGATTGGAGAGTAACCGACGAGAGGGCCACGGCGGCGGCGACGGGAGCCCGGGAGGACTATTTCCCGAAACCGCTCGGAGAGGACTTCCGAGCCGATGAGCCGACGTCGCAAACACTGCGGGTGGACCACCGCAGGCCGCAAGTAAAGTATTACGCCAGCCGAGCCTTCGTGCTATTTTGCGACGACGGCTCCATCGTCTTTCAAGACGGCTATGGTTCCACGATCTCAATGAGCGGGGGCAATGTAGAAATATCTCCCCGCGGCAGCCTGGTCATGCGGCCGGCCAAAGATGTAGTAGTCATGGCTCCTCGAGACTTGGTCCTAAACGCGGGCCGCAACGTAGAGATTGCGGCCTCGCATGGAGACGTTCTTGCCAAAGCTGAGCGTAATATGCACCTCCTCTCCGGCAACGGCGGCACCGGTGGAACCTTGATAGAAAACAGGGTTGAGGACCCGCGAGGAGATAAAATCGATTTCGCTTCCGCCGGCTCCGAGAGTATCTCCTCCGGAATCTTGCTGAAGGCCAAGGGCGCTCCTTTAATGACTTGGTCCGCCACGGCATACCTGCGGAGTCTTATGGGGGAGCTGGTCTTGGACTCTTCCGCCGGAGATGCAGATGTAAATTTGATCGGGAAAAATGTTGTCTCTCACGCCGTGAATAGCGTTCGACACTTGGTCGGTGTTTCCCCCGAGCGGGGGGACGATATTTCCGCCGCTGCCACGTTGTCGCTCAGCGCCGCCTCGTGCTACGTCACCTGCGGCGATCTACAATTGCGGCTCAGCGGAGGCCTGACTTCAATTGTTTCCAAGAGCGGCGGCAAGCCCCGTTTATTTCTTGATGGCTCCCTGACAGCCTCCGGGGCCGTCACGGCCTCCGCTACAGAGATCCGGAAATATGAGGAGCGATCTCAGTCCCCCTCAGTCGCGGAGTTGAAGGAATCCGCTAACGAGATTCGTAACGGTATCTCCGAGGCCTTGAAGGTGTTACGGTCTCGCTCCTACGCCGTCGGCAGACCCGGTAACGCAGAGTTTATGCGCCACGTCTCCTTCAGTTTTAACGCCTCCAGTCGGTATGGTACGCTTGTCAAATTCCGGCTTAACGAGACTTTGTGGCAGGCATCTTTTGGGCAACAGGGCGGCGAAGTATGGGAACAGCCCGACGTACTGTTTCAGGGGCGGACCAAGACGTTGCCGTGGCCGGGCCGGGAGGCTTGGGACGCTTCGGAGAGTTATGGTAAAATGGACTTAGCGGCGCTGAAAAACTTGGACAGTCAGCACGGAGGACGGAAATCGGCGGAGACCTTTGAAGCGGTACCGCCGACGCCGGTATCGTTACGAAATAATTATCGTATCGATACCCACGGAACTTAAGGGACAGGTATGCCCTCGCCTGGAGGGGGATGAACGCTCAGGAGACAGAGCGGGTCTGGTTGGGCACCGAGAATTGTGGCACACGATACGTGCCGGAAAGTAGGGATTTATGGCGATCAACGGGTTACCCCTCAGGAGAAACACACCAATCGAAGAGGAGGCTGTGCAGCAACTCGTGGAGGGCTCTACTCCTACGGTTGCGACGGAGTCCCCCCCTGAGACCCCCACGGCGGAGGTCGAGGAGACCGTGGAAGAGGCTCCCTCAGCTTCCGTTAAACATTGTCAATTCTGCGGCCGGGATCCGGCGCAGCCGGTAAGAGTTGTACCGACCGATGAGGATCGGCAGGAGTTTACGAGGTATACCTTGGCCGGCGGCCGGTGGCAGAAAACCTACTTCGAAATGGGCGGGCGACTCCGTATCACCTTTCGGAGCCTCCGGCTGCGGGAGACGGATGACGTAAATCAGCAACTGGCCAAAGAACTGTCTACAGGCGCCCTGAACGACGTACGCGTGGCCTACGCGAGGCAGAACAGGTTGCAGCTGTCCTTCGCCCTCGTGTCAATCCTGGCGACAGACGCCGAGGACCGAGTACAAACAAATCGCACCTTCCCGCCTCCGACTCGGGAAGATTTCAGGGCCGAGGATACGTGCCTTTGTGTTCGTCGTGATGAGAGCATTTTTGACGAGGGCGAAGAAGGTATGTCGGTAGCGATGTATGATCTGATCTATCGACGCTTCATCGAGTGGGACACCCTGCAACAGTTGCTTATGGCAAGGAGTGTAAAACCGGATTTTTCCGGGGCGACCCCGTCTGCGCTATGATGGTGGTCGCTGCTTCTCGGGGGTTGTTGAAACCTCTAAAGCTTAACGACACGAGAGGGCGTATTCGGGAAGCCCTGTTACTCCGACATTTGCGTCGTGAAAGCTTGATTGAAATAGACAAGCTCCTTTACATGAGAAACGTTCAGGACGCATCGGCGCCGTTTGCCAGCAACGAATACCGGGAGCAGCGCGCCGAAGTTCTCCAGAAGACAGGGTTGCGGTTGATGGGTTTGTATCAACCCTGGCTTGACGTTGAACAAGAGCTAAAACAGGCTGAGCAAGATGCTTACCAACGAGATTTGCAGACGTGGGAAAGTAATTGGGGCCGTATGGACGATCCGGAGATACTGGCGGAGACAGCGCGTCTGGCGGAGGCGTTAAAGAACGGCGTTGAATTCGGGCTGCCGGAGGGCTTTATCCGTGGGAGTGAATGATGCCTTTGGAAATCCGTATTATTCCGACGCCTCCGGCCCGTGGGCGGGGAATCTGACCCCCTCGCATCTGTCGCCTCATATGCTGCCGGGCGGCGCAAATCCCTGGGTTCGGGACCCCTTTGACGGAGGCGCCAGCGCGGGTCAAGCGGCTCTCGGACACCTGGCCAACTCGCCGATCTCCGCGATCATCATGCAGATCAGCTCCATGCTGGGGCATCCGATAACCCCGATGGGCAACAGCTACGGTCCGGCAGCCACGGCAATGTACTACAGGCAGCAGCAAGATTTGGCTTCCTTGCAGGGCATGACACAGCAGATGGACGTGGAGCAGTTACGAGCCATGCTGGCTCGAATGACTGGCCCTCTGATGGGAGATACCGTAGGCGCTCCCACCGCGATGGCTCAGGCCGCCTTGGGCGTCCTAAACAACCCCGCGGTATCCGCACTGGGAGCACAGAATGTAATCAACCGCTTCGCAAATATGGGATTCGGTGGTACCAGCCAACAGATGGCTAATGCGATCTACAGCGGCACACGGCACCTGCAAATGACTCCGGAGGAAGTCGGACGCGTTACCGGCGTTCTGGGAGGAGCCTATATGCCCTACACGGACGGCGGCGGTCTGTCGGGTGTTTCGGACCGTGTTTTTACGCAAGGATTGAACCGAGGCGAGATAGGCGAAACAATCGCCAGCATGAGTCGTAACTTCGTGCTCGACTTCGGCATGAGTGACAGCGGAATGGTTGAATTTTCCAAAAAAGCCAACGCTATGGTCAGCAGTCTGAAGGACCTATTCGGCCGAGACAAGCCCATAACGCAGCTGTTCCAAAACCTCCAAGAGCTGACGCAGGGTGGTTTGCAGCATATGGATGCTTCGCAACTACAGGGCTTAGTGGATCGGCTAAAAAGCACTACCGCGATTAACGGCTTACGACCGGAGCTGATGCTGGAATCTGCCCGGATGAACGCTATGTTTGCGAGGCAGCTCGGGATGCCCGGCGTGGTGGGCGTGGATATCGCAACAGATATTGCCAATCAGGCCGGCGGCGTGATGGCTGCCAGGTCGCACGAAGATGTATGGGGGCAGTGGGATTACAACGAGATGACCAATTATCTCACCATGTCCCGCCACGCGATGTATCAGTCGCCAGGGATGTCCGGCGCCGGCGGTGTTCTCCGGTTGGCCCGGAGATCGAAGAATGCCGGCGTTCAGGAATTGGCGGCAAAGATACGTAACGGACAGTTGACAGACGAGGATATGCAAAACCTGAGCAACCCCACCGCCCTTGCCGAGAGATTCGGGCAGGAGTTCTCGACCTCCGAGGCGGCTTCCGCTTTCTTTTCCGATCAACTCTCAAACTCGCAGTATTTTGAGCACGTCGACACCTCCGCCATTACGCGAGGGCGACTCCGGCAATCCATGGCCGACGCTATCAGTCGCTCCTCTAGTTTGATTAACTCCATGGCCGGTTCTTCCCAAGGGGATGTTCGGAATCGCGCCACGGAATTAGTGGCGGCAATTAATGGCTCCTCCTCACAGGATCAAGAGGGTCGTATAAAAGCTATGGCGGCAGTGTTGGGGGACGACGTCGGTCTGGCTCGTGAAGTCTGGGAACAGAGCAGCACCTTCTTGCGAGGCACATCAGGAATATCGCAATATGATGCTGCCAACATTACTTCGAATGCTTCCGCCAAGGCCCAGGAGGCTCGAGCGGCTCAGGCCGCTCGGCTGGCCGGCATCGAGCAGGTTATAAAAGCCACCGGCGTAGGGGCCAACGGCCCCTTGGGGGAGCGGATATCCTCGCTCCTCGGTAGCACCGCCCCGGTTTCCATGGACCAGTTTCTAAAAGGCGTCTTCGGGGCTCCCGACGCGTTAGCTATGCAAACGCTCGGTAAGGCCTTGGGCAAAGATTGGGCACCTTCCGGGGGCTTGGGTCAACTGCACGAGGATTTCACGGCCCTGCACGCCGCGATTAACGAGTACGGCGCCGACTCTCCCGAGGCCAAGGCTGCGGCTGAGAAATATAAGAGTACCTCGTTTACCGTTCTCGGTGAAGGGGGCGAATATAAACCGGAAGAATATAACATCTTCGCTACCCGCGGCGAACAAGCGAGGGTTGAAAAAACTCTAGGACATCTGAAATATATAGAAGAAAACTTCCCGGAGCGACGACAGCTGTTGAAAGAGCAGGTCGGAGGGCTTCGCCGATTCCTCGACAGCGACGCCGGAGGACAGTGGCTTAAGAGTCGAGCCACGGTATTTGCTGAGCGATCCGGGATGTCGTCCCAGGAAGTTTATAAGCAACTCCTGGCGGACCTCAAGGGGCTCGACGAGGTGGCCGGCAGCGATCACGAGATCGACGTTACAGAGACCCGGAAACGCTTGACGGCGATCAACGAGCGTTGGGGCGGCACGTTAAGTAACATTCTTCATCAAACCGCAGATGGTAAGTTGGTGGTGGACACGCGAGGCACCCAGGTCGCTGCTCAATCGCTTGAAGGGGGTATGACGGCAAACACGGTAAGTATTCGAGCCGACGTAGTCCACGTAGAGGGCAAAGAAAAAGATTCCGCCAGTTCGCCGACCCGGCAGCCTGGGCCTGGGAAAGATGAAGCGGAGACACTGCGATGAAAGTCTTTTATGACAATGTCGGCAGACTCGCGGTAGTCTCCGGAGGAGCTCTGCCTGCCGTGATCAGTGTTCCCGGCCTGCGGGCCAACGGTGTTTTGCTGACGCAGGTCTCCTGCAGTCAAGCCGCGAATATACAGATTCAACCCTCCTTGGCTCGAGCGGTCTTTATTTACGCCTACGGAGATCGAGTGGGTCAGATGAAAATATCGGGATCCGCGTTTGTGGGTCAATTCTGCGGCGACGGCGGCCGTGGCTCCGCTATGGACGGTGCCAACAGCATCCTGCAGTTTTACGCCACCAACAGAGTCTCCGCTACTATCGCACCGTTGGTGATCACGATCGGAAAAACCAGCTTCTCCGGTTTTCTGCACGGCGTGGATCTTGGGACCAGCGACCCCACAACACGCGTATTCCAATGGTCTATGTCTTTGGCGATGCTTCCGAATTTTGACGGCCTGATCGACCGAGCCAAGCAAAACCAACCCGAATCCTCGGAATCACCCAGCTCTGGAAGCTCAGCGGCTGGGTCTCCGTCTTACGGGGGCGAGATGACCTCAGCGGCTGGGTCTCCGTCTTACGGGGGCGAGATGACCTCAGCGGCTGGGTCTCCGTCTTACGGGGGCGAGATGACCTCAGCGGCTGCGGTCGACTGGAAACCCCCGGCTGCTAGTGTTGGATCCGGCTTGTTCACTTCAGCCCGGCTCCCGCTGTAAGCGATTAATTGAGGCGACTATGGTAAATCATCTACGAACACTGTTGCTCAATAGCAGTGCCGCGTCGTTAAACACAGATTGTGACTGGGCTCAGTATGTGGATCCCGCATTCCGACCAGTCTCTCTGTCGCCGGCGATGCGGAGCACTTGGCGGATACTTTTTGGCAGCGGTCCGGACAGTTGGTCGTTGAACTGGTCAGCGGCTCGGTACCTGAATATTCTGCACCTCTCAGAACTGTCTTCCTTCGTAGGGTATTACGATTCTAGGCTGTCCTACCAAGCTCCGGTGTTGCTCGACGATTCTCTACCCCTTGCCCTGTTGACCCCGCTCGACGGTGCGAGCTCCCCGCAACTTACCGGCGTGCCCGCCGAACACTCCGACGGTAAAGCCTACAATGACTTCGAAGTTCTTCTCGTCGGCGGCGTAGTAACCGTTCAGGACCTGATCCGCGGCACATCGACGTCCGTTCCTGCCGGTGCGGCGGGTGATTGGTCAGCACCAATTGCCGTAGCCCGCAGCGGCCTGCATATCCGCGTGCCTCTCGCCGCAGACGGCGCTTGGCGAGTAACAACGGTGGTTCCTGTGAGTCAGAGCATCGCGGAGATCCTACAGAACTTAGAGAGTTCCTCCGGTCAGTGGTATGGAGAGCTGTTTGCCTTGCGGTCCTCGGAGCCGCTGTCTACCTTTCACTCCTTATGGTCAAACAACAGATCCGACGCCCTGAAATTCGCGGCCTTTCTGCTGGCGTGGGTTTGGCGGGCAGAGGAGCTCCGCAATGCCTAGTGTTCCTCATTACGCCACCGATGTTCAACTCTGGCTGGTGGTTGATGGCGCCGGCGAAGTTCCGGTCCGAGATATCAAATTACGGTTCGCCGTCAACAGCATTCCGACGGCTACGGTAACTCTGAACACCGGCGTCGACGCCGCAAACCCTTCTACTCGATCAAAGGCTCACGAGCTGGGGCAAAAATTGTATCGCGGTATGTCTGTAAAGATGTATGTGCAGCTCACCGGCCAGGCCGGCCCCGATCAGACGTGGCCGGGTACGCCGATCATGATTTTTGACGGCTTTATCAGCTCCGCGGCGCCGCAGATCGGTAACGGTTTGGGCGTCTCCATCGGTCTCGTGCACTGGCTCGATAAGTTGGATAGCACGCACTGGTTAAATTCTCTGATGGACCCTGCAAGCGCCGAGAATACCTACAGGCCCTACGGTTTCCGGGGGCAGGCCACGGCCACCGTTAATAGTGATGTGCAATGGAAATTTTCGGCCTACCAGGATTTTTGGGTCGGAGCCATTAAACCGGTGCTACTCGAGGTAGCCCGTTCTACGTCAAAACAGTCTCAGTTCTCGGCACAAATCGGCCGAGTCCACGAGTCCGGCTACATCAAGAATCTAGTGGGTTACGAGGCGCCCAACGCTGCTGCTGCGGCGGTACTGGAAAGGATGGATGATGCGAAGCACATCGCCATCTCGCCTTTACCTCTGCTGAGTCAGGCCGGCGTCAACGCCGCCGTCATTCGGGATTTCGACGCCGGCTTGGGGCACATCCTCTGGAATCAGGAAGGATCTCCGACACTCTGGAGTAAGATGCTTCGTATCGCTGGCGCTACGATGTGTGCCATCGTACCTACCGTGGAAACCGCCGCTTTCGTTCCCTGGGTCCCCGCTCTTGATCGGCATTGGCTGGAGATCCCGGCAAATGAGCTTTGGAGTCTCTCTCCTAACGCCAAGTTGCCAAGGGGTCTGCGGGGCGTGATATTAATGAATGATATTCCGGCCGTCTTCGGCATCTCCGCTGGGCGAGTGCCGGGAGTGGTCGGGTTCTACGACATAGCCGCCGACCCCGCCATCCCTGCCTCGCTGGTGGGGGACAACCCCGGGCAGTTTCTGACTCAGAAAGCACACCCTTGGCTCACACCGCATCTCGGCGGGGATATGTTACGATCCTTAAGCCGTAATGCCCTGGGTCCCCCGCAGGCCTCACAGATGGGGGATCAGAGAGCGGCGACTCAAGCCAAAACCGCCTATAAAGAAGCGTTTGCTAACCAACTGGCCAAAGCAATTTATATGGCCGAGGTTTTTAAGTTCCGGCCCTTGGCGGCTGTTACGCGTTTACGTTTCGACGTCTGCCCCGGTTCGACGGTGCGTATCGTTGGCGGTAACCCCGACTTCGACGTACCAGGGTATACCGCGGAGGGTTGCTTGGCGAGTGTAAGCATCGTACATGTCACCATTTCCGCAGACGAGGGTTGTCGTACCGTCCTGGAATTAAGCCACCTGCGGCTCGCTCACGAGACCTGTTTTTCTTTAAGCGATAACCCATTTTTTCAAACCTCCTGGGCCGGTTCCCCACTTGTTAACATCCCCGGCGTGACGCCGTCCTTTTAGGAACGTGGTACAATAAGACTATGGAACAGGATTCGAATACAGCCTTTTCTCGTTGGCACAAGAAGCCTAGTCCTGCCGGCATGCATTCCATACTCTCGGCAACGGCCCCGGATATAGATCGGGCGATCCGAAGTGCCGGCGGTCAGGTTAGTCCCTTGACGAGGGGGTTGGGACGTCGTATTGTGGCAGAGGCAGCTAAGAGCTACAGGGCTGACTCGGGAACGCAGTTCAGGTCTTGGGCTCAGACACAACTACAACGACTCGTCAGGGATGTCCGGGGCACTAAATTTACCACCAAGGTCCCCGAGGTACGAGCTCGTGAGGCGATGCGGGTTAAAGACATTGTGGCACAGCTTGAAGCCGATACCGGTTTTGAACCCGCCGATTCTGATATCGCGGATCGCTTAGGCATCTCCTTGAAAAAAGTGCGGCAGCTGCGGGCCGGCTCCGTGCCGGAGATTATTAACCAAGGCGATAACGACGTCGAAGAAGAGTTAACCAACGAGGGGCTTCTGCAGGATATGGTTTATGCGGATCTGGACAGCCGCGGCAAGGTAATCATGGAACACTTGACCGGTTATAACGGCGCTCCCGTGCTGCCCGCCAAGGAGATAGCAAAGAAGCTGAAAATTTCTCCCGCGGCTGTCAGCCAACGACTTAATACGGTTCGACAACTATTGGCAGAAGCAGGAGTCGCCCTAAGTGCCTGAATTGTTCGAAAACTTCGCTCACGCCGCCTCACAACTTCGGGCGAAAGCCGAGAATGACGTGGCCGCTCTGTGCAACGAGGCCCAGCCGAGCTGGATCCGATTTTCAGACGAGGCTCCCGTAAGTAGGGAGGCTTCGCTGCGGGGTTTGGAGAGGGCTGAGATAAATGAACGATTCAAGCAGGTGGTAGAAAAGGCGGCAGAGACGGAGGAGACGGCGGGGTTAGTCGCGGCAATCCAACACGACTTCTTGGCGGCCGTCACCCGAGATGTGCTGCAGCGGCGACGGCCTCGCGTGGGTCGGTTAATAGCGGCGGCTAACGCGGCGAATCGATTGGCGACCTGCAATACGGCGATAAATTATATCAACGCGATCATCACCACGAGGACGGCGTAAATGCAACCCGTAGATTTATACTTGCTGGGTGAGCAGGATAATGGCAGGTTAACGCTGCGGGTCAACCGGGACGCGCAAGTTTGCCGAGGCCCTGCAGCGGCGGCGCAGAAATTTATCGCCTGCCTACTGACGATTAGGGGCTCCGATGTTTCTGCACCACACTACGGGTCGGATTTTATGAGCCGATTAACACAGGGGCAGTTGCGAAACGAGGCTCAGATAACGATGGCTTTTTCTGCCGCAGCGCATCAGGTGATTAGTTATCTACGAAGTTTTGACGCCCGCAGTCCTGAAGACGAACAAATCGTGGGAGCGGATATTGAGGATATGCAGCTTGCAGCGGACTCCCTGACAATCCGGGTTCTATTGTGGACCGCGGCAGGAGAGACTGTTTTTACTCTCCCCTTCAACTTGTAAGGTAAGAGATGACAGAGATATCTTTCGCAGATCTTGACCCGCTCGCCGTGACTGAATATGCCGAGTTTCTGGCGGAGAAACTCAGGGAGGTCGACGATGAAGTCAGCTTATTCCCCGGCGGAGCCATTTACGAGCTGGTGCTGAAAAAAGCGGCCGCTATGCATCTTGTTGAAAACGTATCTCTGACTCGTTTGCGAGACTATTGGAACATCCAAGCAATCAGCCAAGCCCCCGAAAGCGCCGACGACGCCGTCGTTGATGCCCTACTGTCAAATTTCAGAGCCGCGAGACAGCCAGGCGTAGCCGCCACAGGGCTCGTTGAGATTATCCTGAGCCAGGAGCACGCCCTGTTAATCTCTGCCGGCACTCGTCTCACGGCCGCCGGCATTACTTTTGCTACCGCTGCGGACTATGTAGTGGTTCGTAGCGAGGCCGATAAGACCTCCGACACGGATCGGGTGCTTCGTAGCCGCCCCGATGGCCGGTACTCCTTCCAAGTTCCAGTAACCGCGGTAACCGCGGGGGTTGCCGGGAATATCGCGATCGGCTCCTCTTTCGTCGTCAGTCCTCGTCCTATCTTCTTTTCCGACGCTGTTGCGGCCTCCGGTTTCAGTAACGGAACGGCTGCGGAAACCAACACTAGCGTATTAAGCCGGGCAACGCAGGGGATGACCGCCGCTGTTCTCAGCTCTCGGGCCTCGGCGGCCCGGCTCCTTCAGACTTTAATCCCGAGTACTCAAGCAGTTTCCGTAACGGGCATGATGGATTCTGAGCTGACAAGAGGTCGTCGGTCCCTCTTGGGTTTCAGCGGCGGAGGTCGTGCCGACATCTACTTACGGTCGCAGGTGACGTTGGATATTCTTCGAGTCACCCAAACAGCTGTTTTGCTGGACGCCGCCACGCATACCTACCAGTTGTCATTGGGACGGGATGCTGTAGCCGGAGCCTACGAGGTGGTGGCCGTTAAAAGTCCTGCTGCCGATGACGGTACTGACCTGTGGGCCGACAACCTGGGCATCACCTCAGTTGTCTGGTCACAGGATCTTTCCAACCTCCTATCCCCTCCCGATATTATGACATCTGCCGAGGCGGCTTTTTCCCGGTATCAATCCGTCGTGGTGGAGTTTACAGACGAGTCCGACGCCGGCACCTACAACCTCTATCTGCGGCGACTGCCAAGCATCGATACGGCGCAAGCGTTTTGTAACGACGAGGCGCACTCCGATCCCCTGGCTGACTGGCTGGTAAAGTCTCCGGTTCCCATACTTGTTACCGTCGGCCTCACAATAAGACGGCGAGCCACTGCGACCGTTGATCCCGACCGCGTCGCAGCCGGCGTTGCCGCGGCTGTTAATCAGCAGTCATTTGTTTCCGAACTTAGCGCGAGCACCATAATCGACGCCGCCGCCGCAGCCTTACCGACAGGAGCTTACGTAAAAATGCCGATCAGTTTGTATGGGCGGCTCATTCGCCCGGACCGGTCCGAGCAGCATTTAAGAAGCGCCAATAGCCTGGAGACCCCGAATGAGCCGACTGCCGGCGTCTCTGCTAAGACGGTGTCTTTCTTCTGTTCTCCCTCGGATGTTGATGTTTCAATCGAGGTTATCTAATTAAGGTGCGCCGGGCGTGGCCAACTATCCGGTAGACAATCAGGACGCCGTCCAGCGAGGCCGTGAGGTGCTGTCGTTATTCGGCTCCTTCTGGATATCCTTGCATCGAAATAAAGATCTTTTTCAAGCCTATGGTCGCGGTCTGTCTGAGCTGCTGGCACAGCGCATGATGGACTTGGTGTATTCAATACAGACCTTATCCCGGTTTTCTGTGCCCGTGTATCGAGCTATGACGTGGCGACGCGTCGCTTTCACCGAGCAGGGGCTGCAGCGGAGTTTTGCCGGCGCCCTTAAATATGGTGACGGCCTCGTGTACGGCATCGCCGCCGAGGACGTCGCCGTTTATCTGTATGGAAACAGGTCCCCCAAGGAACCTGCGAAACTGGATGTCGATAACCTCGTGTCGATCGGGGCGTTAAGCACCTCCCCGGTGGGCGCCTCCGCGATCCTCGCTGCCGGCGTCGACTTCTGGGTAGCGGACGGGTCCTTAGTATTTCGCAACAACCCCTTTAACGACCCCCGAATGCCCGTAGTGGATATTATCGACGACTCCGGAGCTGTCGTTGATAGAGGACTCGCCCTGTGGGGCTACCACTGCGAGTATGACGTTCGAGACATCGCTAATCGCTACGGCGCTCTGGTCGGCTTATCCGCAGCTTCCAGCGATGGGTTTAAAAGGTTGGTGAATGCCGCCATCGACTCTCTTTGCGACGGTCCCAGCCTGGGCGCCTTCCGAGAACTACTATACGCCTGGGCCGGTGTTGAGGGTTCTCGTAGCGACGGGGAACGGGTGCTCGATATCGCTCGACTGGCTACCGGAACTGTCGTGGTTACCGATCAGCAGGCCTATTGCTTCAATTCCGCCGCCACGATCCTCGTCGAGGTTGGGGACGTTCTGGAAAAGGGGCAAGCGATATGTGACGCCGTACAACTACTCCGAACTCCGCGGGAACTCCGTCAGTTGTCCGGCCTCTGCGTGGATTCCCGACTGGTTGACGTTGCTTCACCTATAACCTTCCCTAACGCAGATCTACCGATCTCGGTTTCTACGGCAAAAGGCCGAATGAAGATCAGTTGTCAATTACTCGGGCACCCCGCAGTGATTAGAAAGTTTTGGGCCGACGTGCACGATCGAGGCGTTGGCGGAACCACCTTGGCAAACACCCTTGACCTGCGAGAGTCGCCGTCGGGGGACCCCGCAATTACGGATATCCCGCAGACCTTAAACCCTCTTGATCTCTTGGTATCTGAGATGGGGGGTTCCCTGCTGGTGGTACGCGTAAACCTCACTGCTTTTGCTAATTCAGCCCCCCTTCCCTTGGGTGATATTATTGCAAATATAATACCCGCTCGTATGGCTTGCCTCATGCTTGTTGAGACATTGAACAAAACCGAGTATATTGACCTTAGCGACGACGGCACAGAAACTCAGGCCGGGGCCGTTGATTCCGTTGATGATTGGATATTCACGGAGGCCGGCACAAACGATCTCGTTTATGGCTCCCTCGTCGGCAGCGACCCCGGCCTCGACGACGATGTAGTGGCGTGGTATTTAAACAACCCGTGCGGGAGCACATAGCTTAAGGAAGGATCCGTGTGTCATGGATGACCACCGCGATCATCTCGCTTTAACCAGCATTTCCGGGCAGTTGGCGGCGTCGGTGTGGGTGCCCGGCTCACCGCTCCCTCCGGTGAGGTGGGTTGCAAACAAGCTACAGTATGGCCTCGGAGATGCCCTCGGCCGGTTGCTATGCCAAGATCTTACGCGAGCCCCTGTCGGTATGTATCTGCAGTTCACCAACGCGGCAACTTACACCCCGCCGAGCGAGGACGATATCAGTCGCGACGGCTCTTTGTTTCACGGCTCCTTGCCGGAGGAACACGATATACTCCGCGTGCCCCTGCTGGCTCTACCCACGAGCACGGCATCCGGCGGGGTATACAGCAGCAACTGTGTCAGTTTCATTGCCGCCACTGCCGGCGATGACGGCTCCCCAGGCCTGATCGACGAGCTACCTTTCACTCGCGGCCTCAGCCTGGTTGTGGGCGGTGGTGTTATCGCCATGCCGGATCCCGACGATTACACGCAGGATATTGTGCTTAGTAGAGGTTATTTAACGGAGGCCGGCCAGCTGGTCCGCCCCGACGCTCCCGCGGAAATTGCGGTTCGGTGGCAGATTACCATTAAGTGAGGTAACTCATGGCCAAGTGGCGAAGTGCGGTTAGAAGAATACGGGACGGTCAACCGATAGCGGCCGCCCATACGAATTTGCCTGTCGAAGATCTCGAATCGAGAACTTCGTATCTGCGGGACCTGTTAGAGAACTACCTGGCCGGCAGAGCGTTATGCCACGACGACGCGCCTCTCACAGACGCCGCCTTCATCGGCTGTCAAGTGTATTGGTCAGACGAGGATAATGCCTATGCACCAGCCCTCGCGGTCTACAGTTCTCCTGGCGGGATTACTACGCCGGCAAGTACAGCCTGGTTGCGGGGAACGGTAATCAGCAAGTCCGGGAATACCGGTCGCGTAGTCTTTTTCGGTTACGTGGATGGGATCGACATCAGCGGCGCTCTCGATGACGTCGTCGCCGCCGGCCCCTGGTATCTCTCCGCTGTTACGCCGGGGCATTTGACCTCCGTAAAGCCGGCCTTGGATATACCGGCCGTCTATTTGCGGTCGGCTTCGCAGTTTTGGGTGCAGCCGCTGGCAAAAAACGGTTTCGGCGGCACCGCGTACTATACAGCCGATGCCTTCGTTAACAGCTTAACGCCGACGGCCCCGTTGCGGGCCGTAAGCTGTGACACCGGCGCAGCTGCCACCAAGGGTGGCTTGGCGCTTAGCCTCGATGATTACATCGAGAACGTCTTAAGTCCGGAAACAGTCGGTTTTGCAGCCGGCCTGGGTACAACCGTTAAAGACGTAAGTCGTACAACCAAGGAAATTGGCCCCAACGTCGCAGCTGCTCGTGGCACCGGGCTGATTTCAATTGTCGGCAGCGGTTCCCCGGTAACAATCGATGAGCTTGTTTATCAGACCGGGGCGCTGACAGTAGGGGCTTCAACCGCTAACGCTGTTCGCGAAGGTGTTGCCGACCTGGTAGCCCTGACTGACGTAGGAGAAGCGTCCTACAACGATTTGCTTTACTACGTTATGCCGCAGTCCCGTGCTTCCAGCTTGCGGGGTCGTATCTCTCTGCCTCGCTTGAGCGCTCCAGATCCTGCTACGCTGACCCTGCGGTTCCTGCTGATCGGCCACGTCAACGGTGTCGCCCCGGACATCGCTTTCAGCTACCGTATCATACCCTACTCTACCGAACTGGCAAATCTGCCAACAGAGGACACCGGCCCTGAATTACTGGATCCGGGTGTTACGTTCCAAGCCTACCAGGCCCTCATGGTTTCCACCGCACCGATAGTCGTAGACCCCGGAGACTTGGTATTTTTCACCCTCTCCCGCGCCGTCGACGCCTACGCCGGCGATGTTGGCATTATGAATATTCGCTGGGAGATGCTGTTAACCAGCTGAGAGGATAGAGAATAGATGGCGGCGCCTCGTACTTGGAATCAGGATTGGTTGTGGTCAAACTCCGGTCGGCGATATCCGCTTATGGATGATGCCACAGGTCTTGACACTACCGGATCCATGAAGATCCCGAACAGCTTTCTTCTGGACCTTTACATCTCCCTGCCCAGCAGTCAGCTGCTGTCGCCGGGGGATTGTTATATTTCCTCCGTTTCCAGTTACACCGGGGGTTATGTGGTCATGGTGGCCAACAACGGAGCAGATGTCGCCATGTTCACGGTACCGGCGGCGTCTCACACGCGAGGCCGTACTTACGCCGTCGTTGCTGTAGATAGTTCCGGGCTGGCCTTGGGGCATGTGGCAGTCGGGGACTTAACCGAGATAGATATGCAGCCCCCGGGAGATTGGCTTTTCACGGCGGCGGCGGCGAGATTTCAGCCCCGCTGTGTAATCCCGACCGTAGCCGGCATTCCCGGTGTCCGCATTCGATCCGGTGGCGTTCTCAGCGACCTGATACGGTCCACCCTGGTGCTTGAATCAGGAAGGAACACGCGGCTCCGGGTGCAGGGCAACGAGGTGTTTATTGACGCCATCCCCGAGGAGGAGATGATTGCTACGTGTGCGGGAGACGGAGCCGTGGCCGAGCCGATTTGCACAATTAACGGCGTACCCGCGGGCGAAAACGGCAACCTCCTGTTAACGGGATCGCAGAGTTGCCTGAACATCGAGGCCGTTCAAAACGGATTGCGCATCTCGGATACCTGTGCCTCGCCTTGCTGCGGTTGTGAGGAACTAGATGTAATCAATAACGCGTTGCAATACTTAAGAAACGAGTACGCCACCCTCAACTCTTTTGCCGAGAGACTCGAGGAGACGTCTGAGAAGTTACAAACCGTAATGGCTGCGACCGCTTTGGGTTAACGGGGCAAGAGGTAAAGATGGCTGAAGAGACGGGTAAAATTATAGGGCCGTCCCCGCTGGTCGGTCCCTCCGCCGACGCCCCCCTCAAGCTCGACGACGCCACTTTGGTTGGTGCTTTTGACGGCCCCCCCGCAGCGGGGGGAACTTCGCTGACCTGGCCGGACGGGTGGCTGTGGGACAACCTACGACGCCCCTATCCTTTCCTCGATATCCTGTCCGATAACCGTGAATTAGAAGCCTTAATCGCGGACGCCGTTATTGTACTACCCGACCGCGTTTTAGGGGACGGGGAGCCGGTTACGCTGACATACCTGTCTCTAGATGATTTGGAATCTCCTGCGGTGCAATTTCTTCTCGCCGGCGAAACGCTGCTGACGTCGGGAGAAGACGGAGTCGAGTATAGTTATGAAGTGACCGAGAGTGGAGAGTGGCTAATCCTGCAATGGTCTTCATCAACAGTAGTGGCCAAACTTGTCTGCAACGTTACAGCCCTTTCGGCCTACCCGGCTTGGCCCGTAACCTGCGAAGCTGCCCTGACTCCGTCGGCGGTCATCCCCCAGATCGCGGGGCTCGCCGGGGTGTCGGTAGAGACAGAAGAGGGGCAAGAAAACATTACAGCCGGCCCCGTCATCCTCTCCGAGGGCTATAACTGTAGACTGCGAACACAGGAAGAAACGAGGGATGTCACGGGGCAACCGGAGAGATCCGTAATAGTCGATTTCGAGGCCGGGGAGGGCCTAGGCCGCTTCACGCGATGCCAGTCGAAGGACGATGCGATATATACAATTAACGGCGTTGCAGGCGACGAGCAGGGCCGGTTTTTCTTGACCGGAGATGACTGTTTCATCGTCCGACCCATCGTCGGGGGGTTGTCATTATATAATGCCTGTACAGCCTGCTGCGACTGCGAGGACATGGCCGCCAGTTATCGAGCCGCCAAGTTGTTGATGGATTCTCAGCAAACCACAATTGTCCCTAAGTTGTATAATTCCAGAGGTTACCTCTGGGACGCAGTCCGGGACTTTTATATCGTGCGCGGCAACGTCTCCACCGATGTTTCCGTGTTGTTACGGATATTTTGCCGCGGCTCCTACTCGCAGAGTGTGCAAGCCGTTGTTGTTAATCGCAGCAAGCAGGAGTTAGAGGACGTTCTCCTGGTCTTCACCACCTATACCGACAACGGCACTTCAGGAATATACGTTGCCGGTAGCGGCGCAATAATAGGGCCGGACGAAGAGTTTACGCTGTCGGAGTCCAGCTGTGCCTTTGGCCCGTTCACCAAGAATATCGGCACCGTTGCCGCTCGAAGCTGGCGGGGCTTCCAATACGAAACGCTCCTTAAGCCCTCCTCTCTGCGGGCAGACGCTATTACAGTCTTCGCCACAGTCAGCACCGCCTACGCTGAGGATATAACCGAGAGCTGTGGCATCGTAAAACCAGTTACACGAGAAGATATCAGTTAGCGGTTGAACCAATTTCGGAGAGTTTAGTGTCCGGCATTATTCGCATAGGTTGGATGGAGCGGAACGCCCGCCGCAGCTTCCCCCTGGAGGAAGCAGCGACCAAGCTATCCGATGCCGGCGAGCGGCTGCCGGACGACGTCCTGGTCAGTGCTCGCCTCGCGGTCGCTGCGGCGGGCGGCAGTAGAATCTGCCTCGCAGGTCTCTCTTTACAGCCCGCCGCGGTCTCCGCGGTTTTTGTGGTGACCGACGCCGCGATGACGGCAACTTCCGCCAGCCCTTTGTGCGCCGTTACCGTCAGCCGACCCGTCGTGCCCTTCAAGCCGTATCCCGTAAAAGCCTTTATACCCGGCGTCGGCGGTTGGCTGTCTTTCGGCCGGGGTGTAAATGAGCGACGAGGGCAGTGGAGATTCTCGGACCCCGCAGCCGCGCCCCTGATACCGTCGCAGGGCTCGATTCTCCGGAGTCTGCCAATCCCAGCCGTGACTCAGCCTTATACCTCCGGCAGGCTTACCGGTTTGGTAACTCTGCTGGGCCGCGGTGATTTAATCATCGAGGCCGCGAACCGGGGATCTCGCCGCGTTATCGTCTTCCGGCTGGACCTAAAAAAGAATCCGTACGCGCTGCGAGACTACGCCGGTCCCTGCAGCCGCAGGCCGGAGAACGGAGACTGCGGATTTCCGGGCATTACAGCCATCAACGAGGTGGTACCGGATGCCTCCGGAAATATTGACATCGTGGCCGACGAACCCGCATTAATCACCAGCCGCCCGGGGCGGATAGCGATAGATTTTAATAAAAGTTTACTGGAGGCCTGCGAGGAAAAGAAACGCATGCTCAGCCCCACCCCGGACGGGACGATACCTAATGCCGCCGGCGACTGGTGTGAAGAGCATTTGAAGTGGCGGAGCGTGCCAACGCCTTAATGCTGTCGCGAGGCTTGAAAGCGGGGATTATGTGACTGATGTAATTTTTCAATCATGGCGGGACCAGGTGCGGGGGAGCCAGTATCCCTTCGCAGACGTCGCTACAATGACCAATGGTGTCGATGTTATTCCCGACACCCTGTTCAGCGACTTAATCCTGCACCCCGTAGGCGGCGATGACGGTCTTTACCTCTCCGAGGTGTCTTTGCGGGATGTCTCGGTTACCCTGACCTTCGCGTCCCCGTCGGGACCGGTGTGCTCGGCTGCGTTTCGCCGTGGCAGCTACCCCTCACAACTACAGCTCACCGACGCCTTTGGGAGACCCGCCGGCCTCGCGGTTCTGAACACGATCGCAGCAGCTGCTCTTTGTTACTGGTCCCTCGGGGAACATCGTTTTACGCCAGAGGAAGCCGCGATCTGCCCCGACGTCGTGCTGCCCATGCCTGAGGTCGGTGTGCGGGGTTTCCTTCTGGAGAGCGGGGAGATCCTGTCGGGTAGTGTAACCTTTGTTGCCGAGGACGGCGTTTACTTTCAAAGTATTGACGCCGAGTTCGGCGGAGCCGCGTATACTCAAGTGCGGCTCGACGCCATGGGCGACCCTTTGTATCTCAGGCGTAACGCGGAAGACAACGAAGCCGTCGTCGACGATGGACCTTTTTTGCAGACGATTAATCAGCAGCCCGGGAGCAACGGTCACATGCTCATCTACTCCGGGGATGAGTTACACGAAGATTCCGTGGTGCGGATAACCTCGGGAACGTATGGATTGATGATCAAGTTGATTGGAACAAAATAAATGGCGGACTTGGAGTGGTACGCGGAAAACGCCTCACGGAGTTTTCCGCTGATAGAAAAAGCCGAGTTGGTAGAGACAGGCACCGAGTTGCCTAACGATCTTTTGCTTGATTTTGGCGTCACCTTAGGGGCCGTCGAGGCCAGCTCCTACACGATTTGTCTAACTCGCTGTGACCTGGCGGCGACGGGGGCAAAACTCACCTTCGCAGGGTCCGGAACAGAGTTCGCGGCGGTTATCCCCGGAGATGTTGAACGGGGTGACATCATTGAACTGGAAGCCGTCGAGGGGGAGGGATTCGGTTTCGTTGTTATCGGCTCCGTCTCCAGTCTCCTCGCTGCGATGGGGGAGGAGACCGGTTGTAACATTACCGCCGTTACCGGGGGCGATGCAGTTATCGAACCCAGCCGGGTTGCTTCCCTGTACGGCTTAGTTGTTAGCAGCGTTTCCCTGCGTCAACTGCAGCGGTCTCAGTGGGCGCCGCCTGGGGAGATTGCGGCGGCCCAGGAATATGAAACAGTGGCGGAGGAGTCCACCGGATCTCTCTATTTCTCAGACGGCTATAATTGCGAGGCGCAGCTGCGAACCGCCGATAATGCCGTAGTCCTGACCTGCGGGGTAGGTCTCGGGGAGGGGGAACCCCCCGCCTGGGACGATTTGGGAGAACCGATGTGCGGGGACCTGATCTCCGACATCAACGGTACAACCGCCTCCCCGAGTGGATTATTTACAATCCTCGGGCTTGCTGGCTTCCAGCTGGTTGCCGACGGCCCCAACAGGCTCCGTTTGACGGTTGCCGATCTGGAAACTTTATATTGCCAAGGCTAGAGAATGATTAACGCCTTTCGAAATAAACTTTGTTTCGGGGAAGACTTTGATAACCCCAGCTCTATAGATCCCCTCGATTACGGGTTGGAGAGCTGTGACGTACCCCTCGCTCCCGAGGGTCGCATCTTTCGAGCCATGAGTCTGGAAGCGCTCGCCGTGCCTCCTCCGCCCAAGGTGGCGCAGGAACTCGGGGTGGTCGGCGGGGTCTACACCGGCGTTATCACTGCCGTAGATCCCGCCGGAGTTGATGGACCGCCCTGCACTCATAAGTATAAAGCGAGAGACGAAAGCGGCATCTTCGTTATCAGCGACTTCACCGCACCCTCGAACCGACGTGATGATGTCGCAGCTCTCCCCGCGGCTGTCGGCGACCCCTGCCTCCTGGGGCTGCACAGGGCCGATCTTGTATTCATCGTTTTCGAGGCCCCGGTGTCCGAGGAAGCTGACGCGGAGTGGACTTGGGCTAAATCGATAACCGGGGAGGAGTCACTGAACAACGGCTGGAATACTGTCGCCTTAGTGATCTGTGTAGATCGGGATGGGACGGTGGAGGGTACTCCCGTCGAGGTTCAAGCCCAACTCTGGAATCAAGGCGGTCAGATTAGAGTTTCGGTAGAAGCAGATGACGTGCTTGGACTACGACGACGAGATGGGGTATACTACGTGGAACATGTCCCCAATGTTGGTATCTACTATTCGGATGCCCCCTGATGGCTTACTCCGTAATCCCAGTTGACGGCGACACCAAGCCAGGCTTCGCGGAGTGGAATGAAATCCGCGAGGCCATCCTCGAAAGGCATGGCGAGCTGTCTGACACATACTCAGTATTTGAAAGCGCCGATCCAGCATGGTTGGGATGTTTTGATGAGATAACAAGTGGGAGAGTTAATCATGTATACACCGTGCGATCTGCCATTACAGATTTGATGTTTGGGTGCCGATGGTACGATGAATCAACTTTGAAGCTCTATAGATACCCAGCTGGGGTTAATGAGATCGACCCGTTCTCCAAACTGGGAATTTCCCCGGCGTGGCCGCTGGCTACAAATACGCCGTTGGTGCATATTCATGTGCCCAACGATGCGGCACGCATGGTTGATTTGATGCGGATATTGCGGAGTGAGTTTCATACGCCGGGGGCGAGTTCGGATACGCTGGTTAACAATGTTTCGGCATGGGATAGCACCTTTGAGTCTTTAAGAGCCGCCGCATTTGGTGGGTTATCAACTCCGGGCCTTGAGACATTGGCACCACCGATGATGTTTGGTCGCAGTGGCTTTGCGTATCAGATATCAGACCCCCCTCATATGTTATACGAAGTTGAGGCCAGTTGTATAAAGACCATCACAGCGACTTGGCCTGGGTGGCCGGTCAGTAGACTGTACGAACGGGTGATAATTCGAATCGTTGAGCACGCCGATGTTAATTCTCCAACATTCACACCGTTGTTAAAGATTGGAAGTACGACTGTTGGGTCATTTAATGCGGGGATTGGGGGCGCAGTCCATGACATTGAAATTGATCCGGAACTTTTCCAGTTTGCTGGCGGAACAGCGTCGATAACACTTGAATTCCAAAATGAGACAGCTGATCCAACCGCATGGAGTGGCCCGCCGACAGGCTGGGACGGCATGCCGTTGGGCAGTGATTGGCATCAGGGCTGGCGGTGGGGAGAAGATCCGACAGCGTATGTATTCGTTAAAATCCCATGCAGCTACGTATCGGTATAGAGTCGCACAACCCGGGGAAGAAAATAATGGCCAAGGACGGCCCCACAACCGATCTTATTCTGCTGCAACGACAAGCCCTCGGTGACGTTGTCGTCATGACGGCCCTGGTGCGAGACCTGCACCTGCTTTACCCGGGGCAATTCCGGACCATGCCCAGCACCAGCTTTTCTAATGCTGTCTGGGCTTACAACCCGTATATCTCCCGGGTTCCTCGGCCGCCGGGATCTCAAGCTGTAACGATGCATTACGGAGAACAATTTAAGGCCGCCAAGAGTCGCAGGATGCACTTCATGGAGGGTTATATAGAATATTTTAACGCCGTTGTCGGGGCGCGTCATGACGTCAAGGTACGTCTCACTAAACCAAAGCCTGATCTTTATCTCTCCCGAGCCGAGGCTGCTGCTCCGCCGCGGGGCCTGAAGCGGCCCTACTGGGTTATGATGGCGGGCGGCAAGGCTGACATGCCTACGAAGTGGTGGGATCGATTAAGCTACCAAGCCGTGGTCGACGGATTGCAGGGACGCGTTAACTTCGTGCAGTGCGGGGGCCGATCAGATTACCACGCGAACTTATCGGGTACCGTCAACTTGGTGGGTAAAACAACGGCTCGAGAGTTTATTCAAGTCATAGCCCACGCGGACGGCGTGGTCTGTCCCATCACGGCCGCCATGCATATCGCGGCGGCTTTCGACAAGCCCTCCGTCGTCATCGCCGGCGGGCGGGAGATGTGGTGGTGGGAACATTACCCCCTCTCCACCTACTTACATACCATCGGGGACTATGACTGCTGCCGCACCACAGGCTGCTACCGAGCCACCACCACGCAGCGGGGCAAATCTCCCTGCCTGCAGCCCCTGCGAGCCGGTGCGGAGGGTAACGTTATCTCCGTAGCCCGCTGCATGCATGAAATACCCAGTGAAGCCGTAATCGCCGCCGTTGAGGAGTATTTATCGCCTTCGCCGCCCCGTCCTCATAGTTGGCCCATCCTGAGCTGCCCCTCCGTGTTTGGAACGCCCTCCGCGGCTGCTCCGACGATCACCAAGCCGCCGCTGCGTTCTCGGGGCTCCTTGACGATCTGCGCCGCGCTTTACGGCGGCGGCCCCGGGAATGAGACCTACCGCGATGGAGCCGGGGAGCTGGCAAGGTTTGAGGATCTGCACACGCGATTCCTCGACGGGCTGCTGCGGAGTGTGCCAGCCTCGGCGGCGTCTCTTCGTGTCGCAACCAATGACGTCTCCCCCGCCACCTTACATCTTCTGCAGGCAATCAGTTCGCGGTACGATCTTACAGTGTACGGCCCCAACGAGAACAGGCTGAAATACCCTCGGATGCGGGAGATGTTCTACGACCCCCGGAAGCCGCTCGATAGTGATTGGGTGTTATGGTTGGATGACGATGTCCTATTGACCCGGGAAGACTGGCTCGAACGGGTATGGGACGTCATCGAGAAGAATCCGCAGGCCCGCTGTTTTGGCCGTCTGTATCGAATCAACGTCACCGAGCCGCAGTTGAGATGGATGAAGAGCCGTCCCTGGTGGAGAGGGGTACCCTTAAGTATTGCCAAGGGGGCCTTCGCGGGGCAGGCTCGATTTATCACCGGCGGTGCCTGGGCTGCCCGGGTCGCTGACCTGAAGGAACTGGATTGGCCCGATGAAGGTATTAAACATAACGGCGGCGATGTAGCCTTAGGGGTTGCGATGCTGCAGAGGCGCTGGGAACTATGCGACTTCGGCCCTCTGCTGGACCAGCATAACACGCCGCGACGAGGTGTGTCTATGCCCCCGCCGGCCCTTAAGAGATATGGTACAATGAAGTCACGGGGCAAGCTGAGAGCCAAATACAGCGACAGAAAGCAGCGACTACGATGAGAATCATACTTGAGGAATCTTTCTACGACCTGCCCTTCGCCGGCGGCGCCCTGCTCGGCACCGTCGAGGTTCCCGCAATAGCAGAGCCCTCCAAGCTGCTCGTGGAAGTCGTTGCGACGCTCCCTGTCGGAGAATATCGGCTGGAGATTGATGACGAGAGAGGCGGCAACGTCACGCAACACTGTGCTGGGGAGGCACAAACCTGCTGGTTCGTCCGGGAGGATCACGTGGTGTCAGGGGAGGAAACTGTCACCGTCTCCCTGAGTAGAACGGACGACCAAGGGGAGGTTTCGGGGCAACTGCGGATCGGTCTCCTACATGAGCCGGTATTAACGTTGGCGGCAGCCCTGTCCTACGCCGACGGCACCTTGGTGGTCAGCTTATGGCTCGACAGGAACGGGGTGCCCTTGCCTCTTGACGCCTGGACTGCCGGGAACGTTGAAATACTCAACGCCGGCACCGGGGCAACGGTGGCTACGTATCTGGCCGCATCGGGCTTCACAGAAGTCGGTAGACGCCGCAGTTTCTCTCTCTCTGCTGCTCTCGGACGTTCTACGTCTTTTGTGGTCTCCGCGCCTATAACGGTGGGAGGCGCAACCTGGACAGCGTACGCCGGCTTCGGTCGACTTTAAGGAACAGGTATGGTTACAGAATATGAAACCGCGGCAACGGACGAACCCCTTGAAGAGACAGTGTCCCCCGGCACCCTTAGCGTTCGTTTCGGTGTCTCCGAGAATATCGACAACATCCCCGAGATGGCTTATAGGTTAACGGCGGAAGTCACGGATTACGCCAACATCGATCCGCACATTTTCGTTTACGAGTCCGTTCCGCCCGTAGCGGGGCGGCCGGAGCGTCAACTGCGGTTTGTGACCGTGGCCACGGCCCTGCATCTGTCTACCCTGCCGATCGACGAGGTTCAGGCAGACCTCGGAAATTTCTGTCGTCGGGCCTCCGTGGACCTTTACTTTCCCACCGCAGTCAGACTCGCCGCGGCGAGGGCTGCAATAGTTCGCCGCGTTCGGCTGTTATTAGAGAATTTGGAGTCGCTGGCACAGACCCGGGATGATGCCACCGTGGTCTGGAACTTCACCTCCCAACAGCAGAGCAGCGAGGGCGGGGGAATGATGTGATGCGGGAGCTATTCTTAACCAACAGCGTGGCACGTAATATACTTACTCTGGCTCCCATAGCCGGCCTGCCTGAGTTGTCGCCGTTGCGGAAACAGAAGACAGGAAAAGCCCCCTGTAGCGGTTGCGGAGACCGACGTAACCGCGTAACTGTTAATCAGCAGGAAAGGCTGGTGGCCCTCCTACCCACACTATCCTCCCGGAGTCAGCTCCTAATATTGGATGCGCTGAACGTGGATGTTATCAAAGGCTTCCCCGACTCCCGTGCATCTCGCTCCGTGGTTCTGATTTCCAGAGCTGCGACAGCTTAATTTACACCCCTTTATTGTTATAAATTAGTGCTGATGTTTTAGCTTCAGCGAGGCAGCGAACCGGCTCTGCGAGTTCGCTGTTATTCCATAGGTCGCAGAGAAAGGGGTTTTTCATGGTACTGCGTAAACACGAACAAGACACACCGATAGCGAGGAGAATTGCTGCGGCACAACTGAGAGGTGACTGGGCCACGGCCCGAGATCTTCTCAACCTTCTGTATGGCCGTCCGGCAGCAACGCCGCCGGACTCCACGACGTCGTCGGTTACGACTGCGGCTCAGGAGCCGGTAACCGTCTGACGTCTAAAAAAAACAAGCCCGGGGATCTTAGATATCTTCGGACTTGTTTTTAGCTATCCGGGAGCAGGGATAAGTAACGACCGCGGGCTGCGGACCAGTCCGCGGCGCTCATGTCTATTGACGTGCCCGGCATTCCTTGAAGTAATCCGGCTTCTCTGAGCAGGTAGCGGATTGTGGATAGTGCCGGCTTATGCTTCGTTAACTCCGCGAAGGTTTTGAGCATCGCTCCTGCCGGTATAGACACCGTTTGACCCTCCTCCTTGACACGGCCGGGGCTCATACGATCGACGTAAAAGAGCGGGGCCAAGCTACGATCCGTGTCTGTTGCGGTATTACCGGCCCGTCGGATATCTCCAGCGAATATTGCCGGCAGGCGATCCCGTAAAACCGCTTCAGCCTTAAGGAAGGTTTCGGAGGTCCAAGGATAACCTTTGAATACCTCCTCGAACAACTCCGGCGTTTCCACCGTCGTATCTCGGTCGCTCAAGTTTCGTTGCAGTCGGATTAAGCCGCCAACGAGCAGTGCCGGAATATGTTCGTGCGGGAACGGCTTCAGATTACCGCTGAAACAATTATCTATCACGGTCCAACCCCCCAGCCCCAGTTCCTGCCACGGAGTCAGGTCAGTCGCCAGAAAAAGCAGACTTTTTGGCTCCGGCGTCGCGAGATAGGCCAATAGATCTTCGCAACAGGGGGTTCGCAGATCTATCACGGGGGGTAGCAGATGCCCCGAATCCAGCGACGTTAACTGTTTAGCGTCAGACGGCGTTACCCAAGGCAGACCGAGGGCAGAAGATAGCAGATCAACGGCCTGACAGGCGACGTCCTCCTCACCGCTGGTTAAGACGATCACACCCTTGCTCTCGGCGCCTCGCATCTGGGCATCGGCGTTACCAAGCAACGTCAGGAGGACGGCCCACACCGCAGCTGAGGTATCTGTAGCCATGCCCAGGGCCGGGATCGCCGTTGTCAGTTTCGGGGCCTCCAGGTTCTGACCCGGTACGGCCCCTGCCAGATCCGGCAGCGGTCCCTCGGTCAGCATTTCTCCGTCCCGGACTATAAAACGAGGAAAGACGATACCGTAATCCGGCACATAACCGACGCGGTCGAGGCAGGGTACTATTTCTGGGTTATGAAACGCTTGGGCGACTGCGAACAGGCGACTGGACCAACGAGAGGCCACTTGGGGCAGCTTTCGATTCCTGCTTATCAGAAAGCGGGTGAGCCAGCCGAGCGTGTTGTTACGAACAGCTTCCAAAGTTTCCCGGAAGGGCTCTATGTCTCCTTCCACGCCTACGTAACCGACAAGATAGTCCGGTCCGCCGGCGACGGGGTGCTGTATTCTGTCGAGGTGAATCACAACATCGCTTATCTGCTGCGGCCCTCCGGGGGTTGCTTCAACCCAAGCGTCGTTGGCTTGCACCACGGCGGCGCCCTCCAGTACTACGCTATTCTCTCGTTCCGCCATCTCCAATATGTGGTTCAATCGGGTCTTATCGGCGCCTGTGACGGCCTCGACGACTAAACGAGCCTCGTCATTATCCAGGGCCAAGTCAATTACGGCTGATTGAGCTTCGTGGTCACTACGAGCCAAGAGCCATTGCCCTAAGGCTATCTCCCAAGCTTGGGCCGTCTTGAGCACCGTTCGTCGCCACGCCGCAACCCCCATCCGCCGCAACCGTATCAAGGGGTCGTCGGCGGTTATCTGGGGATCCAGGGCCACGGCTGCGTAGCCCGCCAACCGAGCTTGGTGAAAGGTGTCGATTGTGCAGGTCGAGGACCAGAAATATTTTTCCCGGTGTCGAAGACTATACCAGGAAGAGGCCAAGGTTCCGGAGTTCCAGCCAACCACGGAGAAGGGCTCAAGGCTATCGGCGTAGTGTCGACAATAGAGGTGTGAGGCGAGCTTACCGCCGGGGACACAGAATATGGGTCCTTCGGGGCTGACCTGGTCAAGCAGGCATAAGCCGACATCTATTTTATTGTCAACCTCGTTAAAGAGAGGGAAAACAACTTCATACTCGTTACCGCCGGCGTCATAAATCTGCAGGCTGCGAGGCCTGCCGACGACGTCACAACCGGGAATAACGATCATATCTCGGAATTTTCTACGCCCCGTTTTGAGCCGCCAAGGCCGCATTGCGGCAACAAGGTCGGGTCGCGACACATCGCTGAAAACCTGCCCGAGGGTTCGAGACAGAGTTTCGATGTCCGAACCGGGCCACGCTTGCAACGCTCGAGCGGCACCGCTGACGTGGCCGCTCTTACGCCGCAGGATTCGGCGCCGGCCTTCCTGCAATACGGCCATAACCCGATCCAGCGGATCCAGCAGCAGTGTCTGGTAATCCCTGGCCCACTTGGATAACATGCGACGCGGCAGCGCGGTGCGTTGACTTAATTCGTCCAACGCCTCCCGTACCGGGATCTCCCGAGCTGCGGCGTAAAGTTGCACACTATCTCGACTCATGCGACAATGTAGACAGTGGAAACGGCTCCCCCCGAGCGGGTCGGCAGAGACCAGCAGGTTTCGTGTTTGACAAAGAGGGCACATGACAGGTGCCGACGTATGCCCTCGACGAGCCAAGCCCAGGATGTCAATGACAAGCGGGGCGGGAACGAATTTATTAAGATTACTCGACACGGAGGCGCTCATGACCGCATCACCTGTGGACCAAAGGGAACCGTCTGGAGCACACCTGCTCCTGATTAACAGCGTACTAAGCCAGGCCGGCCTGGTCAACAAGAAGGCCGGGGAGCTTAACTTGGGCGGCGACGCTTTCCTGTTCGCCGACGATCATGCCAAGCTCTGGCCGCTCTCGACACGGGAGGAGTTTCTCAAGTCAGCGGCCAGCATTGAGATTCAACGCGACGTGATAGCGCCGCAACGCTTCAGCCGCCTCCAGGAGGCCTTAGACAAGGCTGCCAGTCTCCACGAAGCTCGCTACGACTGGGAGCAGGTACGGGCCGCCGTAGCAGGCGCGGCGGGCGAGGGTTCGGAGAAGCGGGCCTCGGCGGGCTTTGCTGTACCCGCCATGAGTCTTTACAGCCTCGACAACCCCGAGAGGGCGGTTGAGCAGTTTCTCGCGGATCGGGCCAGGCTGCCTTACCGGATGCGTAAAACGGCCGCTACGGCCCTCCTGAGCACCGGTGCCGCGGTGGACCCCGAGACACGGGATACCTTGGAACGCATAGCGGGCCTCGCCGTGCCCGACACCGACAAGATGGCCCGCATGTTGGCCGACACCGCCGACCTCATCGCTCGTAACCACCCTCGCGAGGCCGTAGAGCTCTTCAAGGCCGCCTCGCACGTGGCCCGGGTAACGAGCCACGAGGAAGCCTTGGGCCTCCTGGAGCCCGTCGTTGAGGCCCTTGACGTCTGGAACACCTCCGGTACCCCCGAGGAGGATCTCTGCCCCTTCGGTAACACCAAGGCCGCCGCGGTGGCGAACAGCTTTGTGGACCTCGGCGGCCTCTACCCGAAAGCGGCCCTTGCGACAATCCCCGCTGACGTGGTACCCACAGCGGAGGATGTAGCAGACGCCGACGGGTTGATTGATCCCGAGAAGTTAGAAGCCGCCTTTGCGTCTCGTAAAGTGGCCTCCGACGTTTTTGAACGAGTCATGCAGGGCTTCGGCCTGCGGGCGACGGGGGCAAAACCGGATCGGCGACAACCCGACGTAACCGACGAAGAACTTCGGTTGTGGGAACGTAAGGCGGCAGAGATCGGCGTGCCCGTGACTCGCGAGGGACTGGAGACGAGCTTCTCGGTACCCCTGCCGGCCGCCACTGTCGGGAAAGATTTGCAAACGCCCACTCCCCCTCGATAAGGAGATGTATGTGGCTTTTACCGGACTGGCTAAAGATCGTGTCGCCTCATTTTTATCCCGGGACGACGTTTTCGCTACCGCCCTGCTCGTATTATGCGTAGACGCCTACGGCGCCGAGTGTTTTGACTGGGAACTGGAAACGTTGTTTCAAGAGCTGGAAACCGACTTCGGAGTGACCTTGTCGGGGATTGCTAGGGACAAGCTCGCAGCCATTTTGACGATTATGACCACCGACGCCTTCTATACCGATCCAAACGTCTTCTGGCAGATCTGTAACGTGCTCTCCGGCTCTGCTGCAAATTTCGAAACCGGCAGTGATCCCGTGGACGGTGCTGAGTTGGCTTGGGCCGTAGTTGAGGCCCTTATAAACGATATGCAGGACGGCAACCTCCCGCAACCGTCCTTCTCCGCGGAGATTGCAGCCATGGCCGGTGCCATTCTCACCTCGGAGGGTTTCACACAGCCCCCGCAGATGCTGTCCTTTGCTCGAGTTAAGCCGTTGGAGCCGATGGATCCTCAGACGTTACAGGCGGCGATGACTCGGAACTCGCAGCTGACTGGGGATTTGACGGAGCAGATCCGAATAAGGCTGACTCGGCTGAACGAGCAGCTGCAGCAGCTTCCCCTCTCCGTAACATTTCAAGGACTTTCCGGTGGCTCGCAGAGAAATTATCTCGACGAACTTCTGTCGTCGGAGGCTCCCCGCGAGACTGCGTCTGCATAGTGGAAAGGTCGAAGCCGACGGTATCCTCAGTAGCCTGGATGAACTGAGCGTCGATCATATCAACCCACAGCTCCGTCTCGCCGGCCCGGCGAAGTAGATCTCGCAGATAATCGAGAAGCTCCTGCCGGGTCGGGTCGGGACAGCCGCAATGTGTTTTAATCACGCCAACCAGGTGCAACAAGGATAGGCGAGTTGCCTGATCCTCCGCTACCCGTAGTATTTCCCGCTGTTCCGCCGGGGACAGGGCGCGTATCGGGTTGGCTGCCCGTATTTCCCACGCGGAGAGAAAGAAAAGGGCCATCAGGTCCACCTCGGGGAGATCGTGATCCAGGTAGCCCAGCGGCACTGGGGCACCGCCGTCGGCAACTCCTCGCAGGTCTCGGGATTGACTGGGAAGAAACGGTGAGAGAGATCGGAGAATACGGCATTGGCAATGCCCAGCTCCGCCACGTGCTCCGAAAGCACCTTCTCGGGAAACCCTTGCTGCAGGGCTGCGATGTTATCTGCTACGATCATCGCCGTTACGGTACCGTCCCCATTACGACGGGAGTAACCGGGATTTTCGTGGATGCCTCGAATCTCCAGGGTAAGCGATTTCTGTAACTGCGTCGGCGCTACATCGCCGCCCTCAGCAGAGGCGAGGATGTCGGATACGGGGGAAGCAAAAATCGAGGGCACCAAGGGTTGTGACATTAAAAACTCCTTCCGTGGAAATGGTATGTTTTTATGATAACTCCAGAGAGAGCGATGTGGCAAGATTTTTTTCCGCCGCTTTTTCCAACTCAGCTATGCCCTCCTCGTCATCGACCAGCACGGCCGGCCGCGGGGAGAGGTCGCCGAGGTCTGCTTGGGGGTAGATATCGGCCAGCCTGCCGTGCTTTTGAGCCACGCGCAGGGCCGACCCCGACAACGGAATCGCAAAGTTGCGAACAACGTTGGGCGGGATACCGGGGAGGATATAGGTGCCGGGACGCCCGGACCAGAGTCTCCAATGTGCCACCCGAAGCTCCTTAACCACACAGCTTTAATATACATCAAATAGTTGCTTGCTGTCAAGGAGCTGTTAATTACTTTACACCGTCGCAGGTGAGCGGTTAATCCAAGGCCTCCCCCGCGCCGGGGTTATTGAAATTGGGATCCGTAATAATGCCCTTGCTGGTCAAGGTCTTCATGTAATTCGGCCACCGGTTGATGGTTCGGAAGTTTGTAAAGCTGCTGTAGATTATAGCCATACCCACGTCATCCGGCTGGGCCACTGATCTCATGATTCGATAGATGTTACGGCCATCCTCTCGTACCATGGTATCCTCGAACCAACTGTTGAGATCCAGGAAGGGGTTCCGCATCGAATCCTCTTCCCACCGAGGCAGCTGATACCGCATGAATCGCAACTCAAACGTCAGGAGTTGAATGGCTGCGGATCTGTTGAGGCGTACAAAAACGCGGCCGTCGGGGCCGCGAGTAGTTTTGGCGAAATAGGAAGCGTTTCCGGTCTCGAAGGTCCAGGGTGTCACCGCTCGATACCCCTCACTTTTCAGCCTCGCATCTTTTGAGAGACCCACGCCGCGGAAGTCGTGCCCGAAACCCTGACAGCGGAAGGACTGCATCAGGCGGCGAGCCCACTGAAACTCCTCGTCGTCGGTGGCCGACATCGAGAGACGCATCGCATATAAGACGTCGGTGATGCCGTTACCTCGGAGGCCGGTGACGGCAAAAGCCGTCAAGGAATCTCCCTTCTCGCCCCGACCGCCCCAGTCGATCCCGAGGCTGGTCATCAGGTATCGCCCCCGCTTCCGAGAGAAGGCTACCGCCTCCTCCAGCGTATTGCGATACGGCAGCTTACTGGCCCTCTTTATGATTTCGATAGTGACCATCTTGGCGCCGACGTCGCAATCCTCGCCGAGCACTTCGTTTAGTACCGTGCTTCGTTTTCCCTTCTCGATCTTTTCGAGCAGCTTATCCCATTTGACGGGATCACAGCAATGCATCGGCACGATAATCTGCGGGATATGCAGGCCGATGAATTGCCAGATGCGGTCCGGGAATTTATGAACCCACTGCCCCAAGTAGGTATTAATGGGCTTCCCGCACTTGGCGCAGACCAGGCCCTTCTTGCCGATCATCGCCATCAGGTCCTCGCCCATCGAGGGTATGCTCCAGTGGCCGCAGGCCTCGCAGGGCACGGCCCACTCGCCCTGGCTGGAGTCGCCCCACAGTTTGCAGATCGTGTTGTCCAACGTTTTCGGCGTGCCGGCGTAATTCTCGGTTTGCCACCGGCTGGCTGACAGACACTCCCGCAAAATGGGCAGGAACTCAAAGTTCATATCCTGCACTTCGTCAATATTTAGTTCATCGGCCGGAATGCCTCGTGCGCGATCGCAGTCATGCAGGGCGTAGGTGAAAATCGACATCGAACCGTTGGAAATGGTTTTTTGCAACACATTCCGCTCGCAACTGCTGTCAATGATGGCGTCACGAAAGGGGGAATTCTCAATGAACCGCTTGAAATAATTAGCGCTTAATCTCCGGGTCTGCTCATAAAGGGGCAGAACATATAATTGCTTGTAGTCCGGTATACAGATGTCCTTGGTCAGACCTTTAGCCGCGAGGTTTGTGGACTTTGACACCTGACGCCCGGAACGCAGCAGCGATTTAGCCGGCAGCCTGGTGTCGTAGAAGATCCGCATCATCGGATAGTGCTCGAGGCTGAATGGTTGACTGGGGGTGAGTCTGAAAATGAAAGGCAAGGCGGAGGCGAAGCTATTCTGTTCTTTCGCCTGTCGCCCCAGCTGTTTCATTTGTTCGCGAAGTTTGAGATCCGAGAGAGACGGGTCCGCGGGTTGGTCGGCAACAGCTAGATCTGCCTTGTCAGCACCTTCTGTTGCAACGCGTGGTACGATAGGAGTAGGCTGGGCTCGATGACGGGTCCTCTGAAACTCCGCGAATCTCATGGTGTCTCCCTATAAGATGCCAGCGAATCGTACCACAACTTGTAAGGAAAGGTCAAATGAGTATTACGCACGACAGCCAGAGGTTTGAGGAAATAGAGAATGACGGCGACGCCCGCGAGCGACCTCGGAGGCGATCTGGAATCGCCACCGGCCGCAGCCGGCTTCATTTTCAGACTCGTATAGAATCGGAACCAGGCAGTCGTCCCGAGGATCCCACACCCCGGGAGGAGTAAAGGAGTGGCTGATATGCAAGGTTGGCATATCATGGTAATCATCGGCTTAATTGGCGGTCTCGTCGGGTCCTGGGAGCGGATGTCAGTTGTTGATGCTCTCTGCGTCCTGGCCTTGGGCTACATCGCCTTCGTAGTGATTCAGGCTTGGCGAAAGTAATCGAGGTTTCATCGGCGTCACGGGGCGGGGTTAGTTTAATCCCGCCCCGCTTTTTTAATTTACTGCTGTCACGAGGTGTGCGATGTGGTTAATAATAGCTGTCTTGACTTTTTTCGGCGTCAAGTTGGGAGGGGATCTGGTTTCCCCGCACCGGCGACGACCACCAGGAGCGGGGCCGCAGGCGCCTCGTTCCGTTAATGTTCACGGATATCGAAGGAGATAAGCCGAAACACCCCAAGGGATGGGCCTTGGGGTGTTTCGCGGATTGCAGGCCGAGGACTCGGCTATTGAAAGGATAACAGAAATCTACCACATCTTGTGGGGAGCTGTCAAGTGGAAAACAAGAGGATTGCTGAAAACCGCTTCGACGCCTTCCCGACGAATGCGTGGCGCATCGGTGGCATGCTACGGGATAAGCGGTTTCTTAAGCCCTACGCAGCGATGCGGACGGCGACGAGGCTGATGCGACTGGGAATGAGTGCAGCTCTTGCAGTTACCTACCTCGAACTCCTGTGGGGCTCCGGAGAGGCCCTTAACAGGCGGGTCATCACCACAGAGTTGGCGGAAACCCTGGGCACCACCAGGCAGACGGTGCACTACCGGATTCAACAACTCTGTGTCGCCGGTCTGGTACTGAGACAGGCCTCCGGAGTTTATCAATTTTTGACTTGGGAGAGCCTTGAAAGCCGGCTTAGGGAGCACCCTAACATTTTTAAGCGAGTACGGGAGTAGTTAGGGACTTTCTATTATCCGTATCTAGCACATGTGGCGACGCACTGTAAAGTCTTGTGTTATAAACTGCTTATAGCAAGTTTCCAACAAAGTTGTAGGAAAAAAGTGCTGTGCAGCAAACTTTACACTTTAGGGTTATGTACGTAAAAATGGCTTTACAAAATGTCAGCAAACTTTACAGGTTAGTAAAAAGTTGCTGACACAACATATATATTGCGATCCGCAAGGCCCGAGTCGAGCGCCTCGTTCTTGCCGATTCAACCGCCCGCTCGTCCCGAACTTCAGTCGCCCAGGCGACCTCGGTTCTCCTTGACCCAGACGCGCACGGCTGACGCCCTGGCCGTGGGATAAATCCCACGCCGTCCACTCGACGGGGGGATGCTCGTGGCGTTGGCGGCTTTTTGCGAAGCAAAAAGTAGGGGGCCGGGGGCCTCCAGGCGGCGGGGGGCGGGCGATGCCCGCCGCCCCACCACCTTCCGCCCCCCTAGGCCCCGATTACTTCTTTTCAAAAAACAGCCTTGCCCCCTTGGGGCGGACGGTGTACAACTACCTCCTCCGGAGAGCTTATGACTACCTCGGGCGACTATTATTCCATCAGTTGTGCTTCGGCGTTACTGCAGAAGATGCCTACGTGTCATCCCGATGCATCCTACGGGATAGGTCTGGAACGACTCTATGAGACCGTCGAGAGTTTGCTGCCGAGTCCCTTGGCTTCGCTCACCGTTGCGGACAGTCGGCATATCGGACTGCGGGACTTCTGCCGACGAGGTCGGAGCTCTGCGCTCGGTCAGGCCTTCCTGCGGCGACTCGGCTCGTCCGAGTATCTGGCCCTCTTCTTCTGGTTGCCGGAGGGACGGCCGCGTCGTAAGAACTTTGTGCTGCACAACTTGACTGACTTACGGGAGTACGGCTCCCCCTGCGTGGTTGCCGAGGCTGGCGGTTTATTGTTGGAGCGACGGCCTCGCTTTATTGCTCTCTGTAAGCAGTGGTGGCTGCGACAAAGCGGGGCCGTAGACTTCTGGGACGATTACGACCCCGAAGGCGAGACTTTGAATCTTTACGACCTGCGGCGGTTTATGCCCGGCGCCGAGAGGCAGGAAGCTGCCCGAAACCTTTTGCAATTTCTGGGCCACCGGCCCGGCTACGACAGAGCCTTAAGGGACCTCGATGCCGACGGCCTGGTAAGGTATGTTCACCGGCTGCGCGTCAGCTCCGACTGTCGCGGCCCAACAACAGAGGAGAGAATAGATGCCCTTATTCGTTGCTGCCGATCTGCATCTGCGTGATCACACCTGGTCCGGTCGTCCCGAGGTTTCGGGCGACGCGGCTTTTGCCCTGGAACAGATCGTGGCCCATTGTCTTTCCGCTCGGGCCGACCTGTTGCTGCTGGGAGACACTTTCCACAGCGTTAAGCCCGATAACGGCGTCGTGCGACTCGTACAGGCCGCTTTGGCTGAACTGCTGGCGGAGGGTCGCAATGTTTACTATCTCTTAGGAAATCACGACCCCGTCAGCTGGCTCGACACCAGCCCGGAACTGGCCCGGCTGGTCCGGCACCTGCCGACGACGGGTTGTCAGCTGGGCGATCATCATCTCTACGGCATCGACTATCGACCTCGCGGCATCTTCCAGGAGATGCTGGCCAACGTTCCAGAGCACTGCGACGTTCTGGCTTGCCATCAGCGGTTCCGGGAAGCCTTCGGCTGGGCCACCTTCCACGCCTCAATGGGTGACGTGCCCGAGCACGTAAAGCTGGTCATGGTTGGCGACATTCACAAGCACGTCGAGCACAAGGGCAGTGACGGTCGCCGTCTCTTCTATCCCGGGTCTCCGTACCTGACGCGAGTCGATGATGACGAGAAATGCGGCGGCATGCTGGTGGGGGAGGATCTGAGCACTTCGTGGAAGCCGTTCCTGTCCCGCTCCGTGCTGCGGTGTCGAGTCTATGACGATGACGACGTCTTGAAGGTGGTGCGGCGGGTCAATGATCATCCCGTTACGCCCGGTCTGCCAGAAGCTCTGCGGGTGCCAATTGTGATCGTGACCTGCTACGTCGATCGTGTACCCGGCGCCGGCGAGGATCTGCGACGGGCCTTGGCCGGGACGGCGCATGTTTTTATATCGCCCGTCACGGAGGAGAGTCGCAAGATCGTTGAGGCCTTCGACGGGGTTGATGCCGGCAAGCTGGGGGACATCACGATGCAGATGTTCCTCGACGCCGAGATCGATAGAAACGCCGATCCAGTCGTTTATCACGGCGTCGAGATGCTGCTGGCGCACGTGGACACCTTGGAGGCTTCCCGTAAACTGGGTCGCCTGTGCGGTTTGAGCGAGCAGGAAATTAATGAGGTTGTGCCGAGAAAGGGCTAAATATGCGGATAGTAAGCTTAACCATCGACAACATTGGTCCCATCGAGCGAGCCTCGGTGTCGTTTCCGCCGGAGGGTATGGTTCTTATCTCCGGCGATATCGGCAGCGGTAAGAGTACCGTTCTCGGAGCCATCTACTGGCTTATCACGGGTCGTGTTCCCGACGCTCACAAGACCAAGGACCGGTTTCGTCGCGTCGCCGGCACGGAGCAGCCCAAGCCCAGCGGCGCCGTAGGGGTTTTTCGCCTGCGGGATGACCGCGAGGTAACCATAAGTGGTCGCCTGGACACCTCGGCGTGGTCTTTAGCGGTGGATGGCCAGGAGCCGATCACTGATGTCGGCTTAATAGCGCAGGCCAAGAAGACTCTGTTTGGTGTCGACGTCGACCTGTTGCGGCGATATGGGTTTGTGCAACAAGGCGGACTGCGGGACCTGCTCTACGCCGATGACGCCGATCGTACCGCAGCCTTGATGCGGCTTATCGGGATCGAGCAGCTGGAGCCGGTGCGAGAGACCCTTCGAGGTGTGGCGGAACGCATCGACGCTCCCGACCTCTCGGAGATGATTGTCCGGGAAGAGGCCGAGGTAACTGAGTTGACAGCCCAGGTTGACGGCGTGCGGGGTCAGATCAACGAAGCCACCGGGATCCTGGCCGGTCTTGACGAAGCCGCCGACCGGCTCCTGCTTCGTCGACGAGACGAGGCCCAGACAGCGGCGGGACAGTTGAGGCTGTTGGAGGATCAGTTGAGCTCCTTGAAGCAACAGCAGGCCGCTGCTGAGACCGCCGTCGGCGAGGCCGGTAACGTTTTGGCCCAGTGGCAACGGGTTCTCACGGAGCGGGAGCCCGCGGGCCGCGAGGCGAGACAAAACCTGGCCACGCAGAACGAGTTGCAACGGCAGCATGCGAGGTATCTGGAGCAGAGGACTCGTTTGGATCAGGCCTTGGCTGCGGAGCCCTCCTTTGAGGAGCAGCGACCCGACGTGGACGCCGAACTGGCCGCTTGCCGCGAACAGCGACCGGCGGCGCAGACCGAGGCCGGCACTAAGCGATCTGCGGCGAATGATTATCGCGGCGCCAAGCTGGGAAAGTGTCCGGTCTGCGGGCAGCCTTGCGCCGCCTGCCTGTCGCATACCGGGCCTCGGGATCCGCAGCGGCAGGCTGAGCTTGACAACGACGCCGCCGCCGCGGAGAGCGCTTTGCAGGAGCTGGAGTCCCGCATTCAGAGCCTGGAAAATCAAGCGGCGGGTTACGAGAAGCGGCTGAGTGCTTTTAAGGCCGCTCAGGAGGCTTGGTCGAGCCAGGTTACGGCTTTGCGGGATTTCATGTCCGGCTTGCCCCCCGAGGCCCCCGGCGTGGAGCGAGTCGTTCAGTGGCAGGCCTCGGAAAATGCCTGGCAGGAGGCGGTCAAGGCGGTGACGCAGTGCGAGGTGGCGTTGCAGAACAGGCAAGAGAACCTTTCGGCTGTGACTCAGCAATTGACGTCGATCACGGAACAAACCGAGGCCGTAAGACAAGCGGTGGCTGCCATGCCGGCGATGTCAGAGGTAACCGCGGCGGAGACTCGTATCAAGTTGTACGAGCAACAGGTCGCTCGACGAGAGCCCTTGATGGCCGTACTCAGCACCTTGGATCGCAGCTTACAGGAGAAGACGGCTTCGTGCGAGGCACACCGAGCCTGCAACGCCAAGAATGGCAAGTTGCGGGAGTATCGCCGGGTGCTTGAGAAGATCCGGCAGGTGCTGCACCGGGATCGCTTGCCAAACCGGGTTCTTCAGGGTTACCTGAAAACAATTGTGGCGCAGTGTGAGGTTTTTCTGGAAGAGTTTTCCGCCGGCTTTACCGTATTTTTGCGGGACGGAGATTTTTATGCTCGGAAGGTTGATGGAACCGAGATTCCTACCCTGGATCTATCGGGCGGCGAGGCTTGCAAATGGTGCATCTCCTTTCTTGCGGCGGTGCAACGTATCTTTGCTCGGGACTTGGGCTTACTGGTTATGGACGAGCCTACGTACGGCCTCAACCGAGCTCACTTGGAGTACTTCGCGTCGTTATTGCAACGGTTCCCCGAGCTGGTTACCGGCGAGGGTACGCAGATCATAGTCAGCTCCCACGAACCGTCTTTGAGGGCCGCGGTTGATCACGAGATCAAGGTTCCCGGCGACGTCGGGAAATAGTCGTTCGCTCCGCCGAGAGAAAAATCGGCGGAGCGTTTTTTATTGACTTCCCCGAGGTTCTTCAGTAAAGTCTGAATCACCTACCGGTGTAACGGATTGCTTGAGAACCTGACGGAGCGACAAGATGACGTTTAACGATACGTCTATTAAGGTTGTGCACCGCAATAATCTTCTGTTTATCACCCCCGCAACATTCATTAATCAACTCCTGCCTCATCTTCTCTGGCGAAAGCAGGTCCGGAATCCCCGGGCCGGTTTCAAGATCCGTAACCCCGCCGGTGAGGTTGTGGGTAAGGAGCCTTTCTTTCTGCGTGAGAACGTTCCCCTCATTACCGAACGGACCGGGGCTGCTGTTACTTTTGGCGGGCTGCGGGAGCGGGTCGTTGGTATCCTCTCGCGTTACGGTACCGTAGAATATGTTGACGAGTTCGAGCCCCTGCCGCCTCCGGTCACGGAGGGACTTGGGGGTTTCCGGCATAAGCAGCGGGAGGCGATGCAACGTATTTGGAGTTCCGCCGGCGGCGGCGTGGTGGATTGCACCACCGGCTGGGGCAAGAGCGAGACCATCGCTAAATTGGTGCTTTCATATCCTCGTCTGCCCGTTACCGTGGTGGCCCCCGGCTTGGAGGCTTTGCGGAATATTCGTAAGCGGCTGGCGGGTTACAACATCGAGACCGGGTGGGTCGACGGCAGCCATAACATCCGCAAGCGGGTCAACGTAGTCAGCGCCAACAGCCTGATGAAGTATGACAGCGACGGTTCCTTGGCCAATACACGACTGCTGCTGTTCGACGAGGTTCACTTAGCCCCGGGGGAGTCTATTCGGGTACCTCTCGGTCGTGCCGTGCGGGCCAAGCGGATCGGTTTCTCGGCCTCTATGGAGGGGCGGAGCGATCGGGGCGAAATTCTCATCGAAGCCCTCTTCGGCCCCGTTATCTGTCGGGTCGATTATGAGGAGTCTGTCGCCGCCGGTAGCGTGGTGCCCACGGTAGTGATTATGATGCAGACTCGTGGCAGACGATCGCAGTACCAGCAGCCCACCAGCAGGACCCGCGAGGTGATCTGGAACAACCAGGAGCGTAACGAAGATTTTGCCATGGTTGCGAGGCAAATAGTGGAGATGGGTCAGGTGTTGATGGTTACGCAGACCCTGCAACACGCCATCAATGTGCAGCAATTTCTTCCCGACTGGTCCACGGTTTACGCCTCCCTGCCCAGCACGGCTTTGCCTCAGAGCAGGGAGCCGACGGCTGCGGAGAGGCGGGCAGCGGCGAGGGCCGCTGACATGCTTCGGGCTATGGAGTATCAAGGCGTGGAACGGCTGACCGCCGCGAGGCGAACGCAACTGTACGAGCAGTTTGTCGCCGGCGAGCTTCGGGGCGTCATCGCCACCGGTACTTGGGGTAAGGCGGTGGATTTCCCGAAGCTGCAATTTGTGATGCGACTCAGCGCTCAGGGCAGTGAGATTAACGCCGAGCAGGAGGCGGGTCGCGGCAGTCGTATTAGCGAAGGCAAGCATGTTAATATCGTTATCGATGGTGAAGACGACTTCGATCCCGCGATGACGAGACGTAAGCAGGAACGGATTCGAGTGTACAGGAGCCACGGATGGAAGGTGTTACGGAAGAAGTCGCCCAGCGAAGTAGCGATGCTGTGTCGGAACATCCTGGCACAGCAGCTGCCCTTGACGTAGGTATCCGGATGTGCCAGAGGGCCTATGAGGCCTATTACCAAGCCTACACTCATGATCTCTCCCCGCCGTTACAGGGCGCTGAGTTTGAGCGAGCCATGCAGCTGTTGGCCGCGGCTTGCTGGCGGCGGCGTATCGCTCCGGAGCTGGTGTTGACGGCGGCTTGGGACTACTGCCACCGGCGGGGACGGCTGGTTACCCCGGCCTACCTGCTGCGGACTGTTAAAGCCTTCACCGCCGCTGCGGAGTCCTTGGTCAGCGTCTCCGATGAGGAGGATAGGGGTCAGTTGGAGCGAGACGTAGCTATGTTTCTCAGGTTCTCGTCTCAGCGATCCGTTTCTGAGGCCTTGGAGGCTTACGCCTCTTCTGACGTCGGTCCCCGGGCCGATGTTTTGTATTTCATGGCTCTGCGGCTCTCGCAGGGCGACGTCGCAGCGGCGCATCTCCCACAAACCCTGTGGGAGCTACGAATATCGCCTAAGCGAGAGCGTTTATGGAAGCAGTTTCTCTCGCATTGAAGGGTAGCGGCGGTTTATGAACGGAGATTTATCAATCGATCAGAAGCGGCTGCTGGTGATCTACTACGCCCTCGACGAGACCGTACAGCGTCGAGTGGCGGGACACGCAGCCGAAGAAGTGCTTTCGGGATGGAACCCGGCGTCGGAGATGCCCTATCGTCTCGCTTGGGAAGCTATTCAAGGTGTACTGGCAGCTTCCGGGGCCTTTGGCCCCTTGGACGTCGACATGTGGTGGGCGCAGCTGGGTCGTTTGCCGGTTGCTCAGCAGGCATCACAGTTGCCGCACTCTCCTGTTTTTCAGGAGCTCGGTGTCCTGTATACGATGTTACGGCGGCGTTATGACTCTGTGCGTATGCAGTCGCACTCCAACTACGTGCTGCAGCTCTTTCAGGAGTTTTTGGAGTACCGCGTCGTGATGCAGCTGGCCCGCCGGGAGTCAAGGGGGGACCTGTTTCAGGACGTTTCCGATCTGCACAGTCGTCTGATCCAGGCCCGGCCCGCCTCGGTGGAGCCGGTTCGTTTCATGATGCCGGGAACGAAATTACCGTCCGCGAATTTTCGGCGCGAGCCTTTCGGCATCGACTGGTTGGATCGAATGACCGGCGGGGGCATGGCGTTGGGTGACGCGATGCTGTTTCTGGCGCCGTCCGGTGGCGGCAAGACCGTGCTTGGTTCGCAGTGTTCGTGGGCCAGATGCCTGCAGTGCCAGCCCTCGGCGTATTTCAGTTACGAGCAGGAGATCCTGGGCGACATCATGATCCGTTTCCTGGCCATGGCTACCGGTATCAGTCGTAAGGAATTTGAGGGACGGGAGCCGGAGGAGTATCCCCTGGAGGCCCTGGAGCGGCTGGAGGAGGTTCGGGAGCGGTGCGGTCGGTATCTGTTGCCTTACGACATGAGCACCGGGGCCGCCGGAACCGGCGGGATCAACGAGATCGCAGCCTGCGTTCAGGCCCTCTCACGGGAAGGCAATCGGCCCACACTTGTGGTTATCGATTGGGTTCAGACCTGCGTGGTTCGTAACATGGCGGCTCGCGGCATCCCCGGTACCCAGTTGACCGGAGAGATGGATCGTTTCGCCTCCGAGTTTGCTCGGTTTTGTCGGGATGAAAAAGTTCAAGGCATCATGCTGCAACAGCTGGACACAGAAAACCAGCGGAAGAAGGGTATCGAGCCGCATCACACCATGGCTGCGTATTGTAAGAGCATGGGCAATTACTGCCGCTACGCGATTGGCATCGCGGCCCTTGACGATCAGATGATCGGAACGATGACTCGCTCCAAGGCGACGAGCGTGGCGCAGAACGAGAACAATAAGATCATCGTCAGGTTGCACGGCGACTTGAACCAGTTTCGAACCGCGGCGGGTTATCAGCTCGATGCTCGTAGCGGGATGTATGCGCAGGCCGGACCGTCGGCGGGGAGGTTGCATGCAACATAATCTCCTTAATCCCGCCCTGTACCGTTCGCTGGTCGCGAGATTCGGCGACGTCAAGTTGGAGCGGCCCGGACAGCGGCTGGTTACCCGCATGGGTTTCGATAACTACGGTCAGCCGCGGGTTGACATTCTTAGTTGGGGCGAAACCTATAGAGTTAATTGCCCCCTGTGTGGGGACGTTAAGAAGAAGCTGTACATCAGCTACGCTTACGGGTTACGACACATAGAGAGCGAGAAGCGGCTATACCCAGCCAAATGCTTTCGTTGTAACCTCGGGCAGGAGCAGGTTTATTCGTTGCTCTCGTGGACCAGCCGAGATCAGGAACCGGAGGTCTCCGTTGCCGACGCAGGCAGCGAGGAGCACTCTCCGTATCTGGATCCCGGGGAGTGCCTTCGGCTTGACGGGGACGACCCCCGCTTGTTTCACGGGCAGAGGTATTTGCGGGAGCGGGGACTTGACCCGACAGAATTGGGAGCCGTCTACGGTTGGCGATACTGCATCGCAGGCAATCCGCAGCTCTGGCAGGGGGGGCTGACCAATCGGATCATTATTCCCGTCCATTACCAGGGACAGGAGGTCGGTTGGCAGGCTCGTCTCTCGTTTGAGCCTTTGCCGCAGTTGCGGGACAAGGATTTCACGAACCTTCGCTGGCTCAGTATGCCGGGTACGTGGCGGAGTCGGTACGTTTATGGCTACGACCAAGCCGCGAACTGTAACTACTGCGTACTTGTTGAGGGTCCCACCGACGCGGCCCGGCAGGGACCGCCCTGTGTGGCAACCCTCGGTCAATCCCGGAGCTTACGGCAGTACGAGATACTTGCCGAGACTTGGGGCGCCAAGAAGGCAATTATCATCGTCGGCGATTCCGGGGAGCAGGAAAAGCAGGTTACGGAGGAGACCGCGGATGAGCTTTACGCTCGTTGTCGCTGCCCGATCTACCCGCTTACGTTACCGCACGGGGACCCCGGGAAATGGCCGCGGGAGGAATTTTTTAACTACTTGGCTGGTTGGGTACAGTCGCACAGCCCGCACCAGCCGCAGCGGAGAGGTGTGTATCAGTGGCTGTTAAACAGGGACCAATAACATCGCGAATGATTGAAGAGCTGGCTCGACGCAGCAATATCAGTTACGAGCAGACGGTGGAGCAGCTCCTAAAACATCCCGCCTACGTTTCCTGCCCCTTGAACAAGGGGCAGGACTTCGAGTACGTCGTCTCTATTCCGGGGCACGCCGTGGGGGAGCCTTGTCGCGAGGTTGAACGGGGTCCGCGGCCTGCGAAGGTGATGATTATTCTCAGTCATCCGAATTATGCCGATAGTCGGTTTCAGGCTTACTTGTCCGATGAGTCCGGCCGGGAATTCCGTAACGCCGTCGTCGCCGGCGGCGAGGATCCCGGCTCTTGGTATGTTACCGCGGTGGTTAAATACTCCTACCCGCAGAACCGTTCCACCCCGCTGGCGGCGTGGACCAAGGAGTGTGCTCCGCTACTGGCGGAAGAGATTCGTAGAGTTGATCCGGATTATATTCTGTTGATGGGTAGTTATGCGGTGAAGGCGGTGTTGCCGGAGCAGAAGTTCTCTAATCTCCGGGGCCGTGTGCAGGTCCTCGGGAAGGCGAAGGTATTTGTCGCCAGCAGCCCGCACGCGTTGGCTGTGGATCCAAGCACCACGGCGGAGTTCTATGGCGAAATTGCGGACTTCTGCCGGCTCGTGCGGGGCGGCAATCCGGTCCGTACCGACGAGATCGACATCGAGTTACTGGAGACCCCGGAGGCAGTGGCTGATTGGGTTGATCGTAACATGTCGCAGACGTTTTTCTCCGTGGACTGCGAGTGGGGCGGCCCACACCCCGACCGGGGCGGTCTGCGGACTATTCAGATATCAGCCCAGCCCGGCAAGGTGGCGGTTCTTTATCTGCGGGACGCCGGCTGGCCCATGCCTGTGGTGTTGGAGGAGCAGGCCATCGTTGCCCCCCTGAACAGGCTGTTTGACCGTCCCGAGGCTCGGATCACGGGTCACTTTTTCCGTTCCGACGCGCTGTACCTGGAATATCTCGGCGTGCGGGTCATGGATGCCTTCATGAGGGGCGTTGACACCATCCTGCTCTACCACGCGCTGTACCCGGAGCGGTCCAGTCAGTTGGAGATAATGGCCTCTCACTTGTTAAAGACACATCGTTACGATGAGCAGCTGCGGGCTTGGACGGATGGGCACAAAAAGTTGGTGGACCGTTACGCCTACGCCCATGTACCGAAGGAGATCCTTGTTTACTACGGCGCTCATGACGCGGATAAGACGTGGAAATGCTGCGCTCAGCTGATGGCGGAGATCAGTCAGCCCGGGGAACATTACAAGAAGCTCAGGGGTCTGGTATTTAAGGTGACGATGCCGGCGGGCCGAGGGATATTTGAGATGGAGCAGAGCGGTCTGCGGGTGGACATGCAGAGGTTCAGCTTCTTGGAGATGCGGTTCAAGGAGCGGGCCGAGGAGCTGCTTACCGAGATTCGAACGGATCTGAAGTGGGAGGATTTCAACCCGCGTTCGTATGAGCAGAAGATCGATCTGCTTTTCGGGGAGCGGTATCACAAGAAGAGGGACGAGTTCGGGCGTCCTCGGCAGCTGCGGCCCTCCTGGGTGCCCTGTTTGGGGTTGGTGCCGGAGAAGACCACCGGCAAGCAGCCTAAGCTGTGGGCCGATGTCGTAGAGGATCACGACGAGGACAAATACACGCCCTCTACGGACAACGAGACCCTCGGCATGCTGGCTGCGGAGCATCCCATTGTCTCTAAAATCAGGGATTACGGGTATCTGTCCAAGATCATTTCGACTATGATGCCGGAGCCGGTCGTGGTGAAGGGACAGCCTTATTACTTCAAAGGCCTGCGATCCTGGGCGTGGCATGATAATACGGTTCACACCCACATCAGCCAGTTAGCCGAGACGGGACGCTGGAAGTCTTTCGACCCCAATAACCAGAACTTGCCCAGTCAGAGGGAAAAGGATTTCAAGCGGATTTTTGATGATCCGCAGTGGCCTAAGGTGAAGTCTATATTCGTGGGCGATGAGGATCTGCCCGTGCTGATCGAAAGCGATTACATCACCGCCGAGGTCTTTTCCCTGGCCTTTCTGTCCGGCGATGAGGCGATGCTGGAGATCTTGTTGAACCCTAAGCGGGATATTCACAGCGAGATGGCGGTCAAGATGTTCAAGCTGCGGTATGATCCCGCCTGCGGCGTGGGCACCAAAAAATGGATAGCGGGGCAATACTCGCCCGTAGCGGGGCGGGTGGATAAGGTAGTTGAGCTGCCCAATAATCGCGGTCACGAGGTTTGGCTCGCGGGGCAGAAGATCGTTACGTGGCCCGGCTTGGCCCTCGCGGTTCGAGAGGGCACCGAGGTGCTGAGGGACCAGCTACTGACGGAGAGTCTCTCGCATCTACGCACTTCAAGTAAGACAATTATCTTCGGAATTCCATACCAAAGAGGGGCCAAAGCTGTCGCGAGGCAGTTGTCTCAGGATGGAGTGCCGGCTACGGTGCAGGAGGCTCAGTCTTACATCGATGAGTACCTCACCGGTTTCTTCCGGGCCGCGGAGTTTTTGGAGCGGTGTAAGGAGGCGGTGTTTGAACCCGGGGTTCTCTGGAGCCCCTACGGTCGCATGCGGCGCTTTAATGCGGAGTCGAAGAAAGTTGCAACTATCCGGGCGCAGCAGCGGGAGGCTTGTAACTGGCCTGTTCAGAATCTCGTGGCCGAGGCGCTGTCCGTTGCGGTGGCCAAGTTGTTCGAGGCTCATCGGTGGTCCCGGTGCCCGTTCCGCATTAAGTTGGCCGTGCACGATTCCACTCTCATAGCTTGTCGGGGGCAGGACGCTCCATACATCATCGAAGAAGTGATTCAGCCCTGTATGGGCTCGTTGAACATCGTTCCCGGGCTTAATTTCCATTTCGGAGTTGAGTCGACGATGCATTTGAGATACAGCGAGAAAGCGAGTAGGGAGGAGTTGAAAGAAGCAGGTGTACCGGAGGGTTATGAGGCTCCCGTAATGTGGGCCTCGAGAGGTTCTACGGTTTCAAGGAACGTGGCTTAACAAAAGGAGAGGTGTAATGGTTCAGACGTATCAGGAATCTCAAGCAGGGGGGCAGCGTCGGCTGATCCTCAAACCGGGCGCAAACGCGTGGCTTGCGGAGCCGGAGCAGAAGGCGGTGTTTATTGCTCGGCCCATCCCGCGTCCTTTTCCCCGGGTCATTCGCGAACTCGTGGCCCGGACCTTCGGGGAGGTCCAGAAGATCGCGGAGTCCTGTAAGGAGCGGCCCGGGGCTGCGGAACAGCCGCTGCGGGATCTGGCACGGCGGGTCTGCGACGATAGTAACGTGCGGCAAGTCGTAGTCGACGGTTGGCGGGATCTTTATGCCGCCTACCGCCAGGCGATCCGTCAGGGCGGTCCGAATCTGCGGATCGAGGATTGGCGGCACGGCAAGGAGCCTCGGGACATTGGCAGCTGGCTTCTGGTGCTTAACGTTGCCGAGTTCTACGGCCTTCGCAAAATCGACATCATCGACGCCTGCAGCGATCATCCCGAGATACCTCTCGGAGTCTTCGAGACCGGTTACCGGAAGATCGATGCCGCCGTGAAGGCCGGGGACTCGCGTTGGAACTTCTATCTGCAGCGGGGTTTCGGTGCCCAAGCCGAGAATCGGCAAGGAGTTTGTCGGCCGAAGCGACTTGGTTTCATGCAGGCCTTTGTGTACGGCTTCGGCGGCGTCGACGTGCGGCGTACGGGTCAGTCGCCGGAGTATGCCGTTGTCAAGCTCAAGACACAGTTGGTCGGCAACCTGGAGGGGCAGATGAATTCGCCCGTGAGACCCGGCGACCAGCTGCCTGAGGACTTCATCAACGGTTTCCGGGTCGGCAGCCTGGTCAGCGAGCAGAGTCCGATGTGGTATATGTACGACCAGACCTTCATGAGTCAGCAGCACCAAGCCGGCGGCAGTGGCGGTCAGGGTGCTTTTGCCGGGGCCGGCGGTAAGGGCGGCCGGGCCGCGGGCGGCAAGGCCAACTACGTCGTTGACTTGAGCCGGGCGCCGCAGGACTGCATCACGCTGTCGGCGGACGTTTCCGAGACCTACTTCCGGGATTGGGACAGTTTGTTGTACATCCCGACGCGGGAGCAGGCATGGGAACACTTCCTGGACGCCATGGACGAGATATCCTGCGCCTTCTGTGGGCAGGATGAGATCGACCTGCTGCCGAAGAGTGTCAGGGACCGGGCCGCGGAGTTCAAGAAGCTTGCGGGTACCTCGCCGGTGCAGGCCCCTGGTTTTACGCCCCCCGGCCCCGGCGGTGGCGGCGGTTTCCCACCCGCAGGCGCAGGGGCAGGCGCAGGTGGTTTTGGCGATAGCAGCGGTGCTCCTAACTTTGGCGCCGGTAATCTTCCTCCCGGCTTCTCCGACGGCCCCGGCGGTGGCGGTGGTGGCGGCGGTTTCCCACCCGCGGGGACGGGCGGTGGTGGCGGCGGT